ATGCTATACGAAGTTATTAGGTCCGAAGAGGAGTTTACGTCCAGCTGCGCATAAAAATCAAGAATTATTAGAGCAATAAATTTTGAGAGAAAAATCCCACTCCACCAGCCAAAAACTGGATTGTTTTTCATTGTTGTTTGACAATTGCTCTAATAAATTATAGTTTTGCCGCCGTTTCGTAATACGACTTTGGATTCACTATTTAATGTGTCTTCAGCGTTGTAGAGCGGCTCAGAAGGAAATGAGCAAACAGGGAAACCTTATACAACGGCATTACAGCTATGCATTGCTCATCTTACACACAGCGCAATGTTGTTAGATTACCCCAGCATGGATCATGGGTGAAACAGTAGGTCAGAGCTTCAGGCTCTGTGTTGTCAATACAGTGAGGCATAATTATGGCTTTCATTCCACCAACCATCGACGACGTTAGACATTGCTCTAACGCTTTATCTGTAGACCCTGCCGAAACCGACGCTGCCCGCGCCATTGCTGAACACTACTCAAAGATATCCAATCAGGAGTACCGCATCACCCAAGACGACCTGGATGATCTCACTGACACAATCGAATATCTCATGGCCACTAACCAGCCAGACTCACAATAAATGCACTAATAAATCTATTATTTTCGTTGGATCCTTCTATAATGGTGGCCAACAACTCACAGTGTAATCCGCTGTGAGTTGTTGGCCATGTCAATTCTGGAGGAGGATCAATGATAAATTATGTCTACGGCGAACAACTGTACCAGGAGTTCGTCAGCTTCAGGGATCTCTTTCTAAAAAAAGCTGTTGCACGCGCCCAACACGTTGATGCCGCCAGCGACGGTCGTCCTGTACGCCCGGTTGTCGTTCTGCCGTTCAAAGAAACGGACAGCATTCAGGCTGAAATTGATAAATGGACTTTAATGGCGCGAGAACTGGAACAGTACCCAGACCTCAATATCCCAAAGACTATTTTATATCCAGTGCCTAACATCCTTCGCGGTGTGCGTAAGGTTACAACTTATCAGACAGAAGCTGTGAACAGCGTCAACATGACCGCTGGCCGCATTATTCATCTGATTGATAAGGACATTCGCATCCAGAAAAGCGCGGGGATCAATGAGCACAGTGCGAAATACATAGAGAACCTGGAAGCAACAAAAGAGCTAATGAAGCAGTACCCGGAGGATGAAAAATTCCGTATGCGTGTACACGGCTTTAGCGAAACAATGCTGCGCGTCCATTACATTTCCAGTAGCCCTAACTACAATGATGGTAAATCAGTTAGTTACCATGTGCCGCTGTGTGGTGTGTTTATCTGCGATGAAACTCTCCGTGATGGAATCATCATCAACGGTGAATTCGAGAAAGCAAAATTTAGCCTTTATGACTCTATAGAACCGATCATCTGCGACCGCTGGCCGCAGGCAAAAATATATCGCCTGGCAGATATTGAAAATGTAAAAAAACAAATTGCCATCACTCGCGAAGAGAAAAAGGTCAAATCAGCCGCATCAGTTACGCGCAGCCGTAAAACTAAGAAGGGGCAGCCAGTAAACGACAACCCCGAAAGCGCGCAATAGTTTCTATCCGGCATGGTTAATGAGTTATTCATTAAGCCATGCCAGAGCTTCATCAACCTGCGCTTCGTCTTCGACGCTAAGCACTTCATCCTGGGGAACATAGTTCGCCAACATAGCGAAACAATATGTATCCCAATGGTCCGGTGAGTGCAGGTTGAGTTTTTTCTTCATATCTTCCTTTGACATCACCTTCCATTGACCTGCGGAATTTATCCCTACCGGTATCTTTGATGCTTCCTCTATAGTCGCAGCCCCCTTATCAAGCCTCATACGCCCTGATTTTACAGCTTCTGCCGCCTGAATATTCGCGAAAGCGCGCATATCGAAATAAAGGCTTTTATCTTCACGGCTGTGCATCTTTTTACCCCAGCGGATACGCTGGACGGTAATGCCATAGCGTTCGTACATTAGATCAGCCGTCGATTTCCCCAAGCCATCGCCATCAATAGCTATGGTTATGTTCGGGAACCGTTCTGGGTTACATTCTGCGAAAATCTTGGCGGCTAACTGCGTTTCTGTAACGTCTGTGTATTCCAGCATACGATAGTTGATTACACGGCGTTTATTTCGCTGGCCGGACACCATCATGATATTAATAACGGACTTATCTCGTCCTGTGCCACCAGCAACGTCAACACATGCAACCCAGCCCCATCCTTTGGCAATCTTGACCTTTCGCCGCGTCGCCCGCTCAACCTCATCACGACCAAGAAGAAAGCCATCTTGAGATTTGGGAAATTCACCACGTACTTTGATCATGTACATGGGGTTATCACGACCGCCATACTCCGCAAGTTTTGCTCGTATAAATTTTGCATCTACAAGCGGAGATTCTTCACTATTCAGTATTATCGCAGTAAACAATCCATCAGGATTTCCCGGGCGAATAGCTAGTCTGTGGTGTGAATCGTAGAAATAGCCTGAAGGTCGCGTAGGCTGGGAAAGAAGCAGAATACGGTTATCCTTACCGGTCAGCGCACCTGTTATCACACTGAATGCTTTATCACTCACACCCGACGCTTCGTCGATGATATACAAGAGATGATCGGCGTGTTCACCAGCCAACGCCTCCTCATTTCCGGGGCGACAGGACTTTATCAATATTGTCCAAACACCCTTGCCAGTCACCTCAAAAAAAGACGTTTCTGTAAGAATGAAATACTTCGACAACCACGGGAATCTGCTAACAGCAGTAGCCCAATTGCTCTTTATGTATTTGAAAATACCATCAAGGACTTGCTGTCTTTTGTTAGCGACCAGAATGACGCGAGCGCCGGGGAAAAACATGATGAAGAGTATTGCAATGATACTCGTCATATCCGATTTACCAGTACCATGGCCGGAGGTCACACTTGTCCAACTGCCGTCCTGCTGCGTGGACTCAATGATCTCATCCTGCTGCCAGGTTGGTGTCTTCCCAAACAACACATCAGCGGCCGCAATCCAGTCATAACGATATAGCGCCACAAGCTCGCGCCAACGTGGGTCCGTTACGCAACTTCTGGCCATTAATCATCATCCCCGTACAGTTTGCGGGTAACTTCTTCGTCTTCCTCCTCGTCTTCGTCCAGATCCTGTTCAAGCCATGCTTCGTTTGATATGCCTTCCGCATCGACATCACCATAACCACCTGTATCGACGATATCGGCAATTTCTTCTCTACGATGCTCAATCCACAATGCGGCATCAGCGCGGCGGCTGGCGGCCCGTTCTCGCGCGATTTTATCCAGATCTTCAAGTGATGGAGCGCCAGATGCTGTTTGGTTTTCCTCATCATCGGTATTGGTCTTAGGAGCACGCAGATCGGCTTTGATTTGCTCCAGCATCAGGGGAGGCACTTTTCCTCCATGCGCCTCGATGAATTCAGCCGCTTCCAGCACTGACCAGTTATTTTCACGCTTTCGTTCGTATGCCAGCTTAACAATGCCAGCTTGCCCCATAGATAAAGCGTGCTTTTCCGCCTCCCGGCTTTCTTTTCGATAGTTATTCCGGATGCTGTAAATGGTGTTGATCAGGCTGCTTATCTGCGCGGAACAGCTGTTTAGCATGCTCGCGATACGGTATTCAGGCGGAGTACCTTCATCATCGTCTTTTTGCTGATCGCGCATTTCCTGCACTAGGCGAATACACGTATCCCTGGCGTTCTCCAGCATAAGGAGATGAGAAAGAGACTTTTCCAGAAGAGTGGTTTCCAGAACATCGGCCCCGGACCGACGCAACATAGCGCGCGCGGCCTTCCGCGCTTCAACGTTATCTATCAGGTAATCGCCAGCTTCGAATTCAAAGCGTTCACCATCATCATCCAGGGTGTCGCGTTCCAGGCGATCACGTAAGGTCCGGTGGGCGCGGGTGATCACGTCATGATCATCTGAACGATCATTTATGCGCTTATTTTGGCGCTTCGCATTCTCGACTGCGGCACTGACAACGGCATTAACTCTTTGTTTTTCCGCTATTTCAGCCGAAATGTGATCACCTGCATGTTGATCATTAGAGTGATCAATGATCATGCTTTTTAGTGGCTTCCTGACTGGCTTATTTGGCTTGCGGCTGTCCGTAGTCCTGGTGTCTTCTTTGAAGGCACGGAGATAACGACGTGCGGTATTAGGGTTAAGATTAAACTCGGCGGCATACTGTGCGATGGTGTAACCACCATCTCGCGCCAGGCGAGCAAAATTCTTCTTGTGATCGTCCCAGGTCACTTATGCTTCCTTTCGTAAAAACTCTTTTTGACGCGAGGGTAACGAAAGTCACATGTCAAAAGGCCCGGAACGGGCAAGCAATCAATCAGATACGTGCGGATGTGGCATTACCGTAATGACGGTGCTGACGGGCCACCTTATTGAAAAGTTGACGCGCCATTACCCAAGGCTGGTGCTCCCGGCGTTCCTTTTCGTCCTGCGTCATATAGAGTTCGTTCTGGAGTTTTTCATCAAACCGGCGCGGAGCGCGGCTACGGCGAAAGAATTCAGGATTCAGAGAGTGGATCTGAAATCTACGTGGGCGTGTACTGTCATCTATCAAAACAGACGAATACTTAGACACAGCGATAGCCTTTAAGCGCAGATAAACATCGCGCTTATCGACATCCAGATGCGGGTATTCCTTTTCAAGAATTGCTGCGAGTTCTTTCGCTGATAGAAGAGATTTAGTGCGGATCATGTAATCCGCAATCTCGTACGATGTTATTCGTGAGTGATTTATTTCCATGAAGTGGCGTCCCTGCCAGTTAAGTAACATCCTGTCACCTACTGATTAGCCCATGTCAACTAATCAACGTGGAATATAATACCCTCGATTAAAGAAATGGCAATACATTAGAGCAATTTTATCTAACACTCGACGAATGACTTGTGATAACGCCCACTCCAAGCGCGTAATCAAAGAACAATCGTTGATGCATCGCCAACCTACCGTGCGTCTTCTCCCAATTATCGCGGTCACGCTCAATATCACGCTGGCATGACTGGCACAGAGGAATTGCGTAAATGTCATGCGCGCATAATCGACTATGACGAAAGATATAAGGCGTAATGTGAGCGCCAGCTCCCGCAGCTCCACACCCACAGCATGGACGGGAAGCAACAAAGTCCATGTACTCAGGTAATTTTAGCGATTGCAGTTTTGGTATTTTGAAATGCGCCATGCCAGGGTCGGAGTCAACATCCACAGGGCATACTTTTGCACGCATCGGCGCGGCGCGTTCTTCCATCATCTGAACATATGCTGTAGCGCGATCGTCATACGGGCGAATATCCGCCTCTTTCAGAGGTCCGCTATCCTGCGGAGTAGCCTTCATCTTATTTATTGATATGCGGCAGACTTCTTCCGGCATCAGGTGCATCATGTTGCGCATGAAAGCCCACCAGCACAGCTCCTGAATACTTAAATCATGGCTATTTGAAAGGCCCATTTCCTGACGGGCGACATCCAGTATCCAGTTAACGCGATTATTGTGCAGCGTTTCTTTCAGCTCATTAAAACCACGCATCCGGTAATGGTTATCGTGATGCCAGCACAACAACACCGCGCTATTGTCTCGTTCAGCGTGGACAATATGGTTGTCACACCAACTACGATCTGCGGCCTGGCATTGACCCTCTTTCCTACGCAACCACGCCACCAGCGCGTCAATTCCACCAATACGGCGAAACAGTTCATCGCTGTTAAAAAACGGCTGCAACGCCTCATTTGTTGCCATGGTTTGCTCGGTAACAACGAGGCCGTCTTCCATGTGCTCGATTAACTCACGCGGCACCGGCTCCATAATAAATTTACGGCCAGCCTCCACCAGCTTTCTGACCTCCTGATCCACTTTGAACGTGGCGAGGCCAAGCTCTTTCTGTACAAATGGAGTAATTACGGCTTTCACATCACACCTTTAATCACTGATTGGGCTTTATCTGCTGCCCGGCATTCTCTGTTTAAGCACAGCCATTTCCTGACGGCATAACACAGCAATAGCGGTCCTGGCACCAATTTGCCTACCAACCAGGTATTGCTTTACCTCGCGGCGACTCACGCCATCAAGAAGCATCTTTAACGCTTCACGGGACAACTTGTTGTATTTACGTGCCATTAATCTACTCCGCAGAACCATACAATCTACGTAACGTGTCGGCGACAGAAGATACAGATATCTCGCCAGTCGCAGCCCCTACAGTAAGGTCTGCCAGTTCAGGTGAATCAAATACCTGCACCCCGTTACGGCGTAGAAATAGCAGCGCACTGTTTAGCGCGGTACGCTTATTGGCATCATTGAATATATGCCCTCTCGCTGTAGCCACCAGGTAGGTGGCGGAGACTTCGAAAAGGTCGGTGATCTCTTCGTAGGCAACTCTGGCCTGAACTCTCCCGATAATGGCCTCCGCCCTACCCGGATCTGACATTCCCGGCAGGCCGCCGTAGCGGCTTATATTCGCATCATGAAGCGCAATAAGTTCTTCCGGTGATATATGCCTCATTATCGGTTAACCAGTTCCTTGTTGGTGGAGTCCAGAGTGTCAAACAGGGATGCAAATTCGGCATCCAGCGCCGCTTTTTTGTAGGCTTCGAAAGTCGCCTTGCTGACAATTACTGCTGGCTCACGGCCTCTGCGGGTGATTTCAACCTCTTCCCCGGCTTCAACATTGTTGAGCACTTCAGAAAGGTTGCCGCGCGCGGTACGGAAGTTAATGGATTGCATAAACACCTCGTGTACTCGTTGTGTGTACACAATTATAAACTTCACAGGCATAAAGCACCAGCACTTTGCAGCTTAAATCACCGGACAATCATCAAACTCCCCACTTCTGGCATCATTGATGACATGAGTGATCACACCAAAAACAGCATTACTACCCGTGTAACCATCGTCATCTACTGGTAACGCCTCTTTCTTCCCGGTGCTTAAATCCTCCAGGTGCTGGCGCGGATACTTCCTGTATCTCTTTATGCGATATTCACCCTCCATAGCGCACACAAGCAGAGAACCATCAACCGGAGTAAGCGAGGAATCAACCACCAGCAAAGCACCCTGCAATATTCCCTCACGGTGATGGCTATCTGCTGCCCGCATGAAGTAGGTTGCTGATGGATGCCTGATTAGTTGCTGATCAAGAGAAATTCGGCTTTCAACATAATCCGCCGCAGGAGAAGGGAAGCCCATAGCGTTTTCACCTCAATAATACTGTTCATTTATACAGTATACATTAAAGAGACACCTTTGGTGCAAACGCGTTACGTACATCAACAACCGCTGATGATTTTGTGCGCTTTGCTACTATTCATCACCAACGGATCAGCGTAACCTCGTTGCCAATCAGTTAATAAGGAATTAGCTATGCCTAATCGCATTCCTCTCGATCCTGTATTGCCCAAAAATTTTGACTGCACTCCTAACGAGAAACGCTCTAAAGCTCAGCTGGACGCCTGGTGGGACCATCCCTATGGGGTTACAGAACATGACGGGAAAATTGTTGTTTATTGTCTGAATGGTGGCGCGTGGGACCGTCCATCCGTGCTTGGTTTGGCAAATAACTATGATGAAGCCTGTGAACTTGCCGAAAGACAGCAGGCTAGATGGGTGAAAACACGGTCACAGCCGACATTCATGTTTTCAAAAGAACCGCCATTTATACTGGCGAGGATGCCGCAGCGACCGGATCATCAACAAGAAATTGTTGCTGAATTTTCCTCAAGGGATGAGATGAATCTCTTCTCATTAAAGCAGGAAGAAAGGGAGCGCGTCGAAGTGTCTCCAACTCTCGACCACAACCGGATGAACCTGGCCCAACTCGCCTGGTACAGCAAAGAATTAGAGATGTCTATTGCCCGACTTGAAAACGAAAAAGCCGCTATCCAAGCCCAGCATGAAGCTGTCATTGCCAGGATACGAGAAGTTCAAAACGGTTAACTACCGCTATTTCTTTACGGCATCATCTTTCTGATATGCCGGATCGCTCCCTTTTGGCAACTGGAGGCTTAACTGCCGGTAGTGCCGTAGACGTTCCATGAAATAGGTGCGCAGGTTCTCTGGTTGCTCGCGGGCTACCTGTTCAGCTATGACAGGTATGTTCAATCGCTCTTTGTACGCCACACCGCTGGCTGCCAGATCAACGTTCACCTTATCCCGTTCTTCCTGACTTTTAGCTGCAATATTCCAATCGCTCATATTTAAGGCTCACATTTCCAGATGGTATTCTGAACACCCGAACCGGGCGCAAGATGAGGGTTAGCGTTCGCGCTATGCTGATATACTGCTTTAGACTTCCCATATTGCTGACAGGCTTTATCTGCGGTTTTTTGCAGGCTATCCAGGCCATACCAACCATCTGACTGAATACTAACCTTTTCGCCGTCATTGTATTGCACCATCGCACACCCAGACATAGCCAACATCGCGCCGACAATAACGCTTTTCCATAAAACTCTATGCAACATATACAAAAATCCCCTCTGTGAATTGAGGGGATTTTAGCATGGTGATCAGATATCAGCTTTATGCAGAATTTTATCCACCAGCGATGTGATTTTTTCTGCCAGGTCATCATCACTTACCCAATCCTGGCGGGCAGCCAGAACGGGCGACAAGGCTAATATTAACTCTCGTCGTAATGATACGTTCCTTGCTACAGGCGGAATACGTGGTGCTGGTGGTGGTTTAAGCCCCTCGCTCCCTTGTATTTCTGGAGTATTCGGCTGATAGCCATTAGTTATTTTCGGCGGTATTGGACGAGGACGAAACATCGCGCTACCTCCTACACTCAGAGCAGGTGTTCCCTTCCGCAAAGTAGGGGAAACTGCTATCAAGTTCATCACACCATCTGCGATGCTCGTAGCACCAAAAAGCCTCCCACGGTAAACCAAAAGACTTCATCCACCGGGACACTCGATCTGGTATATCTGCTGGTGGCAGTTCTTCTGGCAATAATTTGCCTGATAATTCCCTTTCCGCCCGCGCCAGCATTCCTTTTAGACTCGCATTCTCTTTTTCAAGAATCTCTATGCGCGCCTGTAACTCAGCTTTCGTTGGCATGGCCCGCCTCATGCTTATCAGCCACCAGCGGCAATAAAGCCCTGGCCATCTTATGAACCAATAGTGCATCAATAATGCCAAGCGTATGCCCCGGCTTAATGTTTAATGCCGCCTCAAGGTGACACCTTTCCAGGTCACTTTTCTCGGCTTGTTTATGATGATCTGGCGTAATAACGTCGCCCAAAACACGGCTAATTCTTTCTCGTAATTGCTGGGTGCCAGCACACTTGACCGCTGTATCGTGGAGGCGGTTAACCAGTTCGCGATAAACATGCGGCTTAATGCGGATACGTTCACCGGTGACGCCCTTTCCTGGCGCTGGCACCGAACTTTCCGGAATATCCGGATAGTTGCCTGCCAGTCTACGCAACACAGCCTTAACGGCCTCAATACGGTCATCATCGCAACTTTCCGCCGTATCTATGCGGTCGAGCATGATGATGGCGTTATCAATATCAGGATTGCCGGTCCACTCATTACCGCGATTGGATTCGGCAGCCTGGTTACCAGATGCGGGTTGATTGTCGGCCTTACCCAGTCTGTCGTCGCTGCATGAATGCCCTTCCAGCCAGGCCAATGCTTGTCGCATGAAATACGCAATATGTTTACCGTGGTAATCGTCGTCATCGATGTGAAAAGCGATACTGCGGATGTATTCAATTGCGTTTTCGATGGCCTCTAACGCTATCGGCGCTGGCGGAGTGGTATATAATTTTCGACATTTGTATATCCAACCGGCATGGTCAGGCGTGTCTGTAAAGCGCAAATCGTCTTCGTAGCACTCACGACTTCGTTCTTTCCATTCCGTCCACGGAACACCACTATTCCAAGTGGGGCGAGTGCAGGACTGATACAGAACAGGCTCTGCTTCCAGCGATGCCAGAGCAATTCGTGCCAGTTCTTCCGCTTCTTCTGCTGGCAGTACAACGTTGCTACCCGGTCCGTATGTTTCGCGCCACTGCTTGATTGTCAGTAGTCGATCTTTGGCAATAGTGGTCATGCCGCGTTTCCTTCTTTCTTATTAACAATTACACCGTCATATATTTCATTAAGGTGCCCTCTCAACTCCATACGCCTTAATGCAGATAACATGTAATCGCATTCAACCTGCTTATTTCCAGTAAATGGCTTATCGTCAGGATTACCCCAACAGCAATTACCCTTGGGCCACCCATGTACTTTCCGTACTCTTCCGTTAACAACGTGAAGTAATCCCCAGCCAGGTGGTAAATCCTCAATTGAAATAATTCCCGGCTCACTAATAAAGAATCGCCAGTCGCCCATTCCAAGAGACGGATTTTTACGAAAACGCTTTTTTCTATCTGCCAACAAGTCAGCACGAGAACATTTCGCCTCTATCAGGCATGATGCTGAATTTCTGAATCCCATAGCATCTGGCTGTTCTCCGGTACTGGTTACAGCTATAAAGCGGTCATGAAAACAAACCTTGAACCCGTTGCGCTTAAGGAACTTGTACGCAATCTGACAGAGTTCGCGGTGTGTTAACGCCATATCACTCTCCTTTAGTGCGCAAGTGGTTTTTCCAGCGGTTTTGCGCCGCGCTGGGCTTTTTGCAAAAACCACAATCCATCATCCCGTAATATTTCATCAACCCCATCCGTCGGTTGCTGAGTCTCACCCACTGCCAGACGCCAGGAGCGTTTCTACGAACTAACAGAATCTTTGCTTTACGGTTTTTCATCTTACAGCGTACCCTTTCTTCCGCCTGTTCTGTGACGCGGTGGGTTTACGATTTACGGTAAAAGCCACCTGACCAAATGGATGGAGTACAGCTATCTTATGGTTGCTGATAACCAGCTCCACCACACGCACAGGTCGCTGTAAAAAAAGTCGTTTTGCCTTACGGTTTTTCATCGCTTTGCTCTCCTGCGTCTCTTTGCTGCTCGTCGTGCCGCTGCAATACCGGTATGGCGGCGCTTTGGTGCCGGGATGATGTTGTCAGCCATCAGGACATGTGGCTTTGCAATTAGCGCAGAAGCCCAAAAACGAGTCGGGTACGGTAACAAGCCGATACATGCCACACGCACTACTCACCTCCGTTGATGCGAATGCCAGCGGCACGGGAATCATTCCATCGCTTTACTTCTTCACGAATTACGTCAATGCATTCTTTCGAATCCATTAGGTAATCTTCATCAAAAAGCCTTTCCTGTTCGTTTTCTATCGCAACAATGATTGCTTCAACTAACTTTTGTGCCTGAGAACCACTTTCTAACTCTGCAATGCGCTTCTCTGCGGCTTCCAGCTTCTCGCGCATATCGTCAACGTACTCGACCAGAGATCCGCCAGCAGGAATTTCGCACTCCTCGACCAGTTGGAAGTAGATATCAGCTGCGGCCCGTGTGTTGCTATGCCTAGCGTCGCCCATCTCACCTTCACGAAGAGCATCGCGTTCGGCGGTAAGATTGGCTATTTTGCTGTCTTTGCCTTCCAGCTCAACGCGAAGCCTCCCTACCGTTAGCGCAATTTCCTCGTTCTCCTGGTCACGGCGTTTGATGTATTGCTGGTTTCTTTCCAGTTCATCCAGTAATGCCGTCACGGTAGCTGGATTGGCTGCGGCGATGAATTCAGCATTGGCCTGCTGTTCTATTTGGAAATCTTCATCGAAACCGCTTTCAGGATGCGCTCCTTCAATTCTGCAAATGGGAATATATCCAGCAACTTCACGATGAATTAGCGCATCATCACCATCAAATCGGCTCTTTCCATATTCGAGCGACCACTCGCCACACGTTGCTTTTTCTGCCTTAGCACGCAGTGCCTGATAATCAATCTTGCTCACTGGTTGCCTCCTTTGCGAAGCTGGGCAGAAAAGTCAACTAACCACTCAGTCATTTCAACCTTCCCTACCAGGTCTGAACCAGGGTGCATACAGCAATCACTCTGCGCCGCTTTGAAATCCTTATACTCATATTCTTGGGCCACCAGATTTTTTGCAGCTTCTATAGCAGCATCCACCCCCTGCGCCCGAACTTCAGCCAGGAAAGCGTCGGTGGCTGGAATTTGCGGCATCCCTCCGTCTGTTGCGCAGATATACGCATCAGATATTTCATCCTGCTGGCCATCAAACACGTAGCAACAGCCCCTGATAAACAGCTTCATTGAGGCATTCTCCACTGCCAGCGCCGTGCGATTACCATCCAGCTCTGCAATGCGCTGTTTTGCGGCATCCAGTTCAATCGACAATTTTTCCAACTGCTCTTGATGCTTCTTGTATTCCTGATATGCGTGCCAAGACTGACCTTTGCGCACACTATCAGTGATATCAGTAATCTGTTCTGGTGTTAGCGTGGTCAGTGGCTGTGATGGGAAAATAAGCACTTTCCCGGAATCCCAATCAAAACCAGCGTGAATTGACTGAACCTCAACTGAAGGTGTTGAACCAATGCTGCCAGGCGAATGAACAACGATTGTTACATCCATATCGCGACGATGGCTGTGGTTGTTGGACAAAATACGATTCACCAACTCAGAAAATTTGGAAAATTTCATGCTGATTCCCCTTTCTCTGCTCTCTCCTGTCGGAACATCACTATCATCAGGTCGCCTTTTGTCGCTATCCTGGCTGTTGTACCTGGTTCAATGCGGCTAAGCTCAAATGCGTCATAGAACGCTTCTAATGCCTTCTGGCGTAGTTCCTGTTTGCGCCGTTTTTTCCACTGTTTTAGGAAAATGGAACCCAGCCATCGCCATGTACGGGACATGATGTAAAGCCAACCGAGAAGTGCCAGACCGGTATTTAGGAGCGTATCGATCGTTATTGTCGTGTCGATATTCACTGGCTGCTTCCTTTGCGAATCTGTTCCGCCCATTCTTCAAGGGATTTCTCCGCATATTCACCAGACAGGCCATCAATCGGATGCGCTTCATTAGCCAACTCTTCTTTCGCTGACAAAATCATGCGTGTAACGTCGAAAACTTCACGCAAAGACTTATTGATAAATCCGTGATTGAACGCAGCAGCAAGACGGCTGGCGGTATAGTTAATCCCCTCGTTGCGTGCTTCCGCACGAATTTCAGCCAGAAAAGCATCGGTAGCTGGAGTTTCGCTGTGGTGTAGGGCATCGTTGATAATCATTGCAGCAACACCAGCCTGCCCTGCATCCGTGACCGACACATGCTCAAGAGTTACGGCCATTGCGTGTTTCAGCCCGGCGTTCTCTGCCACCAGCGCCGCGAGCTTAGTCTCAAGCGGTGCTATTCGGCACATAGCATCAATATTTGTGTCCTCCAGGCGCTTAATTTCACCAAGTAGCGCCAGTGCAACCTTTGGGTTGAATGCGGCAACATAACGAGCGTTGTTCTCTGCGTTTTTCAGCCCATCAAAGCCGGTCCATTTGATAACATCTTCACATCGTTTATCACCGGGCGTATGCACCGCATACGTACCAGTACCCGGCGAAATAAATGCGACCCATTCGCCCTGTGTTGCCTGTTTTGCTATCTCACGCAGTGCCCGGTAATTAATTTTGCTCACTGGCTGCCTCCTTTGCGGAGTTGCGCTTCGATGCACGAAAAAAAAGACTCCCGAGTATGACTGTTAAGAGCTGGTGCGAACGCCGCGTTAAGAACGGCAGCATCACAGCCGTCATCAATATAGAGCGCAATTTTTTTCTCCAGGCGCGCTTTGGCTTCCTGCAACTGCATACCCCGGCACGCACGCGGGATATAATCAGCAATTTGAGCGATAGCTTTTTCGTTCTGTTTAAACATGCTTCACCTCGATAGGCTTGATGGTGTCTAACAGCAGTCGACGGCGCGTATTTTCTGCAAAGTGGCGGCGTCCGGTATCTTTGTGGTAAAACTCATTTTTGCCGACGACCCACATCCGCTCTGTTTGGTGCAGTTTTTTTACCTGCGGACCGTCTTTGGTGATCACGGTGCCGGTATGGGTTTTTACGATTGTCATGCCACTACCTATTCGAACAGATGAACGAGACAGGCTGATGCTCGTCCACCTGAAAAACTGACGATTTGATGCATACTCACGGTTTATTCCTGAATGCGCCTAAACTCGATTACCCACACCCAGGGATTAGCGTTCCAGCTTTCTTCACCATAGATGGATTCCCACAGGCGCTGGAACGCAACCTTGGCCATTGCGAAATCCCCCTTGGGAGTAAGGAATGTTCCCGGGTGATCAGGAAGCAAACTTCCAGCAGGCGGAACGCCCTCAGCCCTTGCATCGCATTCGCTGATATCGTTCAACCGTTCAACGCGCACGTTGGTAATTTCCAACAGAATGCGTGATGCCCATCGCGGCATGTGAATTGATGGACGCCACCCACCATCAAACTTTTCATTCACAGTGTGAGGTTTCCAGTCGGCATCATCGGGTATCGACCATAAGCCGTAATCACCAGGTTTTTGCTCGCAACTGGCCCGATAAATCCTTGCTGCGTTCTTCTCATCGCCACGACAAAGGTTGTCGTTCCAGTCCACACTGCAACCATCCTCATTGCCTAATATCGCCCATGTTTCACGAACCCAAATTCGATCGCCGACGATACCAAAGGGGCAATTGAAAACACTGCTTACACCATCAGCCCCGTACCACTGAAAACCTGCACCAATTTCCCTAACCATCACTGGTGCTTCTGGACCAACTTCCGCAGGCTGATTTTTCATTATCCGCCGCGTCTGCGTTTTCCTTCCTTCGAGGATGGCTCGGACCATCTCATCGTTGAAAATCATGCCGCGCTCTTTCACTTCGCCTTTCATGCATCCCCCTTACCCATGCGCGACGATGCCGCCAAAAGTGATAGAGAACAGCCAGAAATAGATCGCGGCCATAATGATTTTGAATGCCGTGTTCATATTTTCAGCTCCTGTGATTGATTGGATACATGCCGCGCCTTACGGCATGTTTTTATTTTCACTTTCTCTGTTTTAAAAATCAAGATTTATTAGAGCAATTATTGTTGATGGAGAAGCGCGTTTTCATACTCCCTGACCATTAACGTAAGTACGCCTTGACTCCTGAAAACACGCGCCACTTCAATCTTATCTTCCAGCGCGAACGCAATTTTACTTAGACCAATTTTCTTCAGGAGATCAATCTTTGCTGGACCGTCATTTCTGTCATCGGTGGCAGGACGCATAGATAGCAAAGGCTCCGCCCCATTTGTTACGTGCTTACGCAACCAGGCTCGTGTTTTATCCCTGGCTATCTCACAGCGCCCGGTTACAAACCAGAGGGTGTAAATGCCGGACAACTGGCGCACCATATCAATAACTGGAGTGATGGGAGCATCAGTGTCACAGGCAAGGTTAAACTCGTTCCAGTGCTCTGTTAATGCACCTTTGCCAGGTGGTGGAAGTAAATGCAGCCTGTCTTCCGTTGCCTCTGATATCGTCCCATCAATATCTACTATGACGATGTACGGACGTTCCTGGTGAACCGCCCCGGGTTTCCTGGAGAGTGTTTTATCTGTGAACTCAGGCTGCCAGATCATCGTTTCCGATGGAAGCATAATAAGCTTTTTCTGCTTCTGCCGGAGGAGTATGGCCCAGCCTTCCCAGCAATCGTCGATTGTTATACCAGTCCACCCACGTTAGTGTGGCCAGTTCCACTTCTGCACGGTTTTTCCAGCTCTTACGGTGTATTACCTCCGCTTTGTAAAGACCATTGATGCTCTCAGCCATCGCGTTGTCATACGAGTCGCCTGTACTCCCTGTTGATGCCAGTAATCCGGCTTCTTTTAGTCGCTCCGTATAGGCCAGTGACACATACTGAGAGCCTTTATCGCTGTGATGGATGGTGCCAGACGGACGACGGGCCCACAACGCCTGCTCCAGCGCATCCAGCACGAATGTCGTTTCCATAGACGATGAGACCCGCCACCCCACGATGTATCCGGCAAACACATCAATGATAAACGCCACATAGACGAAGCCCTGCCATGTGCTGACGTAAGTAAAATCAGCCACCCACAGCTGGTCAGGTCGTTCTGCCACGAACTGACGGTTTACGCGGTCGCCTGCGGCAACGGCTTTCCGGCTGATGGTCGTACGGACCTTTTTACCCCGGAGAACACCGGCAAGTCCCATAACCGCCATGAGACGTGCCACTGTACATCTGGCCACCCTGATTCCTTCCCGTAACAACTGACGCCAGACTTTACGCACACCGTACACCTGATGATTTTCATCGTATACGCGCTGTATCTCTCTCTTCAGCCAGTCATCGTGCTGCGCACGGGCACTGCGTTTATCCGGATGATGTCGCTGTTGCTGACAATGGTAATACGTTGACGGGGCAATATGCAGTTCGCTACATACCGGTCCGACCCCGTACTGCTCACGCAGCTTATCCAGCAGTGGCATCATTTTTTCCAGAGGCGGTCGAACTCCGCCTTCGCAAAATAAGCGGAAGCCTGGCGAAGGATATCGTTACTGCGGCGCAGTTCACGATTTTCACGTTCCAGCTCTTTCAGACGCTGACGTTCAGCGCTGGTGAGCCCACCATCACCGCCCCCGGTATCCCGCTCATGCTGGCGAACCCAGACACGCAGAGTCTCCGGCGTACAGCCAATCTTTGGGGCAATGGAACAAATTGCCGCCCACTGTGAGTCATATTCATCCTGACTTTCCAGAACCATACGAATCGCCCGCTGACGGACTTCGGGGGAAAAACGAGTATTTTTAGTCATCCTGTTTACCTCTTTCTCAGGGAGTTTAGTCTCCAGGATTTCCGGGGCGGTTCAAAGACACCTTTGCATCAGAGCTTGTAATGCCTGACATGTTGTACTTCGATACGGAAATGAGAAAACCAGGTGTGACGCGGCAACTGTTGTGGATGGAATACAAGGCACAGGCGGGTGACAAAGCGATGGGATACTCGCACTTCTGCCGTTGCTACCGGGAGTGGAAAAAAACGCGACGTCTCTCCATGCGCCAGGAGCATCGTGCCGGCAAAAAGCTTTTTATCGACTTCTGTGGTCCTACGGTTCCTGTTATTAATCCGGACACCGGTGAGATACGCCGCGTGGCAATCTTCGTGGCCGTAATGGGGGCGTCCAACTATACCTACGTTGAAGCGTGCGAAGGTCAGGACATGATGTCATGGTTAAATGCCCACAGCCGTTGCCTGACCTTCCTGGGCGGCGTACCGAAGCTGCTCATCCCCGATAACCTCAGAAGCGCAGTGAAAAAGGCCGATCGATATGAGCCTGTCATCAACGACAGTTATCAGGCACTGGCTGAGCACTATGGCACGGTTATCATCCCGGCCCGACCACGCAAACCTAAAGATAAACCAAAAGCAGAAAACGGCATCCTCATCGTCGAACGATGGCTTCTTGCCCGCATCCGTAATGAAACCTTCCACACGCTCAGGGCGCTGAATGCGCGCCTTAGGGAGTTACTGACAGACATGAATAACCGGCCAATGAAGGGGTACGGCAATCAAACCCGTGCAGAACGCTTCCGCATACTGGATGCGCCAGCACTCTCTCCGCTGCCTCTGGCACCTTATGAATACACGGAATACAAAGCTGTGAAGGTTGGCCCTGACTACCACGTTGAATATGCCCGTCACTGGTACTCCGTTCCACACGAACTGGTCGGTCAGCGTCGGGAAATCGTCCGCATCCCCATAACGGTTAAAAATCGTGGCGTTGACACTGGCACATCAACTGAGTTCACCACCACAGGCCGGGCAGCATTCTTCTTCCGGCCGGATAACCCGGGTTTCACGGGGAAGTGAGGCCGGTAACGGTTTACGGGCTGAAGACTGGCGCAGGGCGGATGGTAGTGCCGGGTCATATTGCTCACCCAGCGTTTCCGCCATTTCTTCCTGAAATGCGCTGATTCGCTCCTGTGCATCCTGTATCTGCCGTTCAGTTTTTGCACGAAGTTTTTCTGAGCTTTTACCGAACTGCATACGCTGCAGTTTCGCAACCAGCGCCTTCAGTCTGTTGATTTCGGAAGCATAAGCCGCCACCCGCTGTGAGAGCAGGCGGTTGTATTCAGCCATCTGGCGGATGGTGTCCTGTTGCGTCTGCAACAGTGCCCGCAGGCGGGCATTCTCATGAGCAAGTGAGGTGTCCATGTCCTCACTTTACAACGGGTTATATGCGGATTCCAGCGCGTATCCGTTCATTTTGGATACTTGGCGGTCTTAGCCCGGTACAATATCGATTGAGTCAGGCTGCATAAGTTGTCCTGGATCTGGGCGCAGTTCAAAAATGATGGACATTATTTTTGTGGAGCCGGAGGAAACAGACCAGACGGTTCAGATGAGGCACTTACATATAATATAAAAGCGTTGTTTTTTATTATGATTTTCTCAGCACCAATACATATAATATAGAGGGAATCAAAATAAAGATTCCCTCTATGCTTTTTAATAACATCCAGCACAGGCAGGATTACAACAAAGTTCACAGCAGTAAAATGTGTTGTTCATATTTTCTGATTTTTTTTCACTGTTGTTTTTTACAACATCACACTTTTTAGTCTCTAATGTAATTTTCTCTTTTGAAGAGTCAAGTGATTCAGTTGACTGACTAAAAGAGGGGAAAGATAATACAGAAATAAAAATTGCCAACATTAGCTTTTTCATGTTACCTCCCGTCATGTTGTTTCACGGATATTTGAGATTAGTTAAACGGATTTTGCAATTTTTTTATTTTTTTTTGTGAGTTGCATCATGTTATATGTCGAGGCACACTCGCTTTTTATATATTATTTTCATAGTGTTATATATGCTAATTGTCTGGCTATCTGGTTTTTTTTACTATCAATATCATATTAAGTGATGGTTTTATCTTTTTCTTGTTCGTATTTTCCAGTGCAGGATGGTAGGATGACTAGGCTCTTATATAAATTGATACTTTTATGTCTGTAAAACATCAATAAACATCATCGGTATGTTTTGTATTTCAGTGGCAGATGTGATCACTTATGGTTATCAATAGCCACTGACTATGTGACCATTCCCGGCTCCATGTCTCTCATGGTGAACCGCCCCGGGTTTCCTGGAGAGTGTTTTATCTGTGAACTCAGGCTGCCAGATCATCGTTTCCGATGGAAGCATAATAAGCTTTTTCTGCTTCTGCCGGAGGAGTATGGCCCAGCCTTCCCAGCAATCGTCGATTGTTATACCAGTCCACCCACGTTAGTGTGGCCAGTTCCACTTCTGCACGGTTTTTCCAGCTCTTACGGTGTATTACCTCCGCTTTGTAAAGACCATTGATGCTCTCAGCCATCGCGTTGTCATACGAGTCGCCTGTACTCCCTGTTGATGCCAGTAATCCGGCTTCTTTTAGTCGCTCCGTATAGGCCAGTGACACATACTGAGAGCCTTTATCGCTGTGATGGATGGTGCCAGACGGACGACGGGCCCACAACGCCTGCTCCAGCGCATCCAGCACGAATGTCGTTTCCATAGACGATGAGACCCGCCACCCCACGATGTATCCGGCAAACACATCAATGATGAACGCCACATAGACGAAGCCCTGCCATGTGCTGACGTAAGTAAAATCAGCCACCCACAGCTGGTCAGGTCGTTCTGCCACGAACTGACGGTTTACGCGGTCGCCTGCGGCAACGGCTTTCCGGCTGATGGTCGTACGGACCTTTTTACCCCGGAGAACACCGGCAAGTCCCATAACCGCCATGAGACGTGCCACAGTGCATCTGGCCACTCTGATACCTTCCCGTAACAACTGACGCCAGACTTTACGCACACCGTATACCTTGTGATTTTCATCGTATACGCGCTGTATCTCTTTCTTCAGCCAGTCATCGCGCTGCGCACGGGCACTGCGTTTATCCGGATGATGTCGCTGTTGCTGACAGTGGTAATACGTTGACGGGGCAATATGCAGTTCGCTACATACCGGTCCGACCCCGTACTGCTCACGCAGCTTATCCAGCAGTGGCATCATTTTTTCCAGAGGCGGTCGAACTCCGCCTTCGCAAAATAAGCGGAAGCCTGGCGAAGGATATCGTTACTGCGGCGCAGTTCACGATTTTCACGTTCCAGCTCTTTCAGACGCTGACGTTCAGCGCTGGTGAGCCCACCATCACCGCCCCCGGTATCCCGCTCATGCTGGCGAACCCAGACACGCAGAGTCTCCGGCGTACAGCCAATCTTTGGGGCAATGGAACAAATTGCCGCCCACTGTGAGTCATATTCATCCTGACTTTCCAGAACCATACGAATCGCCCGCTGACGGACTTCGGGGGAAAAACGAGTATTTTTAGTCATCCTGTTTACCTCTTTCTCAGGGAGTTTAGTCTCCAGGATTTCCGGGGGCGGTTCATGGTGTGCGTGTTTATTGAAAATACTCAAATGCCCTCCTCATTGGACGAAAAAAATGCTGGTGGGAGCACTCCACCAGCATTAAAAGTGACACTGTAACTATCAGCGAACGTAAATAGTGCCGCCGTTCTCTTTTTCCCATGCATCGCTACGTGCATAGCAAACATCGAGAAGTCTTCTTGCCGCAGTTTCCTCTAAACCCAATTCGACAACCAACTGCTCATGACGGCGGGTAACCACATCAAACAGGGTATGCAGCCCTTTAGTTGCCAGATCATCAATGAATTCCGGTTCGAACGGCAGCTCTGCATCTGCCAACATAACCTCTTGCGCCCACTCAACTCGACGGACCAATTCCGGGCGACGGCTTTCCATCTCTTTACAGATCAATTCATGGAAGAACTCTACCCAACCTTCCGGCTGGAACTCGCGGAAAATTGCCAACGGCTGGAAGTTTGGCATCAACCATTCGTTGATTCGGATATCAATGGCATAGCCCATGTCGCAGCAGAACTGATAAGCAAAGTCCAGCTTAGAAACGATATAAGGACGCTCGTTATTGAACTCTTTAGGCGATGAGATCCCATAAGCCAGGAGGCGCGGGAAGAAGGAGATTTGCCCTAACGTCGGATGAAGTTTGCTTGCAGGGAAACGGCGCTCAGTAATGCCATACATTTCCTTCTTGAGCGTCGCAAATTTGGCATTCTCATTAACCAGCGCGGTAACCTCTGCTTTTTTATTAGCAAATGCCACGCGCGCCTCGCTTGCATCTTTAATAGTTTTTTTGAGCTGTTGGTTAAGGTCGGCGACCTGCTTACGCAGTTCCTGTCGCTCGCTTTTAGCTTTGTTATAGCGTTTCTCAAGGTTAAAAGGATCAAGTTTCATGATCTCTTTATATTGAGATTTTAGCGTTGAAATCTGTGAGTTCCGCAGTTCAACCATCGCAGTCATTTCATTGAGTTTTGTTTCCAGCTCAATGCTTATACGTTCGGCATTATCAGCACGCTGGTTGGCGTCATGCGTCGCATCGTCGATCGCGTCCTGTTGCTGGCGTTTCAAATGTTCAATTTCCAACTGAAGCTCTTCAATTTCTTTACCCTTCAGACCGAGATCCAACTGCATATTTTCAGCTGCATCTACCAGGGAGTTATGGCTATCAGCTTCTGCGTTATAAACATCAATAAGCTGTGCGTGAAGCATCTCCGCTGACTGAACCGCATTATCAAAAAAACGTGCTGTGAGGTCATCACAACTAACGCGGCGTTGCGCGGCCCGGATGTTCTGGATAATGGCCGGGATACCGGCATTCAGGACATCAGGGATACATACATTTTCGATTGATTGGTTTTGTGCTGAAGTGCTCATTTCAAAGTTCCGTATTAGCTTGTGCTTCGGTCATTTTTCCTAAGTATGAAGGAGGAAGGACTACGCAATTTGTATCCAGTCCCTCACCTATGGCAGCCTGTAAAATTCTGGCTAAGGTGAGTCTCTTGTTGCGATACCTGGTGATGACATGCCTGATACCGCCGGTCGGCGTAACAAAGGCGATCAGCCAGTAGTGATATTTCCGTCGGAATGGCCACATAGTGCACCTTGTAGATTGCTCTAATAAAAAACGTGATGAGTGTACATCACGTTTTAAAAATATGGAATTATTAGAGCAATATTATTCTGATTCTCGCTCAAAAAATGAGCTGATAAGGGGAGGCCAATCCTCTGACACTTCGCGAGGTCGCGGTTTGCCGTGGAAAAAGATTATTCGGCAGTCTTTTGGTAATGCCCCATTCCCCCTGGAGTAACGCGCGCTCGCATATTTTGAACCAGGTTCCACAACATCGGCCTTGTAACTTACAAACCATCCTGGATACAGATCCTGAAATGCTGGTGTATCATCGCCCATAACCTTTCGTAAGAACCCCTGGTCCCCCCAGCACTCAGTAGTGACACAACGAGAAATCCAACCTTCCGGATCTTGCCAGAATGAACTCCAGATATGCGCTTTAACACTATTTGGTATCCACAGGGCACCGCTGCCACGATATTGTGGATGGTAAAAATCCCTAAGCATGGTGAAGCTGGTTGGTGGATGCTCTAGGATTGGGCGTATATCACCGGCAATAACCGTGTCCAAATCCAGATAGAACAGATCATCGGTTATATCCGGTCGGAACAACTCGATTTTCGCCCACCAGCCACGGCACTTTTGCCACTGGTTGATCAATGGGACAACTTTGACGCCAGGTACATGTAAACGCTTCAGGTCTGTCAGGCAAATAATTTCATAGCCTTTTGGCAGTTGATTAACCAGCCACTGCACATCGGAAGCGTTATAGTCACCACCAGAGCGAAAAACTAAAGCAATCTTCATGCTGCACCATCACCTTTCACTTTCATCAATGTCAGGTTTCCGCAAAATACGGCACCAGTGTCGATATACTGCTGATTCCAGAATGTCTTCGGGCTTTTCACCGGAGTGTGACCAAAGATAAAACGATCTGCGCCCGAAATTTCGCCACCAATATCATCCATCGAATCACTGATACGCTCGCGCGCCCAGACAACGTTGAAAAGCGGCACCTCCTTACCGAATTGATATTCATTATCCGGATAGTCGGCATGGGCTATAACGATAGTTTCTTGCCCGGTGTTCAACTCAATGATATAGGGCAGTCGTCTTACCAACTCCACCAGCGCCCTGGCTAATATTTCCTGATCAGCGTCCAGCATGAAGAACCATTGACCGCCATTCATTAGCCAGTTATTCACGTTGCCATCAGGACTTAACGCATCGAGCATCAACAGCTCATGGTTCCCCACTACTGCCCTGAACCAGGGCATCTGCAATAGTTCCAGACATTCGACATTTTCAGTACCGCGATCGATAAGGTCGCCGACCGATATCAGTAAATCCTGCGCCGGGTCAAAATCCACACGATGGAGTTCGGACATCAGTCTGGTGTAGCAACCATGCAGATCACCAACAACCCAGACATTCCTGTATTTGGTACCGTCGATACGGTGATAAATTGTGGGTGCCATCATGTATTCTTCAGCCATTCTTTAAGAGTCATCTGCGGAATACCTCCCATTTTCCCGCATGAAACAACGTCAATCTGTTCACGCGCAGACTGGAATAACAAAGGCAGGTGACTTAGATTTTTTGGCGTGCCGCCGGAGTGAACGCGTAGTTCTTGCGTAGCGTCAACGCCCACCAGGGCTACATGTTTGAATCCGATATGGAAAGCCAGGTTCAGAGCACCATATGCACTATTGCCGCTGGCAATTTCATTCTCATCTTCGCAAAGGCCGAAATGTGCGGACCAGCGCCACGCCCACCACTCGGGAGAATTCGTATTTTTTGGCTCTGTGCCGCGTTCAGCCACACGACGGAAGCACAGAATGCCGTCTCTGACTTCACGTTCTTTAACATCGGGTAGTGCCATGCAATAACAAACACCACGGCGACGGCGGCCACGACCAACGCGCCGCATATTGTCTGGCGATGGATCAAGTGTGAAAAAATAAGAAGCGCGGTTCAGCCAGTCGATGGCCCCATTGACCGCTATAATCGGCACTCCGCGCGGCGCAACAAAGTTTGCGGCGCTTGGGCCACTGCCGACGATAATAACGCGATCACTGCCTCTAAATTTATTCTTGGGAAACATTGAATTGCACTGCTCCTACTTGCATTCAAAATATGTAAATCTGCGTGTTTTTTGCGGGTATCCAGGAACTGCTGTTGCCATTTTGAAATAGACACCTGCGTTGGATTCCGTAGGGCTTGAGGGTGCGCACCATGCCAATGAAGGCCGTTTTGCAGAGAACAGTCATAGCCGACTAATACCACTACTTCAGCCCCTGATTCAGCAGCCAGACTGATAGCCTGCGCGCCGCTATTTACCCCTTCCGCCGGTCCACAATATCGCCTGTACTCCAACGAAAATGATTTCGCCGCCGCCAGGTTGGCTGTCACTTTGCGGAACCTCCCTCCCGGTATGGTGGAACCGTATTGCTTCCACCATGACAAATCACCGGCGTATAAGGCATAAATGTCATCGAACATCAGCCAGGAATTGTTAACCGCAATGATTGAACAGCCAGTTTTTTCTATAGCAGCACAGTCCTCACGAGTGAGTGACGGACCGCTACCGACACAAAAAACAGTCCTAGTCGCCCTGGGTGGTATGTTCATTCTCAGCTGCAAATTCAGCCTCCAGGCGAGCATTCATTTCAGCGATTACCGGGTCCACTTCAGCATCTGCTTCCTGTTCATTACGCGGCATGATCGATGCCAGCGATTCATAATTAGCCTTGGATGACACGATTATTCTCCCGATGTTAATGTGCGCTGTATCAAAGATACACATATGCACTAATTAATTTATTATTTCACGTAGCGTACAACCACTTGTCACCGTTCAATACATGCTCAATAGCCTCACCCTTTTTAAGGCTCATGTATTCCAGGATGGCGGTTATCGCTTGTTCTGCACCATACGCAAGAACGACGTAGTAACCTTCCTCTCTAAGCCTGCGCATCCAGGCGATCTGCTCTTTCGTCGGGGCTTTACCATTTGGTTCTTTAAGCTCAATTCGCATGCCGTGATAAATACCGCATGCTTTATCGAGACTCATGTCCGGATAACCTTTTTTCTGCCCTTCAGCCTTCATTTTCCCGGCGGTTGCTTTTGAACGTTTCCCTCCGTTAGGCGTTGCATGCAACAGCTCATAGATGTCAGGGTGCTTGCGTTCGAAGTAATCAAAAATGAAAACCTGCTCGAAGTGCTCGCAATTTCCGTCGCGCAGGTCTGGGTTCTTTGCCAGTGCTGCAAGTGCCTTCGCATGTGGAGAAACTTCTTTTACCGGCGCAAGCGATAAGAATGGATCCTTTTTGGTTTTTGGCCTGGACCGCCCCTTATTTCGACGCTCACTAAAAGCCTGAAACTCTTCCTCAGTAAAGCGCAACATAATCAGTCAAATCCTGCCGGTCGCATGCCATATTTACGCTGTTTTGCGGCCTGCTCTTCCCTGTGCCATTGCGCACATTCAGCGTCACAATAAATGCCTGATTCAATCGGTTCATTGCAGTAACGACACTTCCCTGTAAATACCTGACTCACGACCTGTGCCTGCTTTCTGATGTTATCGATGGCCATGTCTTTGAGAGCTTCTAACTGATTCATGCTCAGCTCTGCATCATCAACACGCTCTGCCAATTTTGTTTCCTCATGAAGAACCTACTTAAGGGCAGAATGATACATTTCACAATCAAAATTGCACTAATAATTTTCTTTTATTGAGTTAAATATTCAACAAATGACTAGCGGTAGAATCACCATCATCTATTTCTGTCAGGCTGACTATGGCTACATCAATCACTACAACCCAAAGCACCCGGCAATATCCTCTGTCGCGGTATGACGACCGCAACATAGCCGATCCAATACTAAGGGCAGAGCTACGCAAAGAGGTGATGCTTATGTGTGAATCGAACGACAAGAATCTGACGATTTATTACGTTCTTCCCGATGAGCAATATCGCCCGGATTTGCTGGCTTACCGTATGTGGGGCATAGCAGAGCTACGCTGGGTTGTGACGCTCGCCGCCGGGCTTGAGGATGAGTCTCAGGGTATGACTGTTGGCAAAAAATTAAAACTCCCACCTGCCACCTGGATCCGCGAAATGATTCGCCATTTCCAATACGACGGCCAGGTAATAGGGACATTATCCATTGCGTAAGGGAAATGAATGCCAACTGAATATGCTCGCGACAACCTTGGTCGCTATCAGACTGATGGATTAAGTGCAAAAGACTTTAACAAGGTCTTCGATCTTATCCGTAAACAGCAGCGTCAGAATCGGCGAAACGCGCGACGTACACTCACCCCAAGGATTATGGGGATGCGTAACCGCGAACTTGAGGCATTCCTCAGCCTTGGGAAAAAGAAAGATGGCACCTACTTTACGCCAGAAGATATACGCAGCTTCAACACCTCAAGGCAGGCTCATAAAACAAAATTCAAGAGCACGGTACCCGGCATTACCTATGCTCAGCTGGTGGCGCAGTCCACCAGCATTGATATAAAACGCGCTAACAACAAAGTTTCTGATGGCACAGGGATCAAAGCCGCGACATTCCTCGGGCTAAAACACAACCTTGCATTGATATCTGTTAATGCCTCGGATGAGTCGGTCCACCAGCATCACCGTGTCAGAATTCGATTTGAGGAATGGGATAAAGCCGTTGAGGAAATTGCTGAAGACGGTGCGAAAAAAGCCCGAATCGCTGCCGATCTCTGCAAGGGCCGGGTATCTTTCGACTGTGATTGTGGACGCCATCAATACTGGTATCGTTATATGGCCACGGCTGGTAACTATGCTGTCGCGCCGCCAAAAGAGTATGCATGCCCCAAGATCCGCAACCCTGATCTGACTGGTGTGGCCTGCAAACATGTGTTGCACGCTATGACGCGTTTTCAGTCTCCCACATGGCACAAGGCCATCATTATTGCCCTGGAAAAAGCAGCTGAACAGGTAGCCTTCGGCGATGACAAGCGGAAGACAACAACCTATTTCAAAGGCGAACTGGCTAAATCGCTCGCGCGCAACCGGACAACAACGACGGATCAGGCTAAAGCTGCGCGTGAGTATGAGCTGTATCTGAAATCTCAGGATGCATTAGGCAAAAAACTACGCGCAAAAGATAGCGCCACGGACAACGTTCGCCGGTTGTTAAAAAAAGCTCGCACCACGGCAAACAGGAAGAATGCCGAACTAAAAGCATCGCGGGTGAGGGAAGCCCAGGCTCGCGCTGAAGCCGACGCTCTCAAAAAAGCCCTGCAAACGCAGGCGAACAACCTCATAAAGTTTTTCATGAGTCAGGGAATGGACAAGGCCGCTGCCACTGCGCAGGCGCGAAGCATTCTTGAGACACAAATTAACGAAGCCCGTAAACGGAAAGGATAATCGATGGCTGGTTTCTTTGATGACATGTTTGAGGACACAGAACCATCACAACAAGTGACTGGTGATAACCTCCCGGACACCGAATCGGATCCGGATATTCCAGGCGAAGGTTCTGAACTGATTGAAGAGGAAGATATTGATGCTGAAATCGAAACCGATGGTGTTAACGTTGGTAATATTGTTGATCCTGTGGAGGACAATCACCTTCCCAATCTGGATCACGGCCTGCTTAGTGATTCTGGTGTGCGCCACCGTTATCAAGGTCATGCAGTTTTTAATAACCTTGTGCGGATGGACTGGCTCAAAGCAATCAAGCTAGACCCTGACTCATTCGATGCGGTTCTGTATCGCGCAATACCTTACAGAGACAAAAATGCACCTGAAACGGCATCTGAAATAATAGAACCGAACCAACGCATATATGACTATCAGGATCCAGAACTGATAACGGCCCTCGACTGCCCGGATGAGATGGACGCCTTCTACGCGCTATACGACGGCAGTGATAATACGGGAATTAGCGACAGTGCTTTAATCCTTCGGTTGGCCGCCGTTAATGTGCCAGTGGGTTCTATGCTCGAATGGCTGGAACAGCTGTCAGACGGCACAACCATTCGCCGCTTCTGGTACATCCATAAAATATTCAATTACGGCACTGCCAGGGTAGGCAGTTTGTTTTATTGCGTGCCTTCACGCGCCTTTGAAGGGAATTTCATCGGTGATTCTGAATAATCAGGAATGGCTACTGGCCATCTTTAAGAAAAAAGGTCTTACTCCAACCGGTAAGCTGGAATTTGCCACTATTGATGGCATTGATTCGGCGCTCGCACAGGCTTTAAACGAAGCATTCGACTCACAAGTTGTCAGCTTTAATGATCGCACTAACCAGTCATTCAGGGAGTTCCTGAAACGCACACCAAGAGATCGCATAACGCTCGGCACTTTTAGTGATGTGAAGGAGTGGTTGTCGTCATTTGAAGCCGATCGCGCCGGGCGCAAAGATACAGCCTCTGCTGGCCCGGTAAATAAGTTGGCAATGCCGCTTGTGAATCTGTCTCGTTCTCCCGCGTTTTCAATTTATGAAGGTGAACTGTGCCGGGATAATTACGATGAAGGGCATGTCACCAATGAAAATGATGAGATTGAAGCCCTGGTATCGACTATCCCTTTCTCACTGGAATATTCGCTATGGATCGCCAGTGACGAGAAGGAATCTCTTGGGATGGTTACAACTGCATTAGCATTCTGGCTACGAATGTATGCCAGCCTCGGGCAGGCATCTTTCACTCACATTGCCAATGTCGGCGGTTATGAGATACCGGTTACCTGTTACATAGAAGGGCAAAAATCAATCGCATTTCAGGATCTGACCACCGGCACCGCCGACAACAGGCTGTTCGCGGTTGGATTGAACCTCACCGTTGTGGCGGAACTTCCTATCCTGGCTTATATGCAGCAAACCACCGGCACCATAACGGTAAAAGCGAAAATTCTGGAGGAATGAGATGGCCACAAAGACCACCACAGCCCCGGAAACTGATTCAAAACGCACTCAGCTATTCCTGCAATCTGTTTCAATTGGGCAGAACGAAATCCCTCGCGAAATGATCGTAGGATGTACCTATGTCGAACCCGGGGAGCTATCTGGTCCCCAGCTTATGCTCATGGTCAGGGATTCAACGGCTTACGTGGTCAATAAGCTGGGGGTGAAATTTGGAACAATGCTGACTGTTTCACTTGGTGATCCGGAAGGTCATGGCGGCATCCTGTTCTCGGAAGAGTTCTTCGTTCTTAAAGCGCCGCGCAAGGACGATACCGTACTGATTTACGCGTTTAGTAACCCGGTGCGGTTATTGAAAGTTCCGTCCACCAGCGCACAGTATTTTGTTGATAAGCCCCCATCAGCCGTAGTTTCCACTCTTGCCCCTGGTCTGAAGGTAAATGCTGATTCATTCAGAAAAACATCCACATACCACCTAAATGTTGGAGAAAAACCGACCAAGGTATTGCAGGAGATAGCCCGCGATACCGGTTCTATGTGCTGGGCATCCAGGGGGACGATCAATTTTAAAAGTATGGAAAAAATGGCAAACGCCGCTCCATCGCTTACTTATGAGTCCGCCAATCCCAACACATCCGGATTTACAATTAGTCAGTTCAACATCCTGAATGCCGATTATGAATACCAGCGCCGCCACAATTACAGAATGGCCAGTTATGACATGAGCAAAGGTGTGGTTTACTCAGGTAACCAGGAAGACCCCATTAAATTTACGAGCAATCCCGATCCTACCGCGCTGGCGAACTACAACAAATTTATTCTCCCCCGCCTCGATATGCTGGTGGAAGGAAATGCCGCGCTAACTCCGGGTACGACGCTGAAAATTGTCGTGCATAACACGGCAGGTGACGGAGAACTCGATGAATCTATCCCTGACAAAATGATAGTGATGTCCGTGACTCATTTCGAAGACCGCTTCCGTTTTGTCAGCCGTGCACAGTTAGGAGTGGTGAATGGGTAGTTTGACAGGGAAGTATCGGGCTGTAGTGGTAAGTGTCGATGACCCTAAAGGTCTGATGCGTACACAAATACGCGTTGTCGGCATGATGGATGGGTTACCAGATGCTTCATTGCCGTGGGCAGAAGCTATATTGTCCAATGCAAACACGTTTTCACCATTTCTGCCCGGCGATAAAGTATGGGTAGAATTTCCCTACAATGGGGATTCTCGATGGCCATTGATAATCGGTTATGCACAGGATGCATCCGGTGGCGCTCCCAATGTGCCACCTGAAGCGTCAGGACAAGGTGAAGGCTATGTACCGCCTGAAGTTGAAGGTGCACCAGCACAACCATCAACCAGCGCCAAAAAAGACTTTATTTCGTCGCGGAACGGACTAATGGAGGTCCGGACGGCGGGCGGAGCCTGGGCCGTTACGCACTTGAAAAGTGGAACAACAATCGGGTTCAACGAGGCCGGGGAGTTATATGCCATTTCTCAAGGTCCGGCATTCATCTCTTCCGCAGGAAATCTCGATATAAAGTCAGGCGCGGATGTCGCCCTGAAGGCGGGGGGAAGTATGGCGATAGAGGCCAGCGGGAATATATCCATAAAAGCCGCTCAAGTCTCTGTTGACAAGGCTTAAGAAAAGCCCGGCGTTCGGGCTTTTCTGTTATGACGGGTTCAATTTTTTATCCGTTACCGCGCGACGGTTTCTGCGTGATAAACGTCTCAAGCATCTTTTCCGCAATTGCCGACCAGGTGTGACACTGGACCTTTTCAGCATTTTTCACGCGATCAACGCGAGCAATAACCTCATCCCAATCAATCCGCGACTTGATAACCATATGGTTCACCAAAGCCAGGCGATCTGGCGGAAGGCAATCGGGAGGCGTTAATACCAACGCCCCGCACATTGCCGCCTCAAGAACAGTTAATCCAAGGCTTTCGGGATGCGTAACGATAAAAACGTCACTCTTACGCAATTCAGCTGCAAATTCGGTTGCTGGCACCGGCGTCCGCCTGTATGGAGTTACCGAAATATTCCCCGGATCAATGGTAACCAATCCGTCATCAGTCAACGTTCTGGCCTCATACGGAACGGTCAGACGCTGAAGGTTCATAAGGATACTTAAGGAGTGATCAAAACCACTAACATCAAATGCAGCGTGGTCTACAAAAATACGCAGAACATCGTCCGTTTTGGTTTCCAGATGGAACAGCTCCTGATTCGCTGCCCATCCAACATGTTTGTTAAAGCGATTATGACGTTCTAACCGACCGGGATTATCCAGGTACCGCCAGGTATCATCGCGGACAGTAAAAGTAATATCGACTGGTGCCGAATCCAGCATAGAACCGTCATATACCTGGGCTACCCATCCAGAGAATCGGCGACACAGTTGCATGCCTATTTCCCTGGGTACCGTAGTAAAATACCTCAATCCTGGTGCCAAAATGGCCTTCGCAGAACATGCTGTCGCAGCAGTCAACACAGCTTCAACATAATCCTCGGGGCTTTCGACGCCAGGGGAATATGGACGATGGTATTGCAATGTTACCCCTGCCTCACTAAAGGCGCAGGCCAGGTTATAAGACCACATTTCCGTATATGTTTTCACATCACTGATGGCTGCAAATTTTCGCCCAATGATCAGGATGTTCATCGGCTTTTCCTCATTCCATTGCATTAATAATCCTCTTGCCAGTCAGCACCGGCATAGTTATCAAACCGTGAGTATTGGCCGTTAAAAGCCAATCTCACCGTGCCAATTGGGCCATTTCGTTGCTTTCCGATAATTACCTCGGCAATGCCCTTCATTTCGCTATCCGGGTGATAAACTTCGTCGCGATACAGAAACATAATCAGGTCTGCGTCCTGCTCAATTGCTCCTGATTCACGTAAATCTGAATTTACCGGTCGTTTGTCCGCACGCTGTTCAAGCGATCGATTAAGTTGTGACAATGCCACCACCGGTACTTGTAATTCCTTCGCCAACGCCTTCAGTGAGCGAGAAATCTCGGCAATTTCCAGCGTTCGGTTATCTTGCAGCTCGGGGACGCGCATAAGTTGCAGGTAGTCGATCATAATCATGCTCAAACCACCATTTTCTTTATAAACACGACGAGCGCGGGAACGTAGCTCTGTCGGCGTCAGGGCGCTTGAGTCATCAATAAAAATATTCTGCTTGTCCAACAGAATACCCATTGCGCCAGAAACCCGCGCCCAATCCTCGTCGTTAAGTTGCCCTGTCCGAATACGAGTCTGATCAACGCGTGCAAGAGAAGCCAGTGAGCGCATCATCAGCTGGTGGCTCGGCATCTCAAGGCTAAAAACCAAGACGGGCTTATCGTTACGAACTGCGGCATTTTCGACGAGATTCATCGCAAACGTGGTCTTCCCCATAGATGGGCGGGCGGCGACAATGATGAGATCGGACAGCTGAAGCCCTGCCGTCTTCTTATTGAGATCGGTAAATCCCGTATCAAGCCCCGTTACACCATCATGTGGTCGCTGAAACAACTCTTCTATGCGAGATACCGTTGCATCGAGAATGCTGGCGATATCTTTTGGACCACTACCGCTCTTTTGTCGTTTTTCAGCTATTTCAAAAACGCGGCGCTCGGCCATATCCAGCAATTCATTGCTGCCCCTGCCATCCTGCGCATATCCAGCTTCGGCTATTTCATTTGCGACGGAAATCATTTCACGAACAACCGCGCGTTCACGAACGATATCCGCATAAGCACAAATATTTGCCGCGCTGGGCGTGTTCTTTGACATCTCCGCAAGGTACGCAAAACCACCGGCGCGTTCTAATTTACCGTTCTGTTCAAGTGCTTCAGCAAGTGTTATCAAATCAATCGGTTTGCCATGACTTAATAACCTCTCCATCTCACTGAAAATTTCACGATGAGCACTGGTATAAAAATCATCAGCAACTATACGATCTGCAACTTCATCCCAGCGGCAGTTATCAAGCATTAAGCCACCAAGTACAGCTTGTTCTGCACTAAGGGAATTTGGCATGGATTCAAGAGGGGATGCAGACATTAGCACTCCACCCAGGCGTGCTGAATGTCAGATATAATCGGCATACTCAAATCACTCCTAACGATATGAGTCATCACCAGAAAATCAGGATTAATGCGCCGGACTCTTCCCGGCTGTCACACCGAATCGCCAGGATGGTGAATCCCTTTACCCGAGAAACAACAAACGGTGGCTTGCACATTCCGGCTACCTGGTTCGTTGCCTGAGCTAGGGGCAAGATTCCCCCCTTTTAACGTCACCAGACCGCTAACGACGCATGTGCCAGACGCCGTGTTACAACCAAATATGGTGGCCCCTACCGGACTTGAACCGGTGACCGTGCGATTATGAGTCGCCAGCTCTAACCACTGAGCTAAAGGGCCGGATTACTGTTTCCTGAGTGCTTCTATGACGCCAGCAATACCGCCTACAACTATGCCAGCAATGACAACGAGAACAATTGGATGCTTGTCAGCAAAATCCCAGAAGCCCATCACTGATCCTTAGAAGCTGTTTTTAATATCGGCCATACCAATGTTACAGCTACTGCTACCAACGCCCCGTCGGATAAAACCGACAGGATTGTGCTGGTGAAATCCACCAGCACAGATAGCACGAGAAAAACCAAAGCCAGAATTAGACGTGCTTTTATAACCATCAGATATACTGTTCCAGTGGCAATTGAAGAGCCTGGGCAATTTTCTTCAATTGCTCCTGCTCTTCTGCCCCAATGCCATCCTGGTCAGCAATATCAATGCATAGGCACAGAACATCTACCGCATCATTAGTTCCAGACACGTCAGCCAGTTCACGTAAAGCCTGGGCATTCGCTCGGCGCGGCGAGGCTTCATATTGAGCGCGAATATTGGCGCTCATCTGGGCAATTTCACCGGAGAACGGCGCAAAGGCAGGAAGTGCTGCAATGGTTTTTTCCAATACTGCAATTTCTTTCGCATCGCAGGTGCCGTCAGAGTATGCAATGGAATATGCGCCCCAGACAGTCGCTTCCACCGCATCACGGTTTTCCATCTTCTTGACTCCGCCAGCCGCTTTGCGGAATTTCTTTTTGAGAATGCCGAGCATTTATTAACCTCATTACTGGTTGGGAAATAAGGTTGCGGTGCCGGGTGCTTCCCGGTGTCCTTTAGCTGGTTATCCACCGTGGACGGGGAAATAAGGAGAAATAATGGACAGATATAACCATTTCCCCGCGTGCGCTTAGCCGCATTCACCGCAACGGAAAGAGCATTCCTGGTGGACCTGTAGATTGGGATATGAACCCGTTACAGGAGAATGCTCTTACCTGTTACGTGCTCCGTTTCGTGGAGCTAACGGCGGGTGATCAGGCCGCACCAGACTGGACTTATTTCAGCGTTATGCTCATGCCAGAGAATCAAACTGTGATGGTCGGTGCTGAACTCCGACACAGGGTTGTAGCAAGCCCCGCAAAGCGCGCACTACTGTAGTTGCGGCACATCAGCCTGTGCATTCACCACAATGTTGAGAACACTGGTTGTCACGCTGCAACGCAACATTTATTCGTAGATTGGGATATGACCCCGTTACGCCAGTGTTCTCAACGTTGTAGTGCCGGTTACGGTTCCGGCCAGGCCTCTTCCTCAACGGGGTGTTCTCCATACGGACTACCGTTTATTGGTCGTTCCTGCGGTTTATGTTGTGAAGCCAGATGCTTATCTTCTGGTTGCTTCAAAGAGCTGCACTTCATCACAACGGTAAGGGTACTTCGTAGGGATTCGAACCCTCTGCCAAGCTCGGCGATCTCCGACGTCGCAAAATACCCTTACCTGTTGTGCTGGTGCCGATTAACGGACTCGAACCGCTGACATCCTGCTTACAAGGCAGGCGCTCTACCAACTGAGCTAAACCGGCATTGGCGATGGTGGATGGATTTGAACCATCGACCCGTTGATTAACAGTCAACCGCTCTAACCGCTGAGCTACACCATCACTTGCCGGGTACGTCTCCGGCGAGGGCTTCCACCTCCGTATGCTTTTCGGCGCACCGCGCCCTGGCTGCAATTCGGTAACAGGGGATGCATAACCCTGGCTTCCAGCGTGATTAGCGCTTTCAGCATGACGGGATATACCCGTAAATTCGTGGAACTGTACCCAAAGTGCTGTTAAGCACCGCTGTTACGCTGAAAAGAAGACGCAACAGGAAAGGACGCTGACCAACAGATGGCCCCTTCTCGTTCATCTGGTTAATCACACCAGCGCCCTTACCTGTTGTGCCTCCCCGTTCCCTAATACACAGACGGGGACACTCTGCGGTCGATTTTTTGACGGGGGACGACTCATACCCCGTGGCGTCTGGCTTCTTAGGCCGCTACCATCATCAGATCATCGTTTGCATTTACTTTAATGGTCAGTTTCTAAACCGCCGCAAAGTCGCTAACCATGACGAAAACCCTGAAAAAAACGCCCACCCGAAGATGGGCAAACTGGAAGCTCGTAACGCACTTCGGTGTTGCCACTTAGGCGTATGGTCAACCTGGCAACTCGGCGTCATGAGGGGGAAGGAGTCACTACCCCGCCATACTTGCCGCCGCGCCTGTCGCGGCTAACAGCTAAATCGCTCTATAAATCACGATTCATTGAGGCGATATTACACTAATAAATTTATTAGAGCAATATTGCCATAACGTCATGAGCAACACCTCGAGTGTCCCCCTTACAAGACACAGAACGTCTGGCAAAAAGAGGTTCCACTCTGAAGCCACTGTCCTGATAAAGTTCTCTGATGTTTGGCGCGCCACTGTTAGTAATGAGAACCTTTGCACCTCGGCGATGAGCATCCGTCAACAGAGACGCCAGGCGTTTTTGCTCTTCAAACTTAAAGTCATGACCGGAATAGTTCGTAAATCCCTCTGTATTTGGGAGCGGTTCATACGGCGGATCGCAAAAGATGACATCTCCTTCTCCGGCAGCTTCAATCACCGCAGCAAAATCACCACATACAAACTCAGAACGCCCTTCCGCACCAAGGAAGGCTTCCATCTCCTGCAATGGGAAATACGGAGTTTTATACTTCCCATAACCGACATTGAACTCACCGGCTTGGTTGTAACGCGTCAATCCGTTAAAACAATGTCGGTTCAGGAACAAAAACGCCGCTGCGCGATGTAAATCATCATAGACTTGTTTGTTAAACGCATTCCGTACTGCCAGGTATCCTTCCTGCGTGTTGTAGTCCTGGAAGAAACGATGTGCCAGAGTGATAAGTGAATGCGCCTCGCGTTGCAGAGTCTTGTAAAAGTTAATCAGGTCAGCATTCACATCATTTAGCAGATTTTCCTGGTATCCGGCATTCATGAAGACAGCTCCGCCACCAACGAAAGGCTCAATCAGGCGCTTCCCTTCTGGCAAATAGCGAAAGATTTGTTCCAGAACACCAAATTTTCCACCAGCCCATTTGAATATGGACCGTTCGAATTCTGCCGCTGGTTTAACTTTTCGCTCTTTTGTTTCACTCCCTTCCTTCTGCCGACATGCAGCCTTGGCAATCCGATCGCCAATCCAGCGCATTACTGGTATCGCCATACTATTGCCGATCGCTTTGTAACGCGGTCCGTCAGCTGCAAGCATCGCGGCCTCTTCTTCGCTCAAATCAGGATAGTTTTTGCGAAGGTATGCCAGTTCATCTGAAGAAACTTTTTTACGCTTTTCCGTAGGGATCAATGTATGTCCATCAGGAAAACCTTGCAGCCTTTCACATTCGACAGGGATAAGACGGCGCATTCTACCGTCGACGAGCAATACAATTGGTGCTTCATGGTTACATGTCAAAGTTGGTGCCGAATTATCGGTTTTTATCTCAGCCCCTCCTTGCCCATGTGCCATGGCAACTATGTTTGTATCATCGCAAGATCTGATAGCGATGTTTGAAGTATATCTGGTAGTTTCCTTCCCCTCGCCTCTGCTCGGCGCAATATTCCGGCGCACGCCTTCGAACTCAAAAAGTACCGTTGCGGGATCGAGGTCTGTTCGAGCACTTGCGACAACAAACACGCGTCGGCGTCGTTGTGCCACTCCGAAGTATTGGGCATCAAGGATTCTCCAGGCCACCTTTCGCTGCGGTCCATAAATACAACCACACTGCGGCCACTTTGGAGCATGGCAACCGGTTTTGCCATCCCACCGCCAGAACGCGTTACTTTTTCCTGATTCAGGTCGATCACCTGGTTCAAATGGCGCATCTTCTCCAGCCAATCCGGCAAGGAAACATCCGAAGGCGTTATCTGCCGATGACAGGACTCCTGGGACATTTTCCCAGACGATAACTGTCGGTTTGAGGAAGGACTCAGACCGTTTGTCGTCAATTGCATTTGCAAGCTCCACATACTTCAAAGTTAGCGCGCCGCGTTCATCATCAAGCCCACCACGTAAGCCCGCGATACTGAATGCCTGACAAGGCGTACCCCCGACGAGCACATCAGGGGATTCGATTTCCCCAGCCAGGACTTTTTTGGCAAGTTTTGTCATGTCGCCAAGGTTGGCGACATGGGGCCAGCGGTGCGCAAGAACGGCAGATGGAAAAGGCTCGATTTCAGCAAACCACGCCGGACGCATACCCAACGGTTCCCAGGCAATACTCGCGGCTTCAATTCCACTGCAAACAGATCCATAGCACAGCTCTTTCACTGCTTAGCCTCTCCACCAAGGGCATTTACCAGAGCATCAACCAGGCACGAAATTTCACTGGTCAACAGGAAGAAATCTGCATCCAGTCGCTGCGCAACATCTTCACTATCAATATCAGAGTTCTGCTCAAGCAATTCATCCGCAAATTTGACGCTGGTAAGGCTGAAGTTATGGTCCAGTGTAAATTTAATGCGGTTCTGCCAGTCGAGTGCCAACTTAGTAACGAGCTTGCCAGCTTCCAGGTGTGTGGAAATTTCATCGCTTCCCAAATCCTGCTTTTTCACTCGGGCAATACCGCCATCCTCAAGCACTGCCTTAAGTTCTGCCGCATCCCCCATTTGAAATCCCTGTGGAGCACTACCATCACGTACCCAGTCGGTCAGCGTTAATTCAATGGGATTTTCAACACTCAGGGGAACAACAGGAAGAGAACCCAGAGACTTACGCATAAGCGCGAGCATATCCTCTGCCTGCCGCGCGCTGGCATTGATATAGATACGTTTAGTTGAACCGTCGTAGATCGCCTGGATAACAGAAAACTTTGAAAAAGCCCGTGGCAGAAGAGAATGCAGAACTTCGTCTTTCAGGGAGTCCTTCTCTGTTTTCTTCAGTTTACGCGCTTGTTCTTGCTCAAGTTTTTCAATTTTTTCTTGAATAGCTCGCTGGATAACCGGCGGGGGAAGAATTTTTGTTTCGCGCTTTGCTTCAACAAGGATAAAACCATTTCCATGCATAGCGATAACTTCGGAATTATCACCAAATGGAGATACAAAACCGAACTTGGCCATATCCTGACTACCGCATGGCGTGAAAAGGATCATTTTCTTTTTATCTTCTAAGTCGGTCAGATCCGCCTCACGAGAAAGTTTATAAATAGTAATGTTTTTCCAGTGCTTAAACATGTTGTAACCCTTGAATATCAACCACAGAAAGCTCGTCTTTGTAGAAAAAGGCCAGGTTGTGGCACCCCCTCGTTTGAGCGTATGAGCTGGGACCAATTTCGTTCTTCCAGACAAATGGCTTCAAATCCGTACGGCGAAGCATAAAAACGCGATTTGTTCCGCTCTGATTCCCAATGAGGCAAAAGCCTTCTTTCACCTTGATAGCCTGCAAGTTGTCGAGTTCACCGCTGGTTACACGGCTATCGAACTCCTTGCGGCTTATTAGCTCCATCTGCATCTGACGACTCCAAACAAATGCCCATTGAAGGGCGATGGCTGAATGGTACCGAAAATACGACATAAAAAACAATATTTATTAGAGCAATTTTGCAATAGTTGAACTCCATGTAGACCACAAACAACCTGAGTTAAAATAACGAAAATCAGAGCAAATAATTGGTGATGACGTGGCAAGTATTGCAACAAAAGACAGCATTTGTTCGGGGCACGGAGGATTCCCATCCAGGCCTCCTGTAGAGAGTGAACCACTACTTAAAGTCAACGGAGTCGAAGTGTTAGTTGATGGTAAGCAATATGCACAGCATACCGATGGAAACAGTACGCACGGTGGGCAAGCTATATCAACCAGGGCATGGTTTACCGTCAATGGTAAAGGGATCGTATGCGTTGGTGACCCTGTTTCATGCGGATCTACCGTAGCGTCCGGAGACGGCCTGGTTCAGGTAAGTTAGGAGATATCATGCTGGAAAAAGACTACCAGTTATCCGCATATAAAAAATTGGCCGCCGCCGGTGGGATGAAAACACCTGGTGCCATAACATCGGCACGAAACAGTGCTAACACAGCAAAACTGCTTGCAGAAGAATTGACCGGATTAATTCTGGATACAATTGTCTATCCCGACACTATTACCAGCTATGTTTCAACGATCAGAACAACCACAACCGGCTTAACGAACATTGGAGAACTGGCAACTAAGCACGCGGACCTGTTGGCTGGTTATGCAGATCTGTCAATGCTGCTTCAACTCGATATTGGTTGGGATGTTTACTGCCGTGCTAATGAGCGAGAAGTATCAGAACTGCCGATCTCTATTGCCATTGGTGATGTGACTATTACTAAATCGCTTGAGGACGCTGTAAACGCGCTTAATACATCGAGTAGGCAGCCTGGCGGCTGCGGCTTGTCATGGCCTGAAATTACCGTTATAAAAACAGACAATATCATTGTCTTTCAGGTAGTTATATGTCCCGTTCAGCTAAACCCCGTAAACGAAAACCTGCCCCTCAAAGAAGCAAACTTCCCCGCTATGTCGTGAAGCTTCACGACGATGACTTCTTTGACGAAGAAGACGCAGAAGCTCTGCGCTTTGATAATTTTGACGATGCCGTTGAGTGCTGCGCAGACCTGAATATTCCCTTCTTTGTGGATGCCGGAAACAAAAAGCTGGTCTTCTGGTTTGTTCGTGTCGATGACGAAGGGTATCCTGAAATAGCCCGCTGCACGGAGCGGGAGTTTGCGACCATTCTTGCCGGTATCAGCGCCGGCGGCATGTACTGCCCGGAGTGTGGCACGGTTCACTGGCCGGACGGAGTCCCCCCGCCTTCTGATGCTTCCCCGTTTTGCCGACATTTTTCAGCAGGGTAACCGCTGGCTTAACTGGCTGGAGAAACAGCCGGAAGGTTCAGTGCGTCCGGTGGTGACTGAGTCAGTGACAAAAATCATGGCATGCGGGACCACGCTGATGGGCTACACGCAATGGTGCTGTTCGTCACCGGACTGTTGCCACACCAAAAAGGTCTGCTTCCGGTGTAAAAGCCGCTCCTGTCCGCACTGCGGGGTGAAGGCTGGCGCACAGTGGATACAGTATCTGCTGAGCCTGGTCCCCGACTGCCCGTGGCAGCATATTGTGTTCACACTTCCCTGCCAGTACTGGTCCCTGGTGTTCCACAACCGGTGGTTACTGGCAGAGATGAGCCGCATTGCAGCGGATGTGATACTGGAAATCTGCCATCAGACAGATGTGGAGCCGGGGATATTCACGGTGATCCACACATGGGGGCGTGACCAGCAGTGGCATCCGCATATCCATTTATCGACAACTGCCGGTGGTGTGACGTCGGGCCACACCTGGAAAAATCTTCATTTTTACGCCCGTAAGGTGATGAGCATGTGGCGTTACCGGATAACGCGGCTACTGTCCCGGAAATACCCGGAGCTGGTGATACCGGATGAACTGGCAGTGGAAGGAAACAGCAAACGGGACTGGAATTGCTTCCTGGACACGCATTACCGCCGCGGCTGGAATGTCAACATATCCAGGGTGATGGATAACGCCACACATGTGGCGGTGTACTTCGGCTCTTACCTGAAAAAGCCACCGGTGCCGATGAGTCGGCTGGAGCATTATGCCGGTCAGGATGAAATCGGTCTGCGTTACAACAGTCACCGTACAAAACGGGAAGAATACCTGTTGATGAGTGGAGATGAGTTCATGGAAAGGTTCTCCTGGCATGTAGCAGATAAGGGGTTCCGTATGGTGAGGTACTACGGTTTCCTGAGTCCGGTGAAGCGCCGGTTACTGGAAGAAGTTGTGTACGTCATAACGGAGACGGTGAGAAAAACGGCGATGCAAATCAGGTGGAGAGGGATGTATCAGAGGTTACTGAAGGTTGACCCGCTGAAGTGCATTCTGTGCGGAAGTCAGATGCGTTTTACGGGGCTGAAGCGGGGTTACCGACTGGCAGAGCTGGTCCTGATGCATGAGCGACTTGGCACGACAGCAGGTGTGCGGCTGAGAGCCGCAGAGGGGAAGTTGCGTCCATTTTACCGGAAACGGAGCAAAAAACCGCCATTCATACCCTGTATCAATCAGTGTCATCCTGTTTAATAGTCGTTTCCGCTCATATGGTGCACAAGGGGTGTTGAAGAAACATCCGTTTTGTGGTGCTTTTTTAGTCTTTTGGGGATTTAAATTCCTATCGATCAAGTTTAGTCGCTGCTATGGGGGAGATTAACCAGACCCTTAACACTGGCTCAGGAAGCTCGTCAGGCTCTGGTTCAGGCGGCGGCACTGCCACTCCCCCACCAGCACTAACAGAAGAGCAAATTGAATCTCTGAAAGTAGCAACTGAACAGTTTGGGGTTGTTTTCAACCAGACAACAGCACTCACAACTGCGTTACAACAGCAGTATGAACGAGCGAATGAAAGCGCCAACGTAGCCATAACTGCTTATAACCATGCTATCGGTACCGCGCTTGCGGAAGCATCAGCAAATAAGGCCAGCACAGCCAGCGCAGTCGCCGCTTTGGTTCCTGATTCTGTTCTTGATGAATTAAACAAAGCGGCACGGTAACAAAGGACTTCATTGATAATTTTTCTTCAGGAGGAAGACATGTCATTCTTTTCTACGTTAAAAACAGCTTTGTCTTTGAAGGAGAAACTTGCTGCTACTGGTGTTCTTGTTCTGATTTGCGCACTTGTTGGTGCTGGGTTTGCGTGGGAACGTCATCAGCTAAAGCAAGCCATGGAGAAAATTGGCAGTCTTGATCAGGCTGTTAAGGAACGTGATAAGTCAATAATGGATCTTAACCAGACCATTGAGACGATGAACAAAGCAGAGCAACATTTTCACAGCCAGGAAGTGAAAAATGAATCAGAACAAGCCAAGTATGCTGACAGGCAAATGGAACGAAAAGCTGAAGTTCAGAAACAACTTGTTGCGGCGGGTAATGTTCGCCAGCGTATTCCTGCTGACACTCAGCGGTTGCTCCGGGAGTCGATCAGCGAATTTAACGCCGACGCCGACAAAGGTTAACCACCCTGCCCCAAAAAGTGCATTTATGTGCAGGATGCCAGAGTTTAGCAGTGAATATTTTGATGATCTGCCAGCGTATATCCTCGATACAGAAACGATGCTGATGGGGATTAACAGGAAGAATCGCAACGTTAATGATTACAACCGCGCTATCAGCGGTAACTAAAAGGGATTTTTATGTCTGATAAAGTAACAGTAAAGCAAACTATCAACAAAGCGACTTCAATCTACAAAATTGAGCACATCACTGTTGGCAAGCCAGGATCTGAACAATACCGTCATGCTTTCGAGCTTGCCGATCAGCTTGGTTTAAAACACCCGGATTGCATCGAGCATGTATTTCCGACCTATGCTGATGAGCAATGTACTCATGTTCTTACCGAAGAGGATTTTTTCAGCACTGAAGAACGAGAAGGCGTTGAGCGTTGCATTGGTGTGATTTGCTCTTCAGTGAGTTATGAGTTATTCCCTAATGTCCATGAAAATGGTGGTATTGGATACCAATTCCTGTACGAAGGCGATGAGCTTAAATGTTATGAACATGGTCTTCTTATCGAAAGCGTAGAATAATACCCTTCCTTCCAACCGGCTATGTTGGCCGGTTTTTCACTTATCCACATTATCCACTGGGTAGATCCAATAATTAGGTCCATACAGATCCCAATTAGATCCATATAGATCCCTGATCGTTGCAGGCCGCGCCACGTCTGGCTTAGAAGTGTATCGCGATGTGTGCTGGAGGGAAAACGATGTGTGCTGGAGGGATAAAAATGTGTGCTGACGGGTTGCTAATGTGTGCTGGCGGGATATAGGATGTGTGCTGACGGGAAAGCCTGGGTAGTTATCACCACTTATAAAAACTATCCACACAATTCGGAAAAAGTAATATGAATCAATCTTTTATCTCCGATATTCTTTACGCAGACATTGAAAGTAAGGCAAAAGAACTAACAGTTAATTCAAACAACACTGTGCAGCCTGTAGCGTTGATGCGCTTGGGGGTATTCGTGCCGAAGCCATCAAAGAGCAAAGGAGAAAGTAAAGAGATTGATGCCACCAAAGCGTTTTCCCAGCTGGAGATAGCTAAAGCAGAAGGTTACGATGACATTAAAATCACCGGTCCTCGACTCGATATGGATACTGATTTCAAAACGTGGATCGGTGTTATCTACGCGTTCAGCAAATACGGCTTGTCCTCAAACACCATCCAGTTATCGTTTCAGGAATTCGCTAAAGCCTGTGGTTTCCCCTCAAAACGTCTGGATGCGAAACTGCGTTTAACCATTCATGAATCACTTGGGCGCTTGCGTAACAAGGGTATCGCTTTTAAGCGTGGTAAAGATGCTAAAGGTGGCTACCAGACTGGTCTGTTGAAGGTCGGACGTTTCGATGCTGACCTCGATCTGATCGAGCTGGAAGCCGACTCGAAGCTGTGGGAGCTGTTCCAGCTTGATTATCGCGTCCTGTTGCAGCACCACGCCTTGCGTGCCCTTCCGAAGAAAGAAGCAGCACAAGCCATTTACACTTTTATCGAAAGCCTTCCGCAGAACCCGTTGCCGCTATCGTTCGCGCGAATCCGTGAGCGCCTGGCTTTGCAGTCGGCTGTTGGCGAGCAAAACCGTATCATTAAGAAAGCGATAGAACAGCTTAAAACAATCGGCTATCTCGACTGTTCAATTGAGAAGAAAGGCCGGGAAAGTTTTGTAATCGTCCATTCTCGCAATCCAAAGCTGAAACTCCCCGAATAAGTGTGTGCTGGAGGGCAGCTGCATTAAAAAAATGTGTGCTGCCGGGAAGGCTTGTCTAATTTCCCGTTTTTGATGTGCGCTGGAGGGGGACGCCCCGCAGTTTGCCCAGACTTTCCCTCCAGCACACATCTGTCCATCCGTTTTTCCCTCCAGTGCACATGTAATTATCTGCCTTTCCCTCCAGCACACATATTTGATACCAGCGATCCCTCCACAGCACATAATTCAATGCGACTTCCCTCTATCGCACATCTTAGACTTTTATTCTCCCTCCAGCACACATCGATGCTGCCGGGCAAGCCGTTCTCACTAGTTGATAGAGAGTGAAGCCTTGCTGCCCGTTGAAGCAGGAAATCACCAAAATGATTCAGGCTACAACCTGAACGTAGAAGAAATCCGCTTCGTTTATGCGTGGAGGATGCCAAAGCATGTTGTGACACACTTGGCAAAGGAGTAAACATGCAGAGAACGCTATGTACAAGCATCTACGCATACATTATTATTTTATGCAGCATTTTTAATTAAATTCAAAAATACAGCATAAAGGATGACTTTCGATGAGTGATTCCAGCCAGCTTCACAAGGTTGCTCAAAGAGCAAACAGAATGCTCAATGTTCTGACTGAACAAGTACAGTTGCAAAAGGATGAGCTACACGCGAACGAGTTTTACCAGGTCTATGCGAAAGCGGCACTGGCAAAATTGCCTCTACTGACTCGAGCGAACGTTGACTATGCCGTAAGTGAAATGGAAGAAAAGGGTTATGTTTTCGATAAACGCCCTGCTGGCTCTTCAATGAAATATGCGATGTCAATTCAGAACATCATTGACATATATGAACATCGCGGAGTGCCAAAATACCGGGATCGCTACAGCGAAGCGTATGTGATTTTCATCTCCAATCTTAAAGGCGGTGTGTCAAAAACTGTATCGACGGTTTCTCTGGCGCATGCAATGCGTGCCCACCCTCATCTTCTGATGGAAGATTTAAGAATTCTGGTTATTGACCTTGATCCGCAATCTTCAGCAACGATGTTTTTAAGCCATAAACACTCTATTGGTATCGTAAACGCAACATCTGCACAGGCTATGTTGCAGAATGTAAGCCGTGAAGAGCTGTTAGAGGAGTTTATTGTTCCTTCTGTTGTACCTGGGGTTGACGTTATGCCTGCGTCGATTGACGATGCCTTTATTGCATCCGATTGGAGAGAGCTGTGCAATGAGCATCTACCGGGTCAGAACATCCATGCAGTCCTGAAAGAAAATGTGATTGATAAGCTGAAGAGCGATTATGACTTTATCCTCGTTGATAGTGGTCCTCACCTTGACGCCTTCCTGAAAAATGCTTTGGCCTCGGCCAATATACTGTTTACACCTCTGCCGCCAGCAACTGTCGATTTCCACTCATCGCTTAAATACGTTGCCCGCCTTCCTGAGTTGGTGAAACTCATTTCTGATGAAGGCTGCGAGTGCCAGCTTGCGACTAACATTGGTTTTATGTCCAAGTTGAGTAACAAGGCAGATCATAAGTATTGCCATAGCTTGGCTAAAGAAGTGTTCGGTGGGGATATGCTCGATGTCGTCCTCCCTCGCCTTGACGGTTTTGAACGTTGCGGCGAGTCTTTTGACACTGTTATTTCAGCTAACCCGGCAACGTATGTTGGTAGTGCTGATGCATTGAAGAACGCGCGAATTGCCGCGGAAGATTTTGCTAAAGCAGTTTTTGACCGTATTGAATTTATCAGATCTAACTGAGGAGTAAGAAACCCCCATGTCAAAGAAAAACAGACCAACAATTGGGCGAACCCTTAATCCTTCAATATTAAGCGGATTTGATAGTTCTTCAGCCTCTGGCGATCGAGTCGAGCAGGTATTCAAGTTATCTACTGGTCGCCAGGCCACATTTATCGAGGAGGTAATTCCTCCGAACCAGGTAGAAAGCGATACCTTTGTTGATCAGCATAACAACGGGCGTGACCAGGCATCTCTTACGCCAAAATCATTAAAAAGTATCCGAAGCACTATTAAGCATCAGCAATTTTACCCTGCAATAGGTGTTAGACGGGCTACAGGGAAAATTGAAATTTTGGATGGTTCCCGGCGTCGAGCTTCTGCCATCTTAGAGAACGTAGGATTGCGGGTTTTAGTCACGGACCAGGAGATCAGCGTTCAGGAAGCGCAAAATTTAGCGAAAGACGTTCAGACAGCATTGCAGCACAGCATTCGAGAAATAGGTCTGCGTTTGATGCGAATGAAAAATGATGGGATGAGTCAGAAGGATATTGCAGCCAAAGAAGGGCTGTCTCAGGCGAAGGTCACGCGTGCTCTCCAGGCAGCGAGTGCTCCGGAAGAATTAGTCGCCCTTTTCCCTGTGCAGTCGGAATTAACCTTTTCGGACTACAAAACGCTTTGTGCTGTTGGCGACGAAATGGGGAACAAGAATTTAGAGTTTGATCAGCTTATTCAAAACATATCCCCGGAAATAAACGACATCTTATCCATTGAAGAAATGGCCGAAGATGAAGTTAAAAATAAAATCCTGCGCTTGATAACAAAGGAAGCCTCACTACTCACGGATAAAGGTTCTAAAGATAAGTCCGTAGTTACTGAATTATGGAAATTTGAGGACAAGGATCGCTTTGCAAGGAAGCGCGTGAAAGGCCGTGCATTTTCTTATGAGTTTAATCGACTCTCAAAAGAGTTACAGGAAGAACTCGACAGGATGATTGGGCATATCCTTAGAAAGAGCCTCGATAAAAAGCCGAAGCCTTAAACTTTCGCCATTCAAATTTCACTATTAACTGACTGTTTTTAAAGTAAATTGCTCTAAAATTTCAAGGTGAAATCGCCACGATTTCACCTTGGATTTTACCTTCCTCCCCTCCTCCCGAAAAAAATAAAAATTTGCTTGTCACGAGAAAGTCAACAAGTGACTTTCAATAAAATCTCTTCCGAAAAGGGATTCACACAAGTGCCTTGTGTTTAAGGAAGAGTAAATTGAGTAACTTACGCGAATACCAGAATCGTATTGCAGATATCGCAAAACGCTCTAAAGCTGTGCTTGGCTGGGCAAGCACTGCGCAGTTCGGTACTGATAACCAATTCATTAAAGATGATGCCGCGCGTGCCGCATCTATCCTTGAAGCTGCACGTAAAGACCCGGTTTTTGCGGGTATCTCTGATAATGCCACCGCTCAAATCGCTACAGCGTGGGCAAGTGCACTGGCTGACTACGCCGCAGCACATAAATCTATGCCGCGTCCGGAAATTCTGGCCTCCTGCCACCAGACGCTGGAAAACTGCCTGATAGAGTCCACCCGCAATAGCATGGATGCCACTAATAAAGCGATGCTGGAATCCGTCGCAGCAGAGATGATGAGCGTTTCTGACGGTGTTATGCGTCTGCCTTTATTCCTCGCGATGATCCTGCCTGTTCAGTTGGGGGCAGCTACCGCTGATGCGTGTACCTTCATTCCGGTTACGCGTGACCAGTCCGACATCTATGAAGTCTTTAACGTGGCAGGTTCCTCTTTTGGTTCTTATGCTGCTGGTGATGTTCTGGACATGCAATCCGTCGGTGTGTACAGCCAGTTACGTCGCCGCTATGTGCTGGTGGCAAGCTCCGATGGCACTAGCAAAACCGCAACCTTCAAGATGGAAGACTTCGAAGGCCAGAATGTACCAATCCGAAAAGGTCGCACTAACATCTACGTTAACCGTATTAAGTCTGTTGTTGATAACGGTTCCGGCAGCCTACTTCACTCGTTTACTAATGCTGCTGGTGAGCAAATCACTGTTACCTGCTCTCTGAACTACAACATTGGTCAGATTGCCCTGTCGTTCTCCAAAGCGCCGGATAAAGGCACTGAGATCGCAATTGAGACGGAAATCAATATTGAAGCCGCTCCTGAGCTGATCCCGCTGATCAACCACGAAATGAAGAAATACACCCTGTTCCCAAGTCAGTTCGTTATCGCGGCTGAGCACACGGTACAGGCAGCGTATGAAGCACAGCGTGAATTTGGTCTGGACCTGGGTTCCCTACAGTTCCGCACCCTGAAGGAATACCTGTCTCATGAACAGGATATGCTGCGTCTTCGCATCATGATCTGGCGTACTCTTGCGACCGACACCTTTGACATCGCTCTGCCGGTTAACCAGTCCTTTGGTGTATGGGCAACCATCATTCGTGGCAAATTCCAGACTGTATATCGCGACATTATTGAGCGCGTTAAATCTTCTGGTGCGATGGGGATGTTTGCTGGTGCTGATGCAGCATCTTTCTTCAAACAGTTGCCGAAGGATTTCTTCCAGCCAGCCGAAGACTATATCCAGACTCCGTATGTTCACTACATCGGTACCCTGTTCGGTAACGTGAAAGTGTACGAAGTACCTGCTGGTATTTGTAAGAACTTAACGACAGAGAACATTCAGTTCAGCTCGATGGATGTGCTGTGCTACGTCCGTGATGAAAATCCGGGTAAAGCAGGCTTCGTGACTGGTGATGCTGTCCCGGCTATCCCGTTCCAGCATCCGACCACTCCGGCGCTGGTCAACCGTACCACACTGTGGGGTTCGGCTATCAACGATATGCACCCACGCAACGGCGCTGATTACTTCACTCGTGTAACGCTGACAATGGCCAAAAAAGGCGGGCTTAACTTCATTAGCGGCGACACGATTGATGCCGGTGACTCTGAGTAATCAGGGGAAGTTCTCCGTTTAACATAGCGCCCCCGTGCGGGGCGCATAACAGGGAAAGTTATGTCTCAATATTCAATTCAACAGTCATTAGGTAATGCATCCGGCGTCGCGGTTAGCCCGATCAATGCCGATGCGACGTTATCTACCGGTGTTGCATTAAATAGCAGCTTGTGGGCTGGTATTGGCGTATTTGCGCGTGGCAAGCCGTTTACTGTTCTTGCGGTTACTGAGTCCAATTACGAAGATGTTCTTGGCGAACCGCTGAAGCCGTCTTCCGGCTCACAGTTTGAACCAATTCGCCATGTGTACGAAGCTATTCAGCAAACGTCTGGTTATGTTGTCCGTGCTGTTCCGGATGATGCGAAGTTCCCGATTATTATGTTCGATGAATCAGGCGAACCGGCTAACAGTGCGTTGCCATACGGTTCTGAAATTGAACTTGATAGCGGCGAAGCCTTTGCTATCTACGTTGATGATGGTGATCCGTGTATTTCACCTACCCGTGAGTTAACCATCGAAACGGCAACAGCGGACAGCGCGGGTAATGAACGCTTCCTCTTAAAACTGACCCAGACGACTTCGCTCGGCGTGGTAACGACCCTGGAGACACACACTGTGTCTTTGGCGGAAGAAGCGAAAGATGACATGGGCCGCTTGTGTTATCTGCCTACGGCTCTGGAAGCCCGTTCTAAATATCTGCGCGCGGTTGTTAATGAAGAGCTGATTTCGACAGCGAAAGTAACAAACAAAAAATCGTTGGCGTTCACTGGCGGTACCAACGGCGATCAGTCGAAAATCTCAACCGCTGCGTACCTGCGTGCGGTTAAAGTGCTGAATAATGCGCCGTACATGTACACCGCTGTTCTTGGCTTGGGCTGCTATGACAATGCGGCTATCACCGCATTAGGTAAAATCTGTGCAGATCGCCTGATTGATGGCTTCTTTGATGTCAAACCGACATTGACGTACACGGAAGCGATCTCTGCTGTTGAAGATACCGGTTTACTTGGTACCGATTATGTAAGCTGTGCTGTCTATCATTTCCCGTTCTCCTGCAAAGACAAATGGACCCAATCCCGCGTGGTCTTCGGTCTGTCTGGCGCGGCGTATGCGGCGAAAGCTCGTGGCGTCAAGAAAAACTCCGATGTCGGCGGTTGGCATTACTCACCGGCTGGTGAAGAACGTGCCGTCATTGCTCGTGCATCACTTCAACCGCTGTATCCGGAAGACACCCCGGACGAAGAAGCTATGGTCAAGGGCCGACTCAATAAAGTATCTGTAGGTACTTCGGGCCAGATGATCATCGATGATGCTTTAACTTGCTGCACGCAGGACAACTATCTGCATTTCCAGCACGTCCCATCCCTGATGAATGCAATCAGCCGTTTCTTTGTCCAGTTAGCCCGACAGATGAAGCATAACCCGGACGGCATTACTGAGTCTGGCCTGACTAAAGGGATGACCAAACTTTTGGATCGCTTTGTCGCCTCCGGCGCTCTGGTGGCTCCTCGTGATCCTGATGCTGACGGTACAGAACCGTATGTGCTGAAAGTTACGCAGGCGGAATTCGATAAATGGGAAGTAGTCTGGGCCTGCTGCCCGACTGGCGTAGCCCGTCGTATCCAGGGCGTACCGCTGCTTATTAAGTAAGGAAATACAATGAGCAAAAACTTTTTTCAATCCGGGGCATTTTTGGGGAATGGACTGTCCCGTTTCGCTTTGAACTCTGATCCTGTGCAGCTGATGGAGTCTGCCCGAGCAAGCGCTGAACCGCCAACAGATCCGGTTATTAATAATAATCCGGAACCGGCGGCACAGACTAACGATAACGTTCCATCTGCCCCGGCTCCTGAGCAAATCCTGGAAGGGAAAGACGGTAAAGAATGGACCGTCGAACAGGCGCACCAGATGATTCTGGAAGCTGCAAATCGAAGTGCTATGCAGAATGCGTTGAGTGATGCGGCCGACGCCGTTTTCGCCTGGGCTGATAGCGGTGATCTGACTTTCGACTCCCTTGATGGTTTCGTTCAGGCTATCGCTGGTATCTCTGATGACGACGACTCCGAAGTTACAGAAGAACAGGACGATGCCTATAACGAAGCATGGGCAAATGTTGCTGACTTCCTCGCAGCATGCGGTGTAGATGATGACCTGATCGAAGCACTGGCTGACGATGAAGACGACGACGCAGCTGCTGATGTTGGTGCCTCTATCGCTGGTTTAGATAGCGACGACCGCGACGAACTGGAAGCGGCGTTTGTTGTTGCTGGCACTTCTGATGAAATGCTGACTGAAGCATTTAAGAAGGTTGTTCGTAATGGTGAGATCAAACTCATCCGTAAACGCCTGCGTAAAAAACGTCTGACTGCGGCTCAAAAATCGGCGCTGAAAAAAGCGCGTCGAAAAGCCCAGACCGGCGCGGCAAAACTTGCCCGCAAAAAGTCAATGAAACTGCGCCGTAAGCGCCTTGGCTAAAGGAGGAGGCCGGAGAACTCCGGCCTTTAACTTGAATGGCACCTATACCTTATGGGGTTTACAGCCAGGCTGACGGTGTATCGCCATTTCTGAAAGTTACTTTAACGAACTCTCAGTACCAGGTTACCGGATATATCAGCCAGGGGGCAGCAATGAACATGGCCCAGAATTGGGAAGCGCCGTTTACCGGTATGTCCATGGGGTCTGTTGCTGGTGCTTTCAGTGGTTTTGCGCAGGTTGGTACTGAAACAACGTCGGTGGCCCGTTGGAACAGCTTAATGGTTTGGGAGGGGGGAACACCGCCGACTTTCACGCTGCCAGTAACTTTCATCGCTTTGTTTGACCCATTCACGGAGGTTTCAGGAGCTATCGCCGCATTGTCAGCGATGATTAGCCCGGAACTTAAAGATGCCAGCATTGGTGGTCGAATCCCGGAGCGTGTGACGCTAAACATTGGTCGCCGGATCAACATCATTGATGTCGCTATCCAGGACATAAGTTTCGATCTCGATGCGCCCAGGGACAGCAATGGGCATTTCCTGAAAAACACCGTCAACCTCCAGTTGACCGGTTCTTCGATATATAACAGCTCCGATATTGTTCGGGCGTTCCAGTAAAAGGATTTTATATGGGGCACAATAACACTAAGGGAAACCGTAAATTTATTAAGGGCCGCTATACTGCCAACGCGGCCAAAGGCGAACGACTGGTATCTTCTGAATTCCAGCTCACTTTTGCAGGCCATGAAGATATCAGCGTACTGGTTCGCACGTCGCAAATTCCTGAAATGACCCGCGAGGATGTGGAGGACTATGGTCCGAATGGTGTGAAGTTCAACCAGCACGGTCCAATTCGAAACTCTGGGGAAATCCAGGTCCAGTGCGTGGAGACTATCGAAGGCGATATTCTTCAGTTCATTAAAGATCGCATTGCGGCGAAGGACTATGTTGATATCACGATGGCTGCGACCCCTGAATCCAAATCTTCCGGGGTTAACGCTGTGACAAAAGCTGCTACAACAATTGAAATGTTGGACTGCAAAATCTACAGTGATGCAATCGACTTTAGTACCGAAGATGTGACTGCCGCTGTGCGCCCGTCACTTCGTATCGTCTACAACTGGATTGAGTGGGATTAAGAGTCATCCCTTGTATTTTAAAGCTCCTTCGGGAGCTTTTTTATTTGGAGAGGAAAGGGTGCATTGAGGATACCTGACACACGAAGAGTGGCGAGGATCTCTCCCCGCCAGGTCTCTTACCTTTCAGATTCGTAGGCTGTGAAGACAGTGACCTCCGTCTGGGCGGTTCGGATTCGTACCTCGCAGAGGTCTTTCCTCGTTACCAGTGCCGTCACAATGACGGTTAAACAGATGACGATCAGAGCGATTAACATCGCTTTTTGCTGCTTCATAGCCTGCTACTCCTTGACCTTTTGGTCGGTAAGAGGCTAATCTACGTATGCTAAGCATAGATATTGCCTCAGATTAATGTTAAGCGTCTTGCAGGACGCGTAATGTTATCTGGGGCTTTCTTCTATCTGCTTTTCGGGTAATGCCTGAAGCTGATAGCCTCAAGCACCCGCAACGATTGTATCAATGTCTGGCTTTTTTTCTATAGAAATCACCTGGAAGGGTGAATATCCACATCAGAAGAAATGTTGCAGCAAACATGATCCCTAATGGCCAGACCGCGCCAAAGAAAATCCATTCTAAGATCTCCTCTGCTTGTTCTTTGCGGTCGATATCGACAAGCATTTTTCGGCTGATCATGTATACACAGAAGCCAATACAAACATATCCTGCAAAAGCGATCGCTAACTGTAAAAAATCAGATTGCATCTCCGACCTCAAACTGAAAACGCCAGGTGACTCCAGATTAGAGCAATCTATCACCCTCTGAATCCTGCCGGTATACCCCATTGTTCGTTATCTTTATTTTTGGCTAAAACCGCATTAAGAGCTTCGTTTACCGTCATGCAATGCGGCAGATTATCGAAGTTTGATACCCCGCCAATATCAGGAGAACGCTTGTTCTTCAGGTAAGCATATTTCCGCGCTGCCGCCTCTACTTTCTGCTTGAACTCATGTTTTTGAGCGCGTTTTTTGGATAACCGCAGATTGTCAGCCTTTGCTTTTGCCTCAGCGATCCAGGAAGTCAAATTTTTGAGCCTGGTCGTTCCGGCACCGCCGGAAACTGATCTTTCTGTTTTTTTAACTTGTGACTTCTTATTCTTTATTGCCACGTCATCCTGACAGGGGGAGGGGGTATCATTTTGACATGGGGGTGTGGATAAAAAATTAAATAAAGCCAATGTCTTAGCGAGAACAGCTTTAACCTTGGTTGCCGCTGAAGAGATCTTTAATTTGCTTTCAATCAGCGCATTTTTGGCTTGTTGTGCGAAGGCCAAAAAGGATGGTGTAAACCGGTACAGGTTAGCGCGACGTTCACGGTGATCGCCGATAACAATCTCTACAGACAGAATTCCTTTGTTTACAGCTTCACGGAATGCACGAACGACGGTTGATTGGCTATAACCAGTTTCTGCCGCGATCAGGCGGTGAGGCTTGTGAATGAAGTATTCACTGGTTGTTGCCGCTAGATTTGCACATTGCGACAGGATATGCCCGGCGCTACGGGATAGACCGGAGTGTGTTACAAAGCAGGCCAATTCATAGCCAGAAAAAGTAAAATCGCTCATCGTTATACAGCTCAGGAAAGTGACTTTAGCCAGCATTACAATGCTGGTGGTTCTTACTACGTCTGTTAGCGCGTTGCCGCGACAGGTACCAGCACACCAGTATCAAGCAATCGCTTCATCAGCCACTGCTGACCTTTGCCGGTTATACGAGTCGTGAAAGAAATCCTGATTCCATTGCTTGTATCGATCACGGTTTCTTTAAGGGTGAAATACCCACGGGATATGTATTCTTGTTTGGGGACGTTCCTGCGTTCACCGGTTGCGATCAGAATTCCGTTATCACGCAACCAGGTGAAGAGATAGTTTTGGCCCAGACCGAGCACTTTGGCATAGTTGCCGATTAGAACCCCGCTGGCGGTAGCAACGCGTTCGGCGAATTCGACTTTAGGTGCATCCATAAGCATTTTTTGTTCCAGCCGTTGCTTTTGCTCTGCCAGGTCGGCAGCCAAACGGAGAGCTTCAGGGAGACTCTGCGGAATAGCAGGTTGTAATCTTCCGGCTCGATAGTCGATAAATGTCTGGTTTACCTTCAGCCGAAACGCGGGAGAAATCCAACCAGCGTACTCCACTGCGAGCAATTCATGGGCAAAAGTGCCGCCGCCACGGCCTTCGAACGAAACTATGCAATTCTGCATAGTTTCTTTTTCAAGCTCTTCGATGAGCTGTTTAGCTGACAGCGTTCTTAGCCATTGAGCTGGCGCTTTATGGGCACCGAGTCCGCTCGCTCTGTGTAGAGCATTAAGGTTGTAACGGCCAGCGCGGTCGGTCGTAATTTCAACACCACAAATAACGGGCAGAGTGGTTGAAGGATCGACATTTTGATGAAGGTTTGATATATTCATATCCGCATTGAATGTTTGTTGCATTTTTTCTCCAAATTTGCATCAACCTTCAATCACCAGCTCGAAATGGTGATTCTTTGCACTTAGAAAACGAAATTTATTAGAGCAAATTTTTCTGACTCGATCCAGATCGGGTTGGACGATCTGCTCAGAAACCTGCCAGTTTGCTGGCAGGTTTTTTTCTTTTGTTAACCTATTGCTACTGGTTTTAACAAACCAGCATCAAGTAGCTTGCGAGTTAACCACTGCTGGCCTTTACCCGTTAATTGGGGCGTCAGCCGTATCTGGTAGCCATTTTCATCATCCAGCACCACTTCTTTCACCGTGAAATACCCGGCGTTGATGTACTGTTGGCGCGGTACGTTTTTGCGCGCTCCAAAAGCCATGAGAATGCCATTCTGGCGCAACCATGAGAAAAGGGCGTTTTGCTTAAGTCCAACGACCTTTGCAAAGTTCCCGATCAGGATTCCATTGGCCACTGATACCCGGTCGGCAAAATCGACTTTAGGGGCTGCGGCCACCAGCTGTTGTTCCAACTGCATTTTCTGTTCTGCTAACTCGGCAGCCAGGCGTAGGGCTTCTGGTAATGTCTGGGGGATCGATGGGGTAGGGGAGTTTGCCTGCTGTAATTCTTCCAGTTTGTCGATCAGCGAACGGCGGACCGCTTTTGACTCGCGCGCGGCAACTCGCAGGGCTTGTTTGTAGGTCATGGTGATGACCTCAAAAGAGCGCCCAGCCCTTGTGCCATGGGATTTTGCACTTTTTGTGTAAAATTCACCTTCAAGTTCATCGAGTATTTTTTCGATGAATTTATTGTTTCTAACCTCTGGTTCTCCACATAACTTGCGTGCCTCATTGACCATCTTCAACAATGTTTGGCTGTCGATTGTGTCTCCGGTGTTGGGGATGATATTCACGGCTGGTGCTGGCGTAGCTGACGTAACAGGTGCTGTTTTTTCAACATTCAAATTATTACCGGTCATTCTATGTGCCTCCTTTCTTATTTCTGCTGCCACTGTTGCGTAACGTAGACGTCCTTGTTCAATCAAATAATCCCTGATCTCGGCTATCAGTAGCTTGTTGATCACAGCCTTATCTGTTCGGGTATAAAAACGCCTGGTTATCATGAAATAGTTGGCAATTGCGCCGGGGATCTCCCGTGTCGGCATACAGGTTGTATGCAGGGCGATCGCTTCGGCTATTTCATTACGGGTGACGAGAGGTTTTTTCATAAACCCCCCTGAACGTCGGCAGAGAAGGGGAGGTTCCAGTAACTAAGTGAATTGCGCGAGTTAGTTGAAAAACGGGCAGTAAAAATGCAGGGGCCATCAGGCAATTGAGAGCGTGCTTCGTCTTCTGTTGCTGCGATGACGAAGTGATAGTGGTGTTTTTTGCAGGAATAGAAACGCCAGATGAATTCTTGGCGTGCGCAAGGATTGGCATTAACCATAGTTACGGCCTCACAATCAGGTTTAACAACCTGCTACCCGCTGCTAAACAGGTGGCAGGACGTGACGGGGTTAGCAGACTGGCGATTGTGAAACCAGCAGGCCGAAGCCTCCCCATCACGCCCCACCATAATTTGGGCGTAACGCGGTTTTACGGACACAAAAATACCGCAATATCGGATATCTGCGGCTGTCCGCACAATCATTCAGGCTGCTAAACCCGGTCGCAGAATTTGCTACGACGGCGAAACTATAAGCCTGAACGATTAAAAGGTCAATATGATGCGAAAAGATAGCATTCGCGACTTAAAAATACAAATTTATTAGAGCAGGTTAGTGTCGTGCAATAGATATATTATTTGTGATGAAAAATAATGCAGAGGGATATTGTAACTTTAAGATGGATATCAATAGTCGATGCATAAATTAAGTTAGCAATAAACTATTAACTTAAGAAATAATGCAGATGGTGAACTTGTCTCTGACTTTTCAGCTATACACAATAAGTTAGGGATAGCTTATAAAAAGTTGATTAATTGATATAAGTCAATGGGAGTATTCTTGTTTACTTTCCGTTCTCGTGGTAACTTCTCGCCGGTTTTTGTTTTTCTGGGATGATTCTTATGTCTAAAAAGTATACTTTATGCGCTCTTGTTGTATCTGCAATTCTTCTTTCTGGGTGTCAATCTAGCGGTGCTGATTATGCTGCCGATGTTTATGATACCGCTCAATTGAATTCGAAGCAGGAAACAAAGACAGTCAATATTATCTCTGTGCTTCCAGCTAAAGTGAAAGTTGATAATAAAGCTAATAAAGAAGCGGCACAGACATTTGGTGCGGTACTGGGAGCTGTTGCTGGGGGCGTTGCCGGTTATAATGTTAAAGGCACATCGACACTGGGTGCTGTAGCTGGCGGTACTGGTGGTGCGGCTCTTGGTGCAGCGGCTGGTTCTTTGGTTAGTGATAAAACAATTGTTGAAGGTGTTTCACTGACTTATAAAGAAGGAACTAAGGTGTTCACTTCAACTCAAGTTGGTAAAGCATGCCAGTTTACAACGGGGCTTGCTGTGCTTATTTCAACTAAAGATAATGAAACTCGAATTCAGCCAAATGCTACTTGTCCAGAAAAGAAATAATTTATGAATAAAATTATTTTATTTCTAATCTTTTCTACGTTTAGTGTAGGCACTGCCTTGGCTAACTCGTTGCAAAGTCAAATTGCTGCTATTGCTCAAGCGGAAAATGAAGGGCGAGCTAAAGAGCAGCAAGCTGAGGATGCCAGAAAAGAACTTATTCGCCAACAAGCACAAGCTGAACGTATTAGAAGAGAAAAAGCAGCATCTGCCGCTGCTGCACGCGAAAAACAGCGTGTTGCTGCAGAAAATGAACGTAGAGCGAAACGAGAAGCCGAGCTAGCAAATGACAAGAAGCGAGATCAAGCTTATGAGGATGAGCTTCGCAAGCTGCAACTCGAAAGCATGAAACTCGAACTGCAAGCAAAAGCGGCTCGTGTCCAGCGAGAAAACGATTTTATAGAGCAGGAGTTGAAGGAGAGAGCAGCTAAGACAGATGTAATTCAGTCTGAGGCTGATGCAAATAGAAATATTTCTACAGGAAGTAAAGATTTACTGCAAAGCGAAGGAAAAGCTAGAGAGAAGAAAGCTAGCAGTTGGTGGTAGTAATCACTACGATTGCGAGCATACTGTCACAAATGACAACTCGTAGAATCTGTTAACAAACTAGATTCTACGAGGTTTCAATGACACCACGACAATTACTCGAAGACGTCAAATCCCGCTTCACACCTTTGATTGCGGATGAACCTGCCTTACTGGAATCCCTGCTAAGAAAAGCATTGGGAACCTACCAGGATAGGGCGGGACACATCAAGCGGATACGCTTCACTGATCAGACCTGTAAATCACTTGCTTGCCCTGCTGATTTTCTTGCGCTCGTATCGGTTACGGATCATACCGGCGATCTTGTCTACTCCGATGTTTACGATGGGAATATCGAGCTTGAAGATACTCATCGAGCGGTATACCCGCTGAATGTGTCATATCTGGCTAATTTACGTGATATGGATCTGGATAATGGGGAAGTGCCACCTGAAATCATTGGGTTACTTTCTGACTATCTGGAAGTGTTAATCGCGATACCTAACACTGATCGCCTGCGAAGAATATCTATCGCGGGGAAACTCGATGCCAGCAATTTATCCGACGAGAACACGCTGTATCAGCGAAAGCTGGATCTGGAAGAGAAAATGAGCGCAACAAGGGCAATTATCCCGGGGATTGTTCTTTTCTCATCCATGTTGAAGTGAGGGGGCTGATATGGGGCTTAATGTTGCTTCAGTAAAGTCTTATGTATCTTCGGCATTAACGACGACATTATTTGGCTCCGGCGTTGGTGAGCGGGAAGTTGGTAAGCTGACGTCAATCATCATGAACAAAATGCTGTTCGCGCAAGGATGGCAGTTCTCTGTCGAAGTTGATGGACTGGAGGGGGCAGACTTCTTTGCCAAAGACATTACCTACCACGATTACAGCATCGAATATGAAACGATTAAAATCGGCGGAGGGAATATCCTTCAACCAACGGAGCGTTCGCCTGGGCAGATAACAATGATGGTCAGGGATACCGTTGATGGCCTCGTTTTGGACTGGTTTAAGACGGCAAAAAGTCGGGTGATCAATCCGGACGGTACCGGGAATATACCGTCTAAATATTTGCTCAATGTGCGTATTTATCGGTTGCTGTCTTCCGGCTTAACCAAACTGGAAAATGAGATGACGGTATTCCCGGTCACTACCGGCGATGTCACCTATGCGCGAGATCAGGTTACTGAATTTAAGTCATTCCCAATGACCTTCGCATTGCACAGCACGTTTAACCAATCCTCAAGTTCTTTGGCTTCCCTTCTGGGCTTTAGCTTTTCTCTTTGAATTAAGGAGCAAGGATGCTTTTACCTCTTTTCCCGCTACCATCGCGGCCAACTGAATTGATCCAGTTCCGTCAGCCAAATATTGCTGATGCGATGCGTTTCAACTCGATAACACCGGAGGAACAAGAACAACAGACAACGGCGTATTTAAAAGCCTTGCTTGCTGAACCCGCGAAACATGATCCCCTGACATGGACGGCGCAGGACCGGATTACCGCGTTATGGTGGATATTTACCGGCTCCCGTGAAACACCGGTCGAGACATTCACCTACACCTGTAAACATTGCGGTAAAGAGCATTATTACGATTGCGATATGAATGCTCTGGCTGAAGATATCCAGGTCCTGGAAGTGGAACCTTTCATTGACGATATTGAGGTGTCTGTAGAGGGAGTACCTTATCAATGGCGTATCGTGCCGCTTGATGGTTGGGCAATGGAAATGCTGGAGATGCGCCGTGCAGCATTGCCACCTGAAGACGACGCGGAATTCAAAGAAGCGATCGTTGATTTGCGTTTTTGGGAATTCGCTTATCAGTGTGAGCTTTATAACGATGTTAGCGGTACTCGTGAAGATCAGGCTGAGCGTCGTTATGAAACGATTAAACGGATGGCCATTGATACTGAATTTATGAAGCTGGCGGCACACATCCGACTGGCTCATGAAAAGCTCGAACATGGTTTACCGTGCTACATCGATAAAGGTGAAATGCGTCTTCGTCTCCCGCCGCATAAATGCCCAAATCAGGATAAAAAGGAGTCCACAGAGGGTGCATATACCCGTCTGTGGGTGCCCTTTCGGGCTACCGACTTCATTCCACAGGTGGGGATTGAAAAGCTATCAGACCTTAGTGTCCAACCTGGTTTTGTATGGGGGTATACCGATTCAGGACGCTGAAAGGCTTACTGAATCCTATGCGTTTTTCCTGTTGGAGAAACTGGAAGAAAAACTTAAACCGAAACGGTAGGCGATAAGATCATGGAAAGAAAAAACGCCAATATTGACGATGTTATAAGGACAGTTGAAACCGCCAGCGCGAAAGAGCTGGAAGAGCTTGCAGGTATTCGGGAAGCTGTTGAAGATTTGAAAGGGGAACGAGTTGCAACTGTTGATCCTGTCTCTCGCAGTGTGTCGGCATTAAATCGCACAATCGAAAATTCACGTCCTGACTTTGTGACCAATGCGCCATCAGTGGACTCTATTGTTGACGCAATGAAACGGCTTAATTTAGGGGACGTTTCTCGTATACGGGAGGACAAAGTCACTAACCGTGAACAGCAGGCTGCACCAACAGCGCACAATCCCCCAAATAGACGAAGAGAGGCAATAACAGAGGATGTTAAAGCACAGCGGTTAGAAACGGTCAAACTCGATCGTGATTTGAAAGGGGAACGCGTTGCAACGGTTGACCCAGTATCTCGCAGTGTGTCGGCATTAAATCGAACAATCGAAAATTCCCGGCCAGACTTTGTGGCCAATGCGCCATCAGTAGACCCTATTGTTGATGCAATGAAACGGCTTAATTTAGGGGACGTTTCTCGTGTAGTTCAGGAGGGCATTGCTCAACAGGAACAGCAGGCCAAATCAACTACACCAAAGGGTAAAAAACGACGCAGGAAGGCTATACCAGAGGATATAAAGGCACAACGGACCGAAGCAGCCGAACACGCTCGCAAAATGTTCGATCAAAAAGGCGGTGCGCAAAAAAGCCAAAACCAACGCGATGCGCGTGGTCGTTTTATTGGAAAGTCAGGGAGTAAGGCCGCAGCGGAAGATGCCCGTGCTGAACGTGCTGAAAAGGCCAGGCGCAAAGAGGATGATGAGCGTCTAAATGCTGAATCAGGTTTATTAAAAAAACTGTCAAAAGTAGCTGAAGGCATAGGTAACCCTTCAGAGACTCGTGCCGTCGATGCGTTAGGTTATGCCGTTGCTGGTCCATTGTGGGCAGCAGGGAAGGAGCTTGGCGGGATATCAAAAGAAGTTGGTGGATCGCTTAATGGTGCCAGAAAGTCTATTGCCGATGTGATTCGTGGCAATGACGATAACAGCCGTAGAAAAGGTTTTTTTAGGCGTAAATCGCAAAATAGTGCCGATGTCGTTCAGGTTAACACCCAAAAACGGACGGTTCAGGAACTTCAGGAGCAGACCAGCGAAATTAAAGAGGGCAATGACAAGATTCTCAGCGCCCTTGATCAGATAGCCAAAAACACCGGGAAAAAGAAGGGCGGCTTGCTGTCCAAACTATTTAGCCTGTTAGGGAAGGGGGCCGGTGGTATTGCTTCCCTTATTTTTGGCCGTGGGGTACTAAAGAAAGTTGGCTCGATGGCACTAGGCGCTTTAGGTATAAAAAAAGTTGCAAGCTTATTGGGCTTTGGTGGGAAAAAAGCTGCTGCCAAAGAAGCTGGCGAATTGGCTACTCGCGGTGCCGGAAAACTTGCAACTAAGGGATTGGGGAAACTAGGTGTTAAGGCTCTTGCAAAGGGGGCTTTACGCGCAATTCCGCTAGTCGGCACGGTGGCTGGAGGTATCTATGATGCGGTAACCGGTTGGAATGATACAGAAGCACAACGTCGGACCTTTGGGCTTAAGGATGGGGAAGATCCATCTTTTCAGCAAAAAGCGGCTTATACACTGGCTAACGTTCTCGATATGGGAGGACTGGTATCTGGTATTAGCAGTGCCATTGGCGGCGTTCTCAAATCACTTGGATTTGAGGATATCGGCAATATGTTGCAATCATTTTCGACGGAAAGTATTGCCCAGGCCATTGATAGTGGGATTACCAATTTAGAAACATATATTTCTAACCTTGGTGATACTATATCCACGACATTTAGTGATTATACTGCAAAGATTGGTGATGCTATTTCAGCATGGTTCAGTGACACAACAAAGAACCTGAACGAAAAATTAGACGCCATCAAAAACTTCTTTACTGTCGATAACCTGAAACAGGTTTTCAGTGATGCAATTGATAGTGCAATTGATTTCATTAAGAACCCAGGGAAATACATTAAAGAAGCTGGCAGTAATCTATGGAGTGCCGCAAAAGAGCTTTCAGGTGAGGTTGCAGATGCCGCTGTTCAGAGCACCCCTGTGGCCTGGGTTGCATCAAAGCTAGTCAACAAAGCGGATGCGAAAGAGGTTACACCTGAATTAAAAACACCAGCTAAAGAAAGTCAGGAGGACAATGCTCCTAAGACTGAATATACCCCTAAAAAGGCTAATATTGTCACTCGTGTTGTAAATGCATCCCTAGATACGGCGAAAGATAGCAATAAAACAGTTAAAGAAACTGCCAATCAGATTATCAATGCAAATGCCGTAGAAACGGGCAATAGCGCGTTGCAGAAAATTGATAATGCTATTGGTCAAAATAGCTCATCATCATCGTCGCTTAATACTACTGGCACCAGGAATGACATTCAGAAAGCTGCGGATACTTACAACAATGGCAACTTAGATGTAAAAGTCGGAAGTCTTGGCGCTGAAGGTAAGGCAAATCTCGATAAGTTGGCTCCGTATTTTGCCGAACTAGAGAATAAATACGGTCTTCCAGAAGGCACTCTTTACGCGATTGCTGCAACTGAATCTGGTGGTAATCCGTATGCAAAATCCCAAACCGGTGCTCTGGGAATGTTTCAGTTCACGGGGATTGCTCGTGAAGAGACTGGCTTAGCTGAAGGTGAATCGTTTGATCCTGTGAAATCGGCAGAAGCTGCGGCTCTTCTCATGAGCAAGTATCTGAAGCAAGCCAATGGAGACTTAAACGAGGCCATCACTGCATATAACGCTGGGTTTGGCACTATCAATAAGTGGAAAAAAGGCACAGGTGACTTATCGAAAGAAAACCGTGAGTACGCGATCAAGGTCAATACTCATCGTGCTCGCTATTTAGGTGGTGAAATCTATACACCTGGAGCAGGAGCACAGGGTGGGGCGCAATATGGAGTGAGGGGACCACTGCCTGATAACGCTGTTATCGATCAGTCTACTGGCTTGGCGTTTACCCCTGGTGATAGCCCGTTTGAGAAAGGCGGTCTGGTAGACAAAATCGGCAATGCTGTTGGCGTTAACGATCTGGTCAACAAATTCATGAATGGCCGGGGTATGCGTCGGGAAGTCGTTCAGGGAACGCTCGAAGAACGTGCACGAGGGAAGGGGACCGCAACAGCAGCTGGCAATGTGTATGTTGATACCCCGATGCCAGTTGAAGAGGCGCGTCCGGTGGCCAACAACTCAAGTTACTTTGACCAGCTCGGCGCACAAATGGGGATTGATGGACTATTCGATAAACTCCGCAACTCGCCGGGGATGCGGAAAAATAATGCGCCTGAACCAGCCTCCACGTCCCAGGTGACGACTGCCGCCAACGATTTGCAGCAACCAACCGGTCGTATGCAGATAGACGGACAGGTTATTAGTGACCTTGGCGGCTCCGGTGCCAAGCCGACAATGCAGTTGGCTGATAATACCGTTTCACTTGATGGTGAAACGAAGCGGCTGTTTGCGCAGATGACCTCATTGCTTGCCAGGATTGAAGAGCACACTAAAGACTCGGCGAAAGGCCAGGGAACTGTCGTAAAGGTCAGCACGCCTCAACCGGGCGTTATGCGCACGGTGCCACTGTCAATTGATGATCCGTTGATGAATGACTACGCGAGAGTTGATTGATGGCCAACAATAACGAAATTGATCCTTTGCTGACGCTGGAGTTATCCGGCGTAAAAACGTATGAGTCCCAAGAGGAGGCCTGGGGCGCTCGTTTATATGAGTGGCTAAACACTTATCAGGGTGAGGTATACGGGGATCCGTCATGGGGCAATGTTTTACCGCAGTTTAAACACGAACCGACCAACTTGTCGCATGTTCAAATTGCGGTTGAGGCAATGCTGTTGCAAAAACTGACGGTAGATTTACCTGACATACCGATTTCTGGCTTGTCAGTAGCCGAGGGAGATGCTTTTGATAAGTTGAAAATATCCATTCGTATCAGGGATATAACTATCACACAGGACGTGGTGCTATGAGTAAAACAACACCGACTAAAGACAGTATTCGTGCAGAGTTTGAAGAGCTTGTCGAGAAAGATTCATTCTGGTCGAAGTTTGTCGGCTCTCAATTTGTCTCGATGCTGACATTGTTTATTACCCAGATTGTCTACAGGTGCTTTCAGTATGCCGATGCGGCGCTGGCTGAAGGCTTTATATCGACCGCGACGCGGCGTTCCTCTATCCTGGCAGCGGCAGAAACGAATAGTTACGTTGGTACCAAGCCAACACCGTCATCGGGGATGATTGAGATCACCGCCACAAGTGAAGATGCCCCAGCGGTAATCCCCAAAAACATGCCTTTAATATCTGACGACCAGTACCCTTACATGACTATGGATGTATGCAGGTTGGTTGACGGCACCGGTACGGTAGAAGTGGCACAGTTGGAAATCCAGGAGGTGACATATACCGTTACGGCTGCCAAAGAATTTCTGGAAGTCGTGTTATCAAAGGCTCTCACTGCTGTCTGCTATAAGCTGGAAGTATTCGTGACGACCGATGGTAAGACCACGCAGTGGTCTTCCAGCACTATGTTCCGGTTAGCCGGTAGTAAAAGCCAGGTCTACGTTGAGTTTTATAAACCATCCGAGCAGTTGGGGGTTCGATTCGGTGATGGGCTAATTGGGCAAATACCGCCAGAAGGCTCGACCATTACACTTAAGGTATGGTGCACCAACGGAGATATAACCTTGGTTGCTGGCCAAAATCTGACGCCTGTCGATTCTGCGGCTAATTTAGCTAATTTGATTTCAGTTAAGACAACGACACCCATAACCGCAGGTACCGATGCCGAAACAACGGAGATCACACGTAATCGTGCACAATATTACCTTGCCTATGATGATCAGGTCGTATGGGGCGGGGACTATACGTATTTTCTGGTGCGTAACATCCCGGGACTGTCCTGGGTAAAGGCATGGGGCGAAGGCCAGCAAGAGAAATTAGATGGTGCTTATAATGTTCGGAATATCAATAAGATATTTATTTCAGGATGGCATCCAAACAAAAGCCAGTCAGAGCTTGAAGAAATGATCCTGGCTGCCTTTAAGAAGGTGCCGAATGAGTTGAACAAGAAATTCTCGTATAAAGAGGTCAGAAAACTACCCTTTAAGATCACCATCACCGGGCGGATATCGGCAAGCCTGACCATTGAGAACGTGACTGATGAGCTGAAGTCGGCACTGGAAACAAAATTTGGGCGTGACTCAACTTTCTTTGATCCGAACCGTGTCGGCAAGTACATCCTAATCAAGAAAAAAGACGTTTGGGCATTTATCGAAACGCTGGGTTATTTCCGCGACTTTTATCTGGAATTTGTCGAGTGGAATGAGTCCAACGGCTTTTACGATTTCGTTTATCTGGATACAGAAAACTCCACCTTTAATATTTCGTATGAGGAGGAGTGATGCAGCGTTCCTGGTTTAATAACCGGCTTACATCAGCTAAGCAAAAGTCATTGCTCTATAAATCATTGGCTGATTTGGTTCAGTCAATGATGGATACCTTTGTTGACCCATGGTTGGAGCGAATTACCAACCGGAAGTCTATTTTTTCCATGAGCAAGGAGGATCTGGAGACCAGGACAAATGAACTTGGCCAGTTCTTTACTATCAGAACGTCGAACTCATCTTCCGTTCCGATGTTGTTACAACAGCGTCTTGATGAGATTCACTTTAAGGGGACTGAACGCCCTATAAACCAGACAATTTACCGCGAATTTAACGGTATTTCTGTTTTATGGGATCCGATATATGCACCGGTGGACCTTGAGCGTCATCCCTATGGCACGGTTCTAATACCAGAAAGCACACTGGAGACTACCGGCGGCACATTCGGCGAGATGTTTCTGACTTCCAGAGGGATGATCAGTATTCCCATAAACGACCTGGCCCGGACAATGGGGATTACTGGCACGATAGATCAGTCCGCAATTACAGAAGAAATTCTCAGAAAGTTTAATCAGTTCGTAAAGCCTCTACTGCCACTGCATATAGTGTTTGATGGGCTTACGCTCTATTTGTCGGTTGTTGTAAATGAACAGGCCGACATGATCACTTTGAACGAGATTTCTGATACCGAAAAAGCATTCTGCTGGTTTGAAACTTCGGATACAACTTCGCTTACTGGAGTTACGTCGATTAGCGCCCCGATCACCGCAACGCCTGGTGGCACTATTGTGAAAGCGACACCTACGTTTGATCGCACACGCGCAGATGATTTGTTGCTGGATAGCGACGCCTGACAATCACCCCGTCCGCAGGGCGGGGTGACAAGTTACTTCTCTTACAATGAGGCTTCACAACATTGATTAGGGAAAATCATGTCTGACGTCTCAACAAACCTCTATAAGAGTCAGTTGTTGGACTATTACTATCAGCGGCGCGCTGAATCGTCCATTAACAAAGGCTCTCGATTTTTAATCAGCAAGGCCGTTTTCGGTACCAGTTCACTGGTTACTAAGAAAGGAGATGGCACTTATGAGATTGGAGAACTGCCAAAGGTTTTCGATCTGGCAGAACTGACCAGTCAATTTTGCACCATCAACCTCGTCCCAACCTACTCAGGCGGGATAATTACTGTCCGAATGGACCTTGATCAAAGCCAGTTGCAGGAAGGGAAAAACTACCCATTCAACACTCTGGTTGTTCTGGATAACGAGAACAAGCCAATCGCCATTATTTGTGTCCAGGAAGACTCGCTGTATGTGGGCAAAACATATACCGCAGTTATGGCCATAAACACGACAACAGCATAAGGATATGCTTGATGAATGACGTTACAGTTGTTACATCAGTTACTTACCCATCACCCGAGTCGTTGGCTCTGGTGGCTGATGTGCAATACCACGAACCATATCTGTCAGCCGCGCTAAACCGAAAATTCAGGGGGATTGTTGACCCGGGATTTTATGCCGGTTTCTTACCTAAGCCTGGCGGTGGGATGAACCTGTTAATCACCTCAGTGGATGGTGATAAAACCGCAGGCGCGGCGTCGGTGGATATTGGTGAATTCTACCAGGTAACTATTCAGCACCGTAAGGATATTTCTCTTGCACTTAGTGCAGGCAAGAAATATGCAATTGTGCTGAAGGGAAGATACCTCCTTGGAGAAGATACCTATCAGGTTAATACAGCGTCACATATTCATGCGGCTGAATTTATTGCCAGAACCTATACCGATTCATATCAGTTAGGAGATGGAGAGCTGCTTGTTTGTACGGTGAATATTCCTGCTGGTGTATCTGCCATTACCCAAGAGATGATTGATACATCAGAGCGTATCAACCGCACTATCGGCATTGATATTTCAGACTCTGTAACCAGTACCAGAAGTGATGTTGCGGCAAGTTCGCTGGCAGTTAAAAAAGCCTACGATCTGGCGAAAAGCAAGTATACGGCGCAGGATGCAAGCACAACGCAAAAGGGATTAGTTCAGCTCAGTAGCGCAACTAACAGCGACAGCGAAACAATGGCGGCTACCCCTAAAGCTGTTAAGTCTATAAAAGATCTGGCTGATACCAAAGCGCCAATAGAAAGCCCGAGTCTGACAGGAACGCCAACAGCGCCGACGGCAGCGCAAGGTACAAACAGCACGCAGATCGCAAATACAGCCTTTGTTAAGGCAGCTATAACTGCACTTATCAACGGTGCGCCTGGCACACTGGATACGCTGAAAGAAATAGCGGCTGCGATCAATAACGACCCGAATTACAGCACAACTATCAACAATGCCTTGGCTCTCAAAGCGCCTTTGGCAAGCCCTGCATTAACGGGTGTCCCTACTGCGCCTACGGCTGCACAGGGCACAAACAATACGCAGATCGCTACGACTGCTTACGTACGGGCTGCTATCTCTGCATTGGTCGGCTCATCACCTGAAGCTCTTGATACCCTGAATGAGCTTGCAGCAGCACTGGGCAATGACCCGAACTTTGCGACAACAATGACAAATGCGCTGGCAGGGAAACAGCCACTTGATGCAACTTTAACCGCGCTTGCTGGTCTTGCGACAGGCGCAAATAAATTGCCGTACTTTACCGGTACAGACACTGTTTCTCAGACTGACTTAACGTCAGTTGGTCGCGATATTCTGGCCAAAACAAGCGTTCTTGCTGTTATCCAATACCTTGGTTTAAGAGAACTCGGTACCAGCGGTGAAAAGATCCCCCTGTTGAGCACGGCTAACACATGGAGTTCACGCCAGACTTTCAACGGCGGGATCACCGGGGCGCTGGCAGGGAATGCCGACACCGCGACGAAATTGAAAACAGCACGCTCGATTGGCGGTGTGGCATTTGATGGCTCGGCCAATATCAATCTTCCAGGTGTAAATACAACAGGTAACCAGAACACCACGGGGAATGCTGCTACCGCGACGAAACTTGCGACGGCAAGAAACATCAACGGTGTTAAATTTGATGGTTCTGTGGACATTTCGATACCAACAATTACGTCCAGAGGGCGTGTTACTGCGCTCACCGGTACAACACAAGGTGCTGCTACTGGATTGCAAATGTATGAGGCGTACAACAACGGCTATCCTTCTGCTTACGGGAATGTGCTTCATCTTAAGGGCGCAACGGCAGTTGGTGAAGGTGAGTTGTTCATAGGTTGGAGCGGTACAAGTGGCGCTCATGCACCTGTACATGTACGTTCGCGACGAGATACTGATACAGCCAGTTGGTCAGAGTGGGCGCAGGTCTACACATCGAAGGATTCCATCCCTGGTGTAAATACCACGGGCAACCAGAACACAACCGGAAACGCGGCGTCTGCAACGAAATTACAAACGGCAAGAACTATTGGTGGTGTTTCATTTAATGGCACCGCAAACATCGACCTGCCGGGCGTGAATAAAACAGGTAATCAGAACACAACCGGTAATGCAGCGACAGCGACCAAGTTACAAACCGCTCGAACTATAAATGGGGTCTCGTTTGATGGTTCTAAAAATATTGAGCTAACGGCGGAAGATTTAAATCTACAGGAATTTATTAATAAAGCAAATAATGCCGTTCAGCGTTCAGGCGATACTTTGTCCGGTGGGCTTACTTTTAAAAATGACTCAATCCTTGCCTGGATTCGAAATACTGACTGGGCGAAGATTGGATTTAAAAATGATGCTGATGGTGACACTGATTCATACATGTGGTTTGAAACAGGCGACAACGGCAATGAATATTTCAAATGGAGAAGCAAACAAAGCACCACAACAAAAGACCTGATGAATCTTAAATGGGATGCTTTGTATGTTCTTGTCAATGCCATTGTAAATGGCGAAGTCATATCAAAATCAGCAAACGGCCTACGTATTGCTTATGGTAATTACGGATTCTTTATTCGTAATGATGGTTCAAATACATACTTCATGTTGACAAACTCCGGTGACAACATGGGGACTTATAACGGATTAAGGCCATTATGGATTAATAACGCTACTGGCGCTGTTTCGATGGGGCGTGGCCTTAATGTTTCAGGGGAGACACTTTCAGACCGTTTTGCTATTAACAGCAGTACAGGCATGTGGATTAATATGCGTGACCAGAACGTTATTATGGGACGTAATGCGGTATCCACTGATGGTGCTCAGGCCTTGCTCCGTCAGGACCATGCCGACCGCAAATTTATGATTGGCGGTCTGGGAAATAAGCAATTTGGCATCTACATGATTAATAACTCAAGGACAGCCAATGGCACCGATGGTCAGGCGTACATGGACAATAACGGTAACTGGCTTTGCGGTGCGCAAATTATTCCCGGAAATTATGGCAATTTTGACTCACGCTATGTGAAAGATGTTCGCCTGGGTACGCGTGTTGTTCAATTGATGGCGCGTGGTGGTCGTTATGAAAAAGCCGGACACGCAATTACCGGATTAAGAATCATTGGTGAAGTAGATGGCGATGATGAAGCCATCTTCAGACCAATACAAAAATACATCAATGGCACATGGTATAACGTAGCACAGGTGTAAATTATGCAGCATTTAAAAAATATTAAGTCTGGAAATCCTAAAACGAAAGAACAATATCAGCTAACAAAGAATTTTGATGTTATCTGGTTATGGTCCGAAGACGGTAAAAACTGGTATGAGGAAGTAAATAACTTTCAGGACGACACCATAAAGATTGTATACGACGAAAATAATATTATTGTTGCCATAACCAAAGATGCCTCAACGCTTAATCCCGAAGGCTTTAGTGTCGTTGAGATTCCAGATATAACAGCCAATCGTCGTGCCGATGATTCAGGGAAGTGGATGTTTAAGGATGGATCTGTAGTTAAACGGATTTATACGGCAGACGAACAGCAACAACAAGCCGAATCACAAAAGGCCGCATTGCTTTCCGAAGCTGAATCAGTCATCCAGCCGCTGGAACGCGCTGTCAGGTTGAATATGGCAACAGACGAGGAACGCACACGACTGGAAGCATGGGAACGCTACAGTGTTCTGGTCAGCCGTGTGGATACGGCAAATCCTGAATGGCCACAAAAGCCTGAATAAAAATTAAGGCCCGCTATCGGGCCTTGTCTCATTCAGGTTGTTCGGGAAATGTTACTGGCAGGCTGGAGGTGTCTGTAGATTCGACTTTCTGCGCATAGAGCATCCACTCGGTTAATTTTTGTTTATTCTTGTCGGAAATGATGCCCAGCCGTAGCTGTGAGTCCCATAGCTGGGTTTTATCCCTGACAAGTTGCAACAGGCTTTGCTTTTCATTCTCTGCCTGCTGCCTCTGTTCCTCCTCGGTATAAGTTCGCTTTATCACTACGCCATCTTTGAACATCCATTTACCAGAAATATCAGCCCGGCGATTTGCTGTAATATCAGGAACCTCAACGACGCTTGCGCCTTCTGGATTAATTGCTGAAACATCCTTTTCAATACAAATAATAACGTTGTTGTGGTCATAGACCATTTTCAACGTATCAGGCTGAAAGTTCTTTTGTTCCTCATACCAGTTTTTCCCATCCTCTGTATAAAGCCATTTGATGTTAAATTGTTTCGTTAGCTGGTATTGCTCTTTTGTTTTAGGGTTGCCAGCAGTAATATTTTTTAAGTGCATCATAATTAAATACTCCCCGCGTTATACCACGTTCCATTAATGCAATACTGAATTGGCCTTGCCTGAGTTGTATCAATTAATTCATCACGGTTTCCGTTAACTGAACCTGTAACGACATAACCTGACCTGTCAGACCAGCCGGGACCATTCCATGTCTTAACAGATGACAGACCGCCAAGGCGAATACCTGTAATAACCTTGAGTTACATTCTGCCTGCGTATATGCACCAACATCTCCCGCAGAGGGTTTGCGTGTTGTGGTGTAAAACTCTGACCAGTTAGCTTCAAAGCCATAACCATCACGCGCTGAACGATAAAAAATACCGCCGTTCCTGTAATTCACGCGGAACTGTACAGCAGGGCAACTCCCCGCATTCATATTGAAGTGGAGGATTAATGTCGATGCACCACTGATATCTGCATCATAAACACCGCTATTCCAGTTCCAGCCAACAGCTTTATCATTTGCGACCCTGCGTCCTGTTTGCCCTAAAGCAAATGCAGGCTGCTGGTTTTTCGTGTTGTAGTCTCGTCGCCAGCCAGGAGCGTAAGCATCACCATGATTAATATAAGTGAATTGAGCATTAGTGATTCCGCCACCGCTGGAAGTGCTTGGTGTTGTTACACGGATGGTCATGGCACCTTTATTACCCATAACCTCAATAACGCAACCTGCAAGATGAATAGTTCCACAGCCAGTATCGGTTATAATTTTATTATTGCCGTACGACCATGAACATTTGCACATCCAGTATGGGTGATTGAATGCCCCTTGAGAATCCAGCCATTCAATCAATTGTGCCGTTGTCCAGTTCCCTGCACCTGTACTAATAGAACTGTGAAAAGCGCGACATGCACCAATATTTTTAGTGAAGGTATCTTTCCAGGAATATCCGCGCCGTTCTGATTTTTCTGCAATGACCCAGCGGCTAATTCTACTGTTCGCTCAAGATTTAAATTTTCAGCCGTTAGCTCAATATTTTTAGAACCATCAAACGAGACCCCATTTATAGTTCGAGCGGTTTGTAACTTGGTCGCTGTCGCTGCATTACCGGTTGTGTTCTGATTACCTGTTTTATTCACGCCCGGCAGGTCGATGTTTGCGGTGCCATTAAATGAAACACCACCAATAGTTCTTGCCGTTTGTAATTTCGTTGCAGACGCCGCGTTTCCGGTTGTGTTCTGGTTGCCCGTGGTATTTACACCAGGGATGGAATCCTTCGATGTGTAGACCTGCGCCCACTCTGACCAACTGGCTGTATCAGTATCTCGTCGCGAACGTACATGTACAGGTGCATGAGCGCCACTTGTACCGCTCCAACCTATGAACAACTCACCTTCACCAACTGCCGTTGCGCCCTTAAGATGAAGCACATTCCCGTAAGCAGAAGGATAGCCGTTGTTGTACGCCTCATACATTTGCAATCCAGTAGCAGCACCTTGTGTTGTACCGGTGAGCGCAGTAACACGCCCTCTGGACGTAATTGTTGGTATCGAAATGTCCACAGAACCATCAAATTTAACACCGTTGATGTTTCTTGCCGTCGCAAGTTTCGTCGCGGTAGCAGCATTCCCCGTGGTGTTCTGGTTACCTGTTGTATTTACACCTGGAAGATTGATATTGGCCGAGCCATCAAATGCCACACCGCCAATCGAGCGTGCTGTTTTCAATTTCGTCGCGGTGTCGGCATTCCCTGCCAGCGCCCCGGTGATCCCGCCGTTGAAAGTCTGGCGTGAACTCCATGTGTTAGCCGTGCTCAACAGGGGGATCTTTTCACCGCTGGTACCGAGTTCTCTTAAACCAAGGTTTAGGATTGAAATGATGACGCCGGAAACTTCTTATAAAGCGTGGAAACAGCCACATCATAGATGATTGCAACCTGCTTACGGGGGATGCCCTTCTCGAGCAATCGCCGCATTTGCTGCCATGTTTCTTCTTGGTATTTAGGCCGACGTCCACCTATACGACCTTCTGCGCGAGCTGCATCAAGTCCAGCGCGTGTACGTTCAACGATAAGCTCACGTTCCATTTCAGCCAGCGCCCCCATTACGTGAAAGAAAAAGCGCCCCATTGGTGTACTGGTGTCGATGGAGTCAGTGAGACTCCGGAAGTTAATGCCTCTGTCACGCAGCTCTTCCACCAGCACAACTAAGTGACGCATGCTGCGCCCAAGACGATCTAACTTCCATACGACTAGGGTGTCACCTCTGGAAAGCATACGGAGAACCTTTTTTAACCCAGGGCGTTCAGCCTTTTTGCCGCTCGCCTTGTCCTCAAAAATTAGCTCACATCCTGCGCTTTCAAGAGCGTTTCGTTGTAAAGCAGTGTTTTGTTCATTTGTTGATACGCGTACATAGCCTATTAGCATATTTTCTGCTCACTATCGTTATTTATAGCAAGCTGCGGATTTTAATTAACAAAAACCAGTATGTGTGGAAATCACAAAGTACATACCGTTTCCCAATGATATTTAATTCACTATTAAGGAAATAGTTATGTGTGATTTCACAATAATGCTCCTCTCCATCCTTGGCGGGGTGCATTCGTTTCTGAATGGGGTTCGTGAAAAACGTTACGAAGCGTCATGCAGGCAATTGATGGCCGAGTGTATTGCTGCCGTACTTGCAGGCTTTATAGGCATGTATTTCGCGGAATATAAGGGTATGGATGAAAGTCTTCAGAATTGCGTGACTATTATTTGCAGCATCAATAACAGGCTCATTCTTGAAAAGTTACAAAGGATTATCGATTCGCACCTCAATAGAAATGCCTCTTAAGCAACAAATGACCGGTTGAGAAGTTACTTTGCATACCATTACCTCCTGACAACGTAGGAGGGAACTTGTGCTTGACACACAGGAATTAGCTCCAGTTGCTATTGCGCTCCTGCTTTCAGTAATTGGTGGGATAGGCACGTTCCTGATGGATGTCCGAGACGGTCGCCAGTCTGGCAATTTGTTAGGATTGGTTACGGAGATCTTTGTTGCAGTGACAGCTGGCGCGGTGGCGTACCTATTGGGGCAACACGAGGGCTGGGAGTTATCAATTACGTACTTAATGGTAACGATAGCCAGCAATAACGGTCATGAGGTGATTTCAGGGATGAAACGAGTGAATATCGATAGCATTCTGAATGTTCTTACAAGTTTGGTGAAAAAGGGAGGCGGGAAATGATTGGCTGGGGTGTATGCGTTCTTGCGTTAGCCTTAGCCGATCGCTATTTGCTAAAACGCAAGGACATCACGCACTTAGAACTTGGTGATGTGGAAATTAAACCGGGTTTCATCCGGGTGCCGTTCAAATACCGGTCTAAATTCCCGTTTTTGCGCGGCGCAACGGTCAGATATTGGATCCGCGATGTTCAGAAGCCGACGACAGTGATTGAAGGCGAACAACGTTGTCTGACGTCGGCTGAACAGGGCGAAAACAGTGAATGGTTGTACATACCCACTGAATATATGGGTAAAGGAGAGCGACTGTGGCATTTCAACGTCATGGTTACGCATGGCGACTCGTTCATTAACCCGTTGTATCGGATTTTCCCTGTTACTCAGCAAATCCGCAGAAGTTACGTAATAAATCTCGCACAGGATGTGTCAGATGACGAAAAATAAGTATGCAACGGTCGATTTTGACCAGGTTAATGAAAAGGGGCTGAAATCCCTTATCGCGGCGATCAATAAAACCGGGGTTACGGTAATTGAGGTTGACTCCAGCAACCGCGCAACAACGAAAGATGGCGTTAAAGTTAAAACCGCAAAGCTGGTTCTTAACGACGGACAAATTCTTGCCATACAGGTAAACGATACTGGCGATATATCGTCTGTGAAACTGAATGGAAAAGCTATTCCTAACGCTCAGTCGCCGGATATCAAGACGCTTGGTACCGTCATGGGACAGGCGGCCCGCAAAAACTCCGCAAAATTCCAGAAATCACTGATCGCCAAAGCGAAGCGTGTTGCCAATCCGGTAGACAAGAAACCGGCAGTTAAATCCAACTTTCAGCGCCTGCAAGAAGCAAAACAGCGGAATGCTCAGGTGGTTGCCGCTTATAAGTCCGCGCAGAATTCGGTGTCTTTCAATCAACAGCAGATCACTGATTTGCGGGCGAAGCTGGATAAGGAGACGGGCCGACTCAATAACGAAAAGGCACGGAATGGCGAACTCAAACGTCGTCTTAAGCAACTGAAAGCAGGAAATTAACATGGAACAGTTCAATATCAATAAAGGGGTGACGCTCAAGCCTGGGCTTGACGTGCTTCCCCCGCCAGTGACTGATGATGAATATCGCGCATTAATGGCCGGTGAGGACCGCTATCTGATGACGGAATCCAACACCCTGGAGGAAATCGAGGCTACGTTCTTCTATGACACGCCGATCCACTGGTGTGCTACGGATTTACTGGAGGCGATTAGTTCTACTCGTTTGCAGTTACACCGGACCATGCAGGCATTTGTCCGGGCATTGAACCAGAAGCTGAATGGTACCGGAATCTCTGCGGGGAGTGATAAAACGGGGGATGTGGCCCAGAGCGGCGCGCGCGCGATCGGCGGCGCTGAAATTGGCCGGGCACGTAACGTTAACGGGCTGCCGGTCTTGCCAGCCATTATTCCGCTCAGTGATGGTCAGACTATCAGCATTCTGTTTCATAGCCCGACAGCGGAAAACCGGATCACCAATAGCGATACGCTGGTTGCTTTCCAGTTCTTACTGAATAAAAAAGACGTTACTCACACCGTTGCTCCGATGAGTGGACGTGATATGACGCTGGCGCAGGTCACCATGAAACTTGCCAACCTTGCAGAGAAAAACTCGGCAAAATTCCAGCGTGCGCAGAAGAAGAAAAAAGCCCTTGTTGATGAAATAACCCAACTACAGGCTGACAGTGACCAGAAAGAGGATGCCATGAGCGACCTCGCGGATCAGGTGGCAGCGGTAGAAGGGCAGAAGGCAGATCTGGAGCAGAAAATTAACGCTGTTGCATCGGAAGCGGATTCTCTTTATGAAGAGAATGAGCGTTTGCAGACGGAGATTGATCAGCTCAATCGCACTGGTGGGCGCGATACCATTGCTCCAGCGGGGATGACTGGTGGGCACTCTCGCGCGCTGACGGATCGCCTTGCCAGTATCAAAAATCGTATGCATATGGACGGGGAAGCGACGCTCAGTAATGGTGCATCAATGAAGCAATTCATTGGGGATGGCGAAGGGTATATCCAGTTAACCGATCCGGATGGCAGCGTATACATGATCAAGGCTAAATCCATACAGGGTGTGGACATGGCAGATGCGATCGGCAAGCTGTTTAAAGCCTATAAAGCGGGTAATGTATCGGAATATCTGGTCCAACCAGAAGAACATAAACCGGAAAACGTCGAACCTGAACCAGCGGAGGATACCGGTAGCTCTTCGCCTGAACCAGAAGTCTCTGTAGGTGCATATCGATATGCCCTGCAAATGCGTCCGGCGGCCCCTGGCGCAATACCTGAAGGTAACAAAGCGATTCTGCCGCGCCCTGATGAAGGTGACCCGTATTATGAATATGCACGCTACGGCATTGCTACTTACGATACCCCGCTTTCTGATCAGCAAATGAGTGAGTACGACCTGAAGTTATTGCCTCGCGAGGATTCTTTCGACTTCCTGGCGAAGACACTTACTAATGGTCCGTTTGGCAAATATGCACAAAAAGCTCTGGAGCTGGCCACCAGCTCACCAGACGAGTTCCGCGTAATGCTGAAAACTCAGTTTCAAAAAACTTTCCCCAATATTGCGTTTCCTGGGGGCGCTGGCACCGAGAAAATGGTGCAGAGCATGATCAATGCATTGCAGGCCGAAGTCGGTGAGATTACTCAGCCAGAACCGGCCCCGGCACAGCCAGATGAAACGGTTAGCGAAGCAGATGCAGAGGCTAATAAAGCCATTGAATATCTCAATAACGTAATGGATATGCAAAGCACTGACATGGCGGAGATCCGTAACGCCCGGGGCAATGTCCGGGAAGCGATTGCAGCCCTTCAGGCTGCCGGACGTTTTGAGGAAAACGAAGAGCTGGTTAACGGCGCAGCTCGCCACCTGGCTGATCTGTTGGTAGCAATCCAGAAAGCGGGGGTAGCGGCATGACACTATCAGCTATTGAGTTAATGGATCTCAGCGATAAGTTGGATGCTCTGATGTCCAAAGCGGCCACCGCGAGTGGCATGGAGTTGCTGGATATCAGCGATGAAATTGACCAGATCATGCAACAGATGGGGTACGGCGCGTCCGGCGGTGGTAGTGGCGATGAAAAACAACCTTCGGAACATGATGGTGTGCCAAAACTGGTTGCTGATTTCCTGGCTGATAAATTCGTCGATCAGAGCACAGATGCATTTATCGGTACCTTGCAGGACTTGAGTCAATATGTTGGCACATACATCGACCTGGACCAGGTTAAACAGCACACGGCGGCATGGATAGCCGCCAACATTAAAGAGGCAGCATAAGGCGTAACAGGGATGAGCTTAAGCGATCAGGTGGTAATGGCCACCAGCATAGAAACGCTGATCGAGCTGCTAAAGAACCTGCCCGATTATGGGCGGGTTTCGTATGTGGTGACAGCGAAGGGAGACGAGGTAAAAACAGCGTTTGATATCGTCGATGCCTCAGCTCTTTTGGTATCCAATACTCTGGATGGGAAAATTAATCCTGACTATCCCCAGGAACTTCAGCCGCGCGACCGGACCCGCGCATCCAGCCTTCTTCAGGTTAACCAGATATCCAAAGATTTGCGGCCTGCTCAGCTTACTGATTCCGGTTTATCCAGCCATGGCGCGCCGATAATTGGTGAGGACAATGCCGTTGAGTCAGGTAATGGACGGACCATGGGGATCATCAAAGCCTATCAGGACGGTAATGCGGATCGGTATCGGGAGTACCTGATTGAACATGCGACCGAATTCGGCATACGGCCTGAAAAGGTTGAATCAATGACGGCTCCGGTACTGGTGCGCCGCCGGTTAACGAAGGTTGACCGTGTTCAGTTTGCCAAGGACTCAAATATTTCTGATCTCCAGGAAATGGCAGCCAGTGAAAAGGCTTTTGTTGATGCCGACAGCATAACACCGGCGATGATGGCGTTGTTTAACCCGTCAGAAAGCGGAGATCTGCTTAGCCGCAGTAATGACGCGTTTATTCGCGGATTCATGACGCAAGTTGGTGCCACACAGGCGGCTGGCCTTGTAACTGAAGATGGGCGACCAACACGGCAACTTGTTGACCGTATACAAAACGCGATCTTTGCCAAGGCATATAAGGATGCGCGCCTGGTAAGGATGGTTGCAGAAGAACCTGATCCGGATATGCGTAATGTTCTGACGGCGCTTAATGCGGCAGCCAATGATTTTGTCCAGATGCAGGCTTTATCAGGAGAAGCGCACAAGCAGGCTGTGACAACTATTGTTGATGGCATTGAGACAGCGGATAGCCTCGATAAAAAGGCGCTGGCGGCATTGAAAGATGCGGTAGACCTGGTAAGGCAATCGAAGGAGTCAGGCCAGCATATTACCGATGTTATTGCTCAGGGGGATATGTTCAGCGAAACGGCCCCGGAAGTGAAAGCACTCGCGTTGTTCATCGTCGCGAATAACCGTAGCGCGAAGCGTATGGCCACCGCCTTTAAGTTGATGGCGCAACGTATCAATGATGAGTTACAGCACCAGGGCCAGGCGCTCGGGGATATGTTTGGCGGCGGCGATGTGTCGTTACAGGATATCCTTCGCCAGGTGTCTCAGGAACTGGAATACGAAGGCATGCAAGGGATATCCGGCGGTCTTTTCGAGTCCGTTTCCGGCGGTAGTTACAACGGTGTTGCTCCGTATACCAGTTTGCTATTACATCGGGCATCCGGCATCAAAGACATTATTCATCTGATCAGGCTGCTTTCCCGCACAGATCCCCAGGATGAACAGCTTGTACAAGTGCTTGCGCATTTTGTTCGAATGCCTGTTGCCGACGTGAAAAAATGGTGCCGATTATTCGGTATCAGCAATTCGTTACTTCGCGGCTTGTTAAATCACGCATCCTCCCTTGGGCGCGATGGCTTTGACGAGATAGCGCAGGCGATAAAAAACGGAGATATGCCACCAGCTATTGACTGGTTTTCCATTCGCCCAACCAGGGTGAAAGCATTCCTTAGCGCGGCGCATTCGGCATCACCATTGGCAGAAATGGTTCAGAGGTTGTCGCTCATATTCACAGACCATACCGCGTTGGGTGATCTGACTCTGGACGAGATGAAAGAAGCCTCCATTCAGTGGGCCGATCAACAAAATGAGGTTAACTCAGACTTCTTGCCAGCATTCAGGAAGGCCGTTAGTAAAGCTGATGATGCCCGTGGAATTCTGAAGGCATTTAAGGCATTGCAAAGTCAGGTTAATAAACATGTCGGTGATATCGATGGGGTAACGGCGGAAGGCAGGGATATCCTTAAAGAGCACGGCATAACGCCAGAGTTTATTGATGAGATCAGGACTGATATGCAGCGTGAGGTCGTATCGTCCCTGCAAATTGTAGCCAGGGCGTTGGCGGATGCTAATCCGAAGAGTGCGGCCATTGTTAACCGGGTTATTGGTGATATTGAAGCATCGGAGGGCATGGGGGCGCTGAAACTCTTCCTTTCGCGAGCGTTTAATCCTAACGGCAATATTCTCCCTGGCATTATTGGTGAGGCTAAAAAGTATGTCAGTGAAGAAGAACTTGAGCAGCTTGACCAACTACTTAAGCGATTCTCATACAACCCGCAGACACGCTGGCAAATGAATCAGCGAAGTATGGGTTCGGTCCACGAGAAAGTGTTATCTGCCATGAACAGTGCGATCGCAAACTCATCCGTATCTGAAGAAAAAGCTCTTGAGTGGGCCGACTCTTTTATCACGGAAGAAGTGGAAGAAGCCCGCGCTGGACAGAATGGTGGGATAGACCTGCGCAAGGAACTTGCTGATATTTATCGCCTGACCGGCGGTAAAATTTCGACCTTATCAAAGGTGGTTCACCACAAGGGAAGGGCATATGCAAATCTTAATGGTGTTGTTGCTGTCAATTTGAACGATGAAAATGCAAGTGCACTGTGGCACGAGCTGGGTCATCATCTTGAGTACAGTAACCCTGGTTTGTTAGAGAAAGCCCGGTCATTCCTGAAGGCCAATGTTGAAGGGGATAAGCCATCTTTCGTTAATATCGGTGGGCGTGGCAAGCCTGAATGGTGCTTCAGATCTCGATTGAGTAATATTTATATGGCGAAGGTATACCCGCCAGCCTCAGTAAGTAACACTGGGAAAATTCGGCAGAAATCCCCGACTATTTCCAAAACGTCAGCAACGGAAGTATTCTCTATGGCTCTTCAGTTGTATCATGACAAAGAGGCCGCTGCCGCATCACTGATGAATGGTGACGGATTGCTGGAACTGTTATTAGGTGTGGCAAAGGAGCTAAATAATGCAGATTAAAATCGCAGCGCCATTAGGCGGAGATGCCATTATCGAATTTGATGATAATGAAGAAGTTTCCGGGCGTTTAAGCATTATCTCCGGTGACATTACCGAGGACATGATCGCTGAAGCCATAGCTGGGGCAAATCCCAATAGCTATATGGGATTCGTTAACACCCTTGATGCTCCCGCAAGTGATGTTCTCCGAACGCTGCATCTTTACGCTGGCTGGTTTGTTGATTGGCCAGCAGTAGATGGTGGCGATGAGGACGACGACGATGATTTTGGTGATCATATAGACCAGATCATATATTAAAGAAATCCCGCCAATCGGCGGGATTTTTACCTCACGAGAAGCTCTTTTCTGATGTCAGCCAACAGTGCTCGTGCAAATCTCTCGGAGGTTTTTCGACAAATGCCTCTTCAGCCACATCCTGCCAGGGGATTTGTTTAGCCCATTCAGCTATAGCGTTATGGTTTGCCGAGAATAACGGTATTGTATAGGCCTTCAGCCAGTCTAATGTGCTGGAGTTGTGTTTTTGAGCGTGATGTTTCGCATGGTGTTTGGCGATCACGATCGTAGGCACTACCCATTTACTACCGTCAGTCATTGTGAAGTGCATATTACGGGGAACAGATGACTTTTCCATCAACTCCCGAATCCCGGGAAATTTCCCCAAGATCAATCGGCGATATTCATCGCTATTGCGCCCACCAAACTCTTTGGCTTTGAATTCAAGATATGCTTCAGAAACGAGAGGCGAATCCTCTGTGTTTAGAGTTATCGCCGTGAAAAAACCAGCAGGATTGTTTTTACTATGGGCCAACCGGTGATGCGAATCATAAAAGTACCCTTTCTCGCGTTCCGATGGTTTCGACAGCAACAGCAGGCGCGAGTCATAATTGGTTAAATTGCCAGTTATCACTGCATGAGCGCGATCGCTGATTTCCGCCGAGTTAATAACGATGAAAAGATCGTGCGGTCCAGTAAAACCAGCCAGAGACACTTCGTTATTCAGACAATAGGTTATATAGACGCATCCCCATGTTTCACTGATATGCACCAACCCTTTGTCAGGGTGCATTCTGAAATGATTGCCAAGAAAAGGGTGTTTTTGGGTAACTCGCTCCCAATAACGGAACATATAGTCAATTATTGTTTTTCGACTATCGTTAATAGCAGGAGAAACAACCACTGTACGGGAACACGAATACAGTATTGTTTGCAGGATGCTAATCACTGCCACAATAGAGGTTTCCCCAATACCATGTGGTGTGGTGGCAGTGACTTTGGCTCCGGTGTTCTTTATCGCGTTAATAATTTTTGCTTGATGAGGTGTTAACTCAATATCAAGCAACTCTTTCGCTGCCAGTTCCCAATTGTCTTTATACTGTTCTATCAGTGCTAACCAGGCAGATTCATTCTGTATACGATTAATCACTTTCCACCTCTTCCGTGGTGTTTTCTCGCAGTTCTGTTAATGCAGCACGACACAGGTTCCGGGCTTTGGCTATAGCCACACTTTTTACCTCATCCGTCATTGTGCAGGTAATGTACTGATCGAGTTCTTCAGCTCGGATGATGCTTTTCCCTATCATAAACTCTATTTGCCAGAGCAGATCGGCATCCATCGCCAGTATTTCAGCCTGGCCTTCTGGGCCTGCGGGGAAGCAAACATAAGACTGTTTGCCCAGGCCGATAACTCGACAACTTGCTTCAAGAATTGCACGCTTGAGGTCTGACTTTGTAACTGAAACAGGTTGATTTTCACCTGTGATTACGCCGTTGACATGGACGTGGAAGGGCATGTAGCTTGAAATTCGCTCTACTTTCCATACGCCAGCAAGCGATCCTTCATGCAGCACGATGGGGGTAACCGCGAGTTTCATCTCACCATATAACTGCTGGCAGATAACTGGATTACTGAATACATCCAGAGGTTCACACTCAAACAGCGGCGCAATCTGCATGAGGTCCATCATGGTCATACCAGGGGTACGAGCAGTAATGAATCTGCGCATTCCAGTATCCATTGTGCGCCAGATAGCTACACCATGCTTTTTGCTCACTTCTTCAGTAAAGCCAAGGTGGCACATGATGGTTTTTTCGATAGCCAGATCAGAGATAGAAACCTTTTCGCCTGGCACTCCCTCGTTATTGATGGTCACTTCGACACTCTGGCCATTACGTAGGCGGTATTGAATGGTTTTAGTATTTTGTGCTGTCATAGTCTTTTCTCTGCTTAAAAACTGATGTATTGCGCCTTCAGGTTGGTTAGGAATGTTTTCCCACCAGCGAAAGCAATATCTCGGGGTGTTCTATTCGTTAAAAGCGCGTGCCATTGCCAACTTTGGCGTTTTTGAGCGAGTTCGTGCTTTTGTCGGCGTCTGGACCACCGCTTTTCTTTCAGTCGTTTTTTACACATTCAAAACGGAATATCGTCGTCAAAGTCCATTGGAGGTTCGTTATTGGCGTTGCTCTGAGGTTTACCGCCACCACTGTATTGCTGGTGGTTTTGAGGTTGGTTTGATTGCCCCCAGCCATTTGAGGACTGTGAATCGTCACGGCGAGCGCCGATCATTTGCATGGTGCCGCCCTGGCTGACGATAATTTCCGTCGTGTAACGTTCTACACCGGCGTCATCTGCCCACTTACGGGTTTTAAGTTTCCCTTCGATGTAGACCTGAGAACCTTTTCGCAAATACTCACTCGCAATTTCAGCAAGTTTTCCGAACAAAACGACTTTATGCCATTCTGTTTGCTCTTTCTGTTGGCCCGTTTGCTTGTCGCGCCATGATTCATTCGTTGCGATGCTGAGTCTTCCGACCGCGCCGCCATTTGGTATATACCTGATCTCCGGGTCTTGCCCCAGGGTGCCAATCAGGATGACTTTGTTTACACCGCGTTGTGCCACTTATCTTACCTAATAAAATAAATTAATTAGAGCAATAATGTATATCTTTGAAACGTAGCTAACAAGTGATTTGCATTATCCTGTGCCTTCTAAAGGGATCGAGTCAGTCGGTATTGGCTGTGAATGGGTGTTTGTCCTGGAGCGTAAAAAATTCGCTTATGAGGTCTTTATGAAGGGAAAAACAGCCGCAGGAGGCGGTGCAATTTGCGCTATCGCGGTGATGATTACCATCGTGATGGGTAATGGCAATGTGCGAACCAACCAGGCGGGGCTTGAGCTGATTGGTAACGCTGAAGGTTGCCGACGTGATCCATACATGTGCCCGGCGGGGGTATGGACTGACGGGATCGGTAATACACACGGGGTAACGCCGGGTGTGCGAAAAACCGACCAGCAAATCGCCGCTGATTGGGAAAAGAATATCCTGATCGCTGAACGCTGTATTAATCAGCACTTTCGGGGCAAAGACATGCCCGATAATGCCTTCAGTGCAATGACAAGCGCGGCATTCAATATGGGATGCAATAGCTTACGGACCTACTACAGCAAAGCGCGAGGCATGCGAGTCGAAACGTCCATCCACAAGTGGGCGCAGAAAGGGGAATGGGTGAATATGTGTAACCATCTCCCTGATTTTGTGAACAGTAACGGCGTGCCCCTGCGAGGTTTAAAGATTCGCCGTGAAAAAGAACGCCAGCTTTGCCTGACGGGGCTGATCAATGAATAAACTCCGGCAGCTCCGCCGACTTTCGACAATGAAGTTATCGCTGGCGGCGATAGTTTTCGACTCGATTTTCATGGCGGTATATGTGCTCAATGAGACGTGGCCACTGGAACCGCTATTGTATGCTGGGCTTCGGCTGTGCTTGACATTTTTGAGCATGGCTGCAAGATTGATGCAGCAGAAAGAAACCGCTTCAGATTGTCCACGCCGCGCGGTGCGCAAATATATGGCACGCAGGCGAAGGCGATAATAGTTAACGAGAACCCCGGCATCCGCCGGGGTTATTTTTCGTGGTTATTTAAACGGATTGATTGAATTATTAAACGTGATGATGCTTGCCTCACGCGGTGCCTGGACGTTAGCCGCTTGCGGAACCTCCTTAATTTTCTTGGTGACAGGCAGGTTGCGTGCGCCAACTTTGATCAGAGATTCGAAAAGTGTGGCAACGATTTTTGCATCACCAGGTTCTTTGAGGCGGAATGCGTCTTTTTGGGCGGCGGAGACGAAGATCGGGAGGTTATCCAGTTCGTCTTGCATCGCTGCCAGCACATCGTCGCGGATACCCGCAGTTTTCTCCAGCAAAGCGATTCGCGCTTCAGCATCTGCTATCTTGGCCATTGCTTCGAGGTGACGGCCCTGGCTTTCGAGTAGTGCGGTTTCCAGTTCTGCCGTACGCTCTGTCGCCTCCACCATCATTTCCAGTTCAGCCATTTTGCCGTAATGGGATATAACGGCCTGCACTGACTCGTCGGAGTACCCATGCGCCGCCAGGGACTCTGCCAGTAGAGATTTAGAATCCGCGCTTTCAAACATTCCGGCGCTGGCAGGATGATCCAGACTGATATAGTTCGGCGTTGTCACATAATCCACACCATGGAAGCTGGTGGTTACAGCGATTTTCCCAGACTCACGCCCGCCAGTGGCCCAGCTCCAGCCACCAGCTCGGCTTTCGATCATCGCGGCGACAATTTTACCCGGCTCTGTGTTAAGAATTTCCTGTGTATGGGTAACGATGCCGTTGTCGTCAACAGATATAGCCACTGTTCGGCACGCTGGAACATTGTCGATTACGACCGGGCGACCTTCCACCATGATCACGCTGGTTTCTGGTACTTCCAGTTTGCCGGTCAGCTGTCGGCGACCGTGACCGTAATAGCCGAAAAGCTCACCAAGGCGTAAACCTTCCTGAGTTTCCTTGCTTTCAAGCATGGTCTTTACCGCGCTTAATACATACTGTCGCCCGTTCTGGCGACCTTTTCGAGCATTACTATAGAGACAAAAGCGGTCAGTGACCGTTTTCAAAACATCAGTCATTATCGTTTCCCTCTTTAAAGACCGATTCAAGGATTTGCGCCAGTTCCTGTGGCGGTGTTTTGATGATGGAATCCATCAGGTGATCGTCGTCCTCGCTTTTCGCTTTCAGTTCGTTCACCAGTGCTTCAGAGATTTTTTCGTCAATCTCCAGCACATCGCTGAACAGGTAACGTTTGAATGCATCGGAATTGGCGAGGACGCTGTTATTGCTGACGGCATCGAGGATTTGCGTAACGATGGTGGCGTAGTTCGCCTGCGAGTCGCGGTTATCGTTGTGCTCTTGTTGCAGAGCGGTATTAACGGAGTGGAATTCGATTTTGTACGGGCGATCACCTTCCGGGTATACCTTGCCGTACTTGAAAGCAAGATGAATATCGATAGCCCGCAGAATGAACTCATCTACGCCCTGCTGGATCCATGAGGCGCGCATGGCGGCCTGAATTGCCGTGCGCAGGAATCCACCTTCACCAAGCCCGCCGGACATTTGATCTGCCCACCCCAGGAGGGTGTAATCGAGGCCAAGTGCTGCCGCCAGCTGGCGCATATAGGTGAGAATGTCTTCAATGCCGTTGATGTCAGCCTGGATGGTCTGAGTATCAATAGTCATCTGTCCCTTGCCGTCGCCCATAATAGGCAGCAAGGTATTGGTCACCGTAGGCATGTTATTCGCGCCGCGTGCGCGCTTTTCCATCAGGTCAGCTGCTCGTTTAAGCGTCTGAGTAATGGTGCGCGAATAATCGGCTGCTTTTACCGGATCCAGACTATTCATCGCCAGGCCGATGATTCGGTCAATTTTCGACGCATTAAAACGTGTTGCCTTCAGCGAGCGGATCGCCGAACGCAGATTCATGTACGGCTCGTAGGCGTATTCGAGCAAGCTGGTCCCGTAATTCTGGGTTTCAATCGGCGTGCGCTCTTCCGGATTATCCAGCAAGCTGTATGCTTTATGGCCAGTGTGCACAGGCATAAGGTTTGACTTAGGCCGCCAGTAGGGGATTTTCATAGGGATAATGGTCCACGGATCGGCGAAAACCATTTTTCCTGATGCGTCCTTCAGATAATCGCCGCTAAATCCCGCCAGGTTGCCGCTGACCTCGAACTCCTTGATGAAGCTCGGAAGGGTGTAATAGGAGCACTCAAAAGACGTGATCCCTATGCCTTCTTTGGCGTATGGCCTGACATAAGCCACCCCAAATACAGACATGATAAATGCCCACCCTGCGACCTCTTTGTTGATGGTTCGCCCGATGTCGTTCATCAGCTCGTCACACAACGCCTGCGCGTCGTCATAGTCACTATCGTTTCCGTTGTGTACCGGCACGATAGAGAAGGTTTGTCCGGTCTTCTTATCGAAAGAGAGCGCGTGCGTAATATGGATGTTTAGCGCGGTGGCGATCGTGCTGTAAACCGCCATCTCTTCGAGTAGCGGATAGCGTTGCAAGCGATCTTCCGGCAGTTGAACTTCATCAAAGATAAAGCGGCTTCCGTCCACCAGCCCATCGCCAGCCATGCCACTATCGCCCGGTATGCCGCCTAAGAAGCCGGACAGTTGTACCGGTGCCCCTGCGCGAGAAAACAAATACCCACTTCCGCCGTGCACCGCCAGCGCGGACAGGAGGATGTTGTCCCGTTCTCCGTTGTCTTTAAAAACCCCCGCCAGCGCCTTCCTGACCGAGGATAGCGTGATTTTATTGTCTGCCAAGATTGCACCTTAATTAGAATAATTCGCATCGTGTTTTAACGGAATTTAACACTAGTCACTTGTTAAGGATTACCAATGAACAAGCTATCTATGGGGGTGTTTCGCTGTTCAAGTGTCAGCGAAATATTGAAATACATTAGGGCAATAACATCTCACCGAGCGCCGATTAAATACGGCGTGGAAAAGGTGGAAGGCAAAAGCTATGACCGACTGCGCCGGGAGGCGAATCAGAAGGCGATAGATTTGCTTAATTCGCTGGTGGACGGCGCGACACTGACAGATGAACAGCGCCAGATCCTGGCCGGGTACACTGGTGAAGGCGGCATTGGCGGGTCCGTCTCCGAATATTACACACCAAAGCCGATCGCTGAAGGCGTCTGGGAGATCATGAAGCTCTACGGCGCGGACGTAGGTAACACTCTGGAACCATCGGCGGGAACCGGCGTTTTTAATGAGACAAAACCGGTTGGTACGGTGATGACCGCGACTGAGATCAGCAGTGTTTCCGGTCGTATAAACCAGCTGTTACACCCGGAAGACAGCGTACAGATTTCCCCGTTCGAACAATTGGCTGTAAGCACGCCTAACGATTCATTCGACCATGTTGTGGGTAACGTTCCGTTCGGTGGTCGTGATAACACACGCAACATCGATAAGCCTTACGCAGAAGAAACGGACATGGGTTCTTACTTCATGCTCCGCATGCTGGACAAGATAAAGCCAGGCGGATTCATGTGCGTGATTGTGCCGCCGTCCATTGTTTCAGGTTCAAACATGAAGCGGTTACGCCTGCGCCTATCCCGTAAAGCTGAATTTCTTGGCGCTCACCGCTTGCCTACCGGTACTTTTGACGCAAACGGGACCAGTACAGTCGTTGATGTGGTGCTGATGCGCAAACATCCGGCGGAGATGGCTGAGAAAATCCCCCTGGTGGATGAAAGCACTCTTGAATCGGCAAATGTGCTTTGGCCAACGTTTATTTCTGGCAAGTGGTTTGAAAAGGACGGTCGCCGGTTTGTTCATGGTACCCAGGAAAAGGGCTTCCAGGGGCGTATTGAGGTTCGTGCCGACGGGCAGATTGATAACCAGGCTCTTAAAGCGAAGCTGATTCATCGTTTCGAAAGTCGTATCGACTGGTCTTTGCTCGATATGGCTGAACCGTCACCGACCGCAGATGTTGTTGATGAAGGGGAAATGCGCCTGATTAATGGCGTATGGCAAAAATATGCTGGTGGTCGCTGGATTGAAGCTGATGCCGGGAAGGAACTTAAGATCGATGCTGCCAGTTATGGCGCGGATAGCTGGGAGGCTCTTCAGCGTAACCTGACTACAACAGAAGGCCGTCTCGGCATGACATTTACCCAGATGGCAAATGTCCGCGATAAGTACACCACATCAATCAGCGACGATATGGTGCAGCTGGTGGACTGGATTAACAGCCAGCCTGAAAAATACCGTGAACGCTTGTATCGCGGGGCGATGATTGGCCGGATGTTAATTGAATATCAGGACATGAAGGCCGCCGGGCATAGTGCTGAACAAATCGAACAGCAGCGCCTTTCTCTGGTATCCCGTTTGCAGGCAGAGATTGACCGTTTTGGTAACCCCGGTCGCGGCCCGATAGCGAAATTATCGGGGAGCGGTGCGCGCGCCTGGTTTGCTTTCCGTGGTGCAATTAAGCTGGATGGCACTATTTCTGACGAGCTGACAGGAAAGCTGGTTACGCATGATTCCAGCGCAAGTTATGACTCCACCAGCTATCAGGACACCCTGCGTTATCTCTACAGTGATCTCACTCGCGATCCAATCCAGCTCGATGATTTCCGCCTTGCGTTTACCGGCGAACTGCCAGCCAGTGATGAAGAGTTGCTTAATTTATTGGCCAGCACCCCTGGTATTGCGGTTTCACCGTATGGCGGGATTGTTCCGTTCGCCCGCGCCACCAGCGGCGACATTAACGAGATAGTGGCTCCAAAACAGGAATTCCTCGCCACGCTCCCCGACGGTCCAGTAAAGAACAACGTCCTTAATCAGCTGGCAGCGATCGAAGAGAAGCGCATCAAGACGCCAGCAGAGAATATCCGGTTTAAGCTCAATAGCCGTTGGTTCGACCGTTCCGTCATTCTGGAATTTTTGCAGGAAAACGGCTATCCGGATCTGCGCTATGTGCAGTCAGTGCAGCTTGAAGGCGACGAAATGGTTTCTGACACCTATCACGGTGGTGATGGTCTGTTCGTCGGGCACCGATACGGTGTCGTCCAGCGCAAGGATAAAGAAACAGGCGAGATCCGCTACGAGTGGGACCGTAAATCAGGTGAAAACGCGACCGGGTTCCCGGCACAGCTGGAAAAGTATCTCAATGGTGCGCGTATCGGTGGCAAAGATAGCGCGACGGCTAACGGCTACCGCGAGCAGATGGCACTGCTTGAGGACCAGTTCAATAAGTGGATCAAGACGCACGATCGCTACGATGAGCTGGTTGCCAAATACAACGATGTGTTCAATAGCAATATCCCGTATGAACACTCTGGCGATCCGCTTGGGTTGAAGGGATTAAGCGGTAAGCGCCAGCCATTTGATTACCAGAATAGCGAGGTGCGCCGACTGTCCGAAGATGGGCGCGGCATCCTGGGCTTCGGCACCGGGCTGGGTAAAACCACGACCGCGCTGGCGCTTGAGGCGTTCAACTATGAGAACGGTCGTTCCACCCGTACTGCGTATGTAGTGCCTAAATCAGTGCTGGAAAACTGGTATTACGAAGCAAAAGAGTTTCTGAGTGAAGAGGCATTCAGTAACTACCTGTTCGTCGGTCTTGATGTGCTGATGGATGGCGATCAGATTCGCCAGGTGCCGGTGCTCGATGAGAACGGTAAACCTGTTCTTGGTACTGATGGCACTCCAGTTATGCGCGATGCTCTTAAGCTGGCAGATGAAGCCACTATCACGGCGCGGATGAACGCGATCCCGCACTCAAATTACCGTGCAGTCGTGTTTACCAAAGAACAATACGCCCGCATTCCGCTACGTGATGACACCGTAGATGAGCATGCACAGGATATGCTTTATGACTTCGTTGCCGCCGGACGCGTAGCCAGCGCAATGGACTCCGACTCCCACCGCAAAGAGGCCGCGCGTCGCCGGGTATTGTCGGAGTATTCAGATACCGGCACCGAAAAAGCAGAGAAGTATCCGTACTTTGAGGATATGGGCTTCGATAGTGTGATCGCTGACGAAGGTCACAACTACCGCAATAGCTATAAAAATGGTCGCGAAGCGTCACAACTGGCCTATCTGCCCACCAGCGCGGTGGCGCAATCGGCGCGAGATATGGCAATTAAAAACGCGTACCTGATGAAAAAGAATGGCGGGCGCGGGCCGGTTCTCCTGACTGCAACGCCAGTCGTTAACACCCCGATCGATGCATACAACATGCTTTCTCATGTTCTGCCGAAGGAATACTGGCAGAACATGGGGATCTACGGTCCTGATGACTTCGTTAAATTCTTCGGCAAGACCAGGCTGGAAACGGTACAGAAAATCAGCGGTGAAGTTGAAGAAAAAATGGCGCTGGTGGGCTTTGAAAACCTTGATGCGCTGCGCGGTATATTCCATCGCTGGGTAACGCTTAAAACGGCGGAAGACGTTAAGGATACCGTGGAGATCCCGGAGCTGGACGAACACCAGCAGGATGCACCACTTACTGAAGAACAACTGGCGGCGTATGAAGAATTGCGTCAGCAGGCGGAAGCGGCGGCCAAAGCCAACAATGGCGTAACGACCTCGGTCAATGAAGACGGCGTGATTGAGCACGAGAAAGCCCGTCCGATCTTCTCAATAATCAGGGATATGGACCGCGTATGTACTGACATGGACCTGTACTATCGCCGGATCACCTATCGTTTCCTGCCGGAGTACGCCGATGCGGTGCAGCAGCTGGCGGACAGTTTGCCTAAACAAGCCACCAGCGAATACGACGACAGTGATGATTCAATCACGCAGCAATCGCAATACTCCCTGATAGATAAGGGCGAGTTTATTCAGTTGCAGGTTCCGGAAGCGTTCGAGCAGGAAGTGAATAAGCGACTGGCCAGGTTTGGCATTGACGAACAGACCGTAACTCACCCCGTTACGCCCAAATACGCGAAGCTGATCGCCACGCTGAAGGAGTTTTTCCCGGAAGGTAAGCAAATCATCTTCACCGATGAAAAAACGCAGCACCAGAAGCTCAAGCGCATTATCTGCAATGCTCTAAACCTTGAACCTTCAAAGGTGGGGATCCTGAATGCTCAGACGGTTGCCGAGGCAGGTAAAACCGGTAAGAAACTGAAAGCGGTTAAACCGCCGAAAGAGCTACCGGATGAACCAACAGATGCACAGATAGCGAAATACAACGAGCAAATGGCTCTGTATGACGCCTATATCGCGCAGCAAAATGAAATGTCGTTGGGCGGTCTGGAAAAGATTGCAGCCGACTTCCAGGAGGGCCGGACTCCGATCATCATCTGCAACAAAAAGGCAGAGGTGGGTATCAACCTGCATCGAGGAACGACGGATATCCACCACCTGACGTTGCCGTGGACACCAGCCAGTATCGCACAACGTAACGGTCGCGGTGCACGAGTTGGCTCCAACCGTGCAAGCGTTCGCGTTCACTACTACTGCGGCAAGGGGTCTTTCGATGAATACCGACTGAAGACGCTGAAGCGTAAAGCAGGCTGGATCTCCGATATCCTCCGTTCAGATAAGTCAGAAATGGAGAACGCCGACGCCAATGACATGATCGAAATGCAGATGTATACCGCGAAGGATGACGGCGAACGTCTGGCAATGATGCAGGTTCAAATGGATAAGGCGAAAGCTGCGAAACGCGCTCGCCAGAAAGAACAGGCTACTATCGACCTTCAGAACTACATCAAGGCGCAGCACGCAGCTGGCGAGGATGTGGAGGTACTTACCGCTGAATTAGAGCGAAGCAAAGCGGAACTTGAAAAGACCACCGCCGAGGTAGCTAAATTCAAACAGGCGGCAATGGCCAAGGCAGCGGATAACGCAGACTGGAAGGCCCGCTGGGGGAGTGTCCATCACACAGACCGTATGTTGTTAGCACAGTATCGCGCGTCGTTGAAAAGCGCCATTCAGCGCAAGGCTAATATCTCTCAGGCCATCTCACGCTATGAGAAATTATTGAACCGTACTCAGAAGGCCGCGACGGATATCAAACGCCTGCGCCCGCTGGTGGAGGATGCAATAAATAAAGGCATTCTGGATATTGATCCTGACATGGTTAACCATGCGAATGAGTTCCTTGTTATCGGCGATCGCTCATGGCGTGTAGGCCAATACTACGATTGTGCCGGTGATATCGTTCGCATTAAGTCGCTGGACTTCGACAGCCAGCGCGCAGACGTGGAGATCATCTTTACCTTCAAAGGCACCAAATCGGGTAACTGGGATGTGAAGACGCTGGATAAACAGGTGGATGTAACTCCCGATGAAGATGCTGTTATGCAGAAAATCAGTGGTGGCGTCTCCATCGCCGGGATTAACGACATCATTTCCTGTGACGATTTCTACCGTTTCCAGCAGCGCGGCATGATCAAAATCACTGACTCATACGGCGTTCAGACTACAGAGTCAGGCTATAGCATTGATTTTGTTGGTACCTATACGGACCCACTGAAGCATGCGGTTTACCCGGATCGCCGTGACGGCGCGCTGAAGTCGTCAATTGCAAAATGGGTGCTTGGTATGATGTCGGAAGGGAATAACCGCCAGGTCCGTTTGGCAGAAGTATTCCTGACTGAACTGTTTGGCTCCAATTATGGCGATGTAATCGCGTCATACGGAGATACGCTATCCCCTGAAGCACTTCAGGAGAAAATAGCGGATTCGATCGCCAAAATGCCGGAGAAAACAAGCCAGGGGGCTACTCGTAACGGGGACTCTGAACTTGAGGTCACCAATGCTATTTTCGGTACCCATGAGTTCCGGGCGTCAGATTATGAGATCACCACAGCACAGTTTGGCACCATTGGCATTTACAGCAATAAAGCCGAGATCAAGCAGGCAATGGACGCAGCAAGCGCGCGCATCGCAGCAGAACGGGAAGCCAATCTGAATCATGCAGTCGCCGCGCTGACTCAATCGTGGGTAACAGCAATCAGGGAGGCCGCCACCACAGGGAAAATCACACCTGCAATAGCGGATGTCGTAAACGACGGCTCTAAATTTATGGATGCCTATCAAATGGATGCGGTGAAGTTGCCATCAGCCTATGGTCAACTCAGCTATCGCATGACCTACAACCTGGTATCAATGTTTTCCGACCTTGCCATCCTTGGGCTGGTGGATCTTAACGAGGTTACGCCGGAATTGCTCAGCATGCGCAAGAATCATGTGGAGATATTGCAGAGAATTAACACGGTTCTTGCCGGGCGCACCGATGAAGAGAAACAGGCCGACGCTGATCGGATAAACCTGGCCCTTGGCAACATCACGGAGGAAGAGATTGCCGCCAGAAACGAGAAACAAGAAGAGTTATCATCAATACAGGGTGATGCCACCAGCATAGCTCAGTCTCTTGGTCTGAATTATCGCGTATCCACCGCCGACCTGAAGATGATGTACGCACCAAAATTCGCCGCTGGCGAGGTATTTGGGCTTCAGGAAGCCTCAGGCATGAAAGGCGTTCTTTTCCGTGCGAAAGACGCAATCAAGGCGAAATTCGGCGCTCGCTGGCTGCCAGCGAAGGCGAAGAACAGCGATTTCCCGGGTAACTGGTGGATTATCGAGACAAAACACAACGTGGCGGACGTTCTGGCCGTCATCCAACAATACGCATAACAGGAGCGCCCGGTTCGCCGGGCGTCGCATAATATGGCCACACTATCTGATACAATAAAACCGAATAAAACATATCTTGAGGCGGTACTGCGTACGGCGTTGTTAGGAAAGACAGAAGACGAATACGTTGATTTCTTCCTGTCAGGGCTACGCGGGCGATTACTGAAAAATCCCCGCCTGTACCGCAGCTATGGTCCATACTGGCCGGAAATTAAAAAATTATTACTGGAGCGCGGTTATGGTAATTTCGGTCGTCTCGTTGACCGTGACGTTCGCAAAATTTACCGTTATGACCGCCCGGCGCTGACGCTCATAGCTGCGACGCTCTACAGCCAGGAGCGTTTTGATAATGGTCAGATATACTCAGCCTGGCATTTACTGCCAGTGCCTGAAGAGGTTGACGACCAGGACTATGAGTTTGAGTCTTACGATTTGGAAGTTGAAGCCTTGGCACAGGCTGGAGAGAAAACTTGAAAAAGCGATACTACACAGTAAAGCATGGGACGCTACGAGCATTACAAGAGTTTGCTGACAAGCATAACGTTGAGGTGCGCAGGGAAGGGGGAAGTAAAGCTCTGCGCATGTACCGTCCGGACGGAAAATGGCGTACGGTCGTCGATTTCAAAACTAACAGCGTTCCCCAGGGCGTCCGCGACCGGGCATTCGAAGAATGGGAGCAGATCATCATAGATAACGCATTGCTTCTGAATGCTGATTGACTCATTAACATTTAGGAATCATAGAATTACAGGAAGAGGATTAGCACCTCTTCCTTGATGGATGGAGTTATAATATCACAAGGTAATATCGCTGTCTTTAATATTATTATTGACTTTCGCCCTTAGTACAGCAACTTGAATAACAGCAGGAATTGTTACTCGATAAGCAGTTCCTCCCACATCTACAATGGTCCATGCGGCTGTTATAGCCCAACCAATTGGGCCTGTTAAAATAGATAATGCTTTTACGAGTATTTGATTACCTGCGAGTGTTAAACCGCGTCCAATTAAAATTTTTAGTAAAAGATTCGCAAATTTAAGAGTTACCTGATAAGATCTGAAACCGCCGGCCCTGAAAATATATTGGAAGGCAGATAGAACTGCCTCAGGAGTAAATCTTGTAACTTCATCCAATCCAAGTTCCATGGCAAAAACTTTTATATCTTCGGATGACATGTTATCTAGAGAGTCGCTGAGAATTTTTAATAGAAGATTTTGTTCAATAACCTCTATTCGGCTCTTGGCATTGAAATTAACCTTTAGCTTATTGCATACATCAATGAGAATTTCTCTGTAGCAGACCCCTTTACCACCACGCAAGAGAGTTGCTATGGTATTTCCACCATAACATTGAATTTCAGCAGCAATTTCTCTCCAATATACGCTATGTCTTGGTGCAAATTCCTTATATTGTCGATTGTTAGATAACTCTTCAGTCCATCTTTTTTTGCCATCGTTATCATAAATCAATAGGTTAACTAAATCATCAAGATCACGGTCGCTACATTTAGCTAGGAATTCAAGATCGCTGTCTTTTCTGTATGCCATATGTACACTCCATTTTTAAATCAAGTCATCTCTTAGATTTTTAGCTACAACCATATAAAATGTTGCATATTTCATAATAATATCATCAAATTCTTTGTCTAAAACACTTCCAAGTTTCCCGTCTATAAATTTCCTCATAACGTTATTCATTCCATGTGTTTTAGCAAATATATTTTTTCCGTCTATTAAATTATCATCCTCAACAGGAGAATAAGATACACTCCATCCACATTTGATTAAGTTTTTTGCCGATTTTGTGGAAATATCAAGAAGTATGGTTGCATCAATATTAATGATTTTACAGAATTTCATCATATTCTCTACAGAGAGAGAGGACTTACCATTTTCAATTTTTCCCCAGCCGGCACTTGTTATCCCAAGGCCAGATGCAATGTCTGATTGAGTAACACCATGCTTCTCGCGAAAATCGCGAATATGGAAAGCCAATATAGTTAAATAGGATGTTTTCATATGGGTAATGATACTCACAGTTTATAAAACTTCAAGTATTTTATTGCGATAATCGTATGCGAGTCCACTTCTTGGTTGAAGATTGAACTTCGGTAATGTGCTGAAGAGACATTTAATCATGCCCGGCATCAACCGGGCATTCTTCCATTATTCAGCCGCCACCGGTTTTAACAAGCCAGCATCGAGCAGTTTACGCGTCAACCACTGCTGGCCTTTACCCGTTAATTGAGGCGTCAACCGTATCTGGTAGCCATCTTCATCATCCAGCACCACTTCTTTCACCGTGAAATATCCCGCATTGATGTACTGCTGGAACGGCACATTTTTACGTCCACCGGACGCTATCAGGATGCCGTTCTCCCGTAACCAGGCAAACAGCGCGTTTTGCTTAAGACCAACAACCTTTGCAAAATTCCCAATCAGGATCCCTTTAGCTACTGATACCCGGTCGGCAAAATCGACTTTAGGAGAGGCGGCCACCAGCTGCTGATTTAGCTGGTGGGCTTTCTGTTCCAGAAGCTGCTTTTGTTCAGCCAGTTCGGCAGCCAGGCGCAGAGCTTCTGGAAGCGTCTGGGGGATTGCAACCGGTTGCTGTTCTTTTTGCCGGAAGTAGCTGTCTTCCAGTTTTTCAAAGAATGCCCATGCCTGATCGGTTTCGAGCATTTTAGCGTGGCGGGCTGCGCCGCGTTCTGTCCAGAGGGTGAGTGAGCGAACATTGCGAGCAATTTTTACAGAGTAGTTTAAAGCTACTCTGTGCTTCAACTCGCGCAATGATTCTCCTTCAACTTTGAAAAAGTGCTTCCCTTCAACAAAGCGTACTTTGTTCTCATGATGATTTTGGCGAATACGGATTGTTTCTGTCCCATACCCTCTAGCAAGAGTCTCGGTTGTCACTACACGCACTCCCTGCCATTCCAGAACGGGAATTTCATCCGGCTGATTTTGAACAACCACCAGCTCCGATTCCTGAACTGAAGGTGCATGAATTTTTTCTGATTTAACGTTAGTTGCTTTCATTCTGTGTGCCTCCTTGCGTGCTTCGGCTGCGACGGTTGCGTAATTCAGATGACCCTGTTCGAGCAGGTATTCGCGGATATCAGACAACAGGATACGGTGAACCGCGTGTTTGTCCTTTCTCCGGTAAAGTTGTTTGGTGATCATGAAGTAGTTGGCAATAACGCCTGGTATATCCCTGGTGCTGATACAGGCAGTGTGCTGTTCAATTGCCTCGATCATCTCTTCACGGGTGACTAATGACGTTCTCATAGCCCCTCCTGAGCAGAAGCGTTAACAGGGAGGCACCAGTAACTGAGAGAATTGCGCGAATCGGTAGAAAAGCGGGCAGAGAAAATACATGGGGCGTCAGGAAGCTGAGAGCGGGCCTCATCTTCTGTTGGTGCAATAACGAAGTGATAGTGACGTTTTTGGCAGGAGTAAAAGCGCCAGATAAATTCAGGGCGTGCGCAAGGATTGGCATTAACCATAGTTACGGCCTCGTAAGTTGATAAAACAACCTGCGACCCGCTGCTAAACAGGTGGCAGGACGTGACGGGGTTAGCAGACTGGCACTTACGAAACCAGCAGGCCGAAGCCTCCCCATCACGCCCCACCATAATTCGGGCGTAACGTGGTTATACGGACATGAAAATACCGCAATATCGGATATCTGCGGTTGTCCGCGTAAGTATTCAGGCTGCTAAACCCGGTCGCAGAATTTGCTACGACGGCATGAATATAAGCCTGAACGGTAAGGAGATCAATAGGGCTATGCGCAATGGTAGGATATTTGCTCTAATAAATCAAATTTATTAGAGCAATGAGGGTTGTGTGTTATTTTTGCTCATGTTGAGCGTCATGGAGAATTGAAATTTGTTTAAAACCTTGGCAACCTACTGTTTTTAATGCACTTAATAAGGTATGCAGATGAAACTAGGTAATTTGTTAGCCGCAGCTATCGTTTTAACGATAACTGCATGTGCCGGAAAAGCTGAAAAAGACCCGCAATATGTAGCCGCAGAGAAATGTGCAGATTTAGTTATCACAAAATCAAAAGCTCTGGCAGAGAAAGGCATCAGTGGAAATTACGAGTTTACATCAAAACTGCGCACAACTTCGACGTCTGATGGTCCATTCACATCAACACAAATCAGAGGCATTCCTTATGCAACCTCTACGTTTCTTGATAACGGTAATGAGGGGAGTGCCTGGAGACAATGTATGGGGCAGCTATTGTAAGAATGAGTTGTTCCCCAAAAGGATTTGGGGATGTTAAAAATAGTTTCCCTTCCCAGTTAAGATTCCGTGTGGAACGCTTTTTTCCGCAAGTCTCTGTGTGCCGCGAATTATGTTAATCAGAGGGCTTAGTAACGATGGTTCCTGGCGTGCCTCAACTTCTCCAGCCATTGCCCTGATGTAGTCTGCGCTGGCAACGTTGTTGTATTCCGTCGCAAAGCAACATAGTAACGTCAGAACATGCTCTGTCGTTATTTCGCTCCAGTTGATGTTGAAAAATTCATCGCCTTTTTTGTCGTGTTCGGAATCGAAGATGCTTTGGTGGAGGATGTATTTGCCGGATTCCTTGCGCGGTAACTTGATTGCTTTCTGGCGTTCCAGCTCCTTATAAATCTGCATGGCCTCAATTAGTACCGGCCTGCCGTTCATGAAGGGATCGCGCAACCTTACACGCTGGCCAACTCGACCAGTAATAAAGCTGTTTTCCTCTTCCACCAGCACGATAAAACCCTTTTCCTCTTTTTCTCGCAATTCGCGCAGCAGCTGGAGTTCCATATCGCGGCGGCGTTCAGGGTAGCTGGTCCGCTCAGCCATTATCAGCTCGTTGTTGATCCATGCAGCAGTCATTGACGCCGGTTTGCCGACGCTCATCGAAACAACGCATATTTTCTTATCCATAGCGCCCCTACAAAAAAGAAAAGCCACCAGCGGCGGCTTAGCAATACAACTTAAGGTAGCGCCCGGTACTCAGACTGTGCCGTCCATGGAATATTTGAAAAGGGATCCATCCGTACCGGGCGTGTGATGATTCTGACTGAAGTCACTTGTCAGTTGTCAATTATTTATTGTTAAAAATAATATATTTATTAGTGCATACAAATAAGGCACTAAGTGTGCACATTGCAACCTCAGAGAGGAAACATTCAACTAGATTGTTATTGCTCTAATAAATTTGATTTATTAGAGCAAATAAACTACTATTGGACGCCAGACTATTGATCTTCCTGTTGTTCAGGCTTATAGTTCCTACGTCGTAGCAAATTCTGCGACCGGGTTTAGCAGCCTGAATGTACATGCGGACAACCGCAGATTTCCGATATTGCGGTATTTTTATGTCCGTAAAACCGCGTTACGCCCGAATTATGGTGGGGCGTGATGGGGAGGCTTCGGCCTGCTGGTTTCATGTACGCCAGTCTGCTAACCCCGTCACGTCCTGCCACCCGTTTAGCAGCGGGTAGCAGGTTGTTAAACCTGTACATGAGGCCGTAACTATGGTTAATGCCAATCCTTGCGCACGCCCTGAATTTATCTGGCGCTTTTACTCCTGCCAGAAACGTCACTATCACTTCGTTATCGCACCAACAGAAGATGAGGCACGTTCTCAGCTTCCGGATGCTCCCTGTATTTTCTCTGCCCGCTTTTCTACCGATTTGCGCAATTCTCTCAGTTACTGGTGCCTCCCTGTTAACGCTTCTGCTCAGGAGGGGCTATGAGAACGTCATTAGTCACCCGTGAAGAGATGATCGAGGCAATTGAACAGCACACTGCCTGTATCAGCACCAGGGATATACCAGGCGTTATTGCCAACTACTTCATGATCACCAAACAACTTTACCGGAGAAAGGACAAACACGCGGTTCACCGTATCCTGTTGTCTGATATCCGCGAATACCTGCTCGAACAGGGTCATCTGAATTACGCAACCGTCGCAGCCGAAGCACGCAAGGAGGCACACAGAATGAAAGCAACTAACGTTAAATCAGAAAAAATTCATGCACCTTCAGTTCAGGAATCGGAGCTGGTGGTTGTTCAAAATCAGCCGGATGAAATTCCCGTTCTGGAATGGCAGGGAGTACGTGTCGTAACAACCGAAACTCTTGCTAAGGGGTACGGAACCGATGAAGGCAATATTCGTAAAAATTTGTCTTGCAACTCCGATCGCTTTGAAGAAGGTAAACACTACTTTCTTTTAACTGGTTCAAAATTAAGAGAATTTAAGAACAGAGTTACTTTTAGTAACTCTGTTGGTAAGAACGCCAGAAACCTCACTCTCTGGACGGAACGCGGCGCAGCCCGCCACGCTAAAATGATCGAAACCGATCAGGCATGGGCATTCTTTGAAAAACTGGAAGACAGCTACTTCCGGCAAAAAGAACAGCAACCGGTCGCAATCCCTCAGACGCTTCCCGAAGCTCTGCGCCTGGCTGCCGAGCTGGCTGAACAAAAGCAACTTCTGGAACAGAAAGCCCACCAGCTAAATCAGCAGCTGGTGGCCGCAGCCCCTAAGGTCGATTTTGCCGACCGGGTATCAGTGGCTAAGGGGATCCTGATTGGGAATTTTGCAAAGGTTGTTGGACTTAAGCAAAATGCGCTGTTTGCCTGGTTACGGGAGAACGGCATCCTGATTGCGTCCGGCGGACGTAAAAATGTACCGTTTCAGCAGTACATAAACGCCGGATATTTCACAGTGAAAGAAGTGGTGCTGGATGATGAAGATGGCTATCAGATACGGCTGACGCCTCAATTAACGGGTAAAGGCCAGCAGTGGTTGACGCGTAAACTGCTCGATGCTGGCTTGTTAAAACCGGTGGCGGCTGAATGATTAAAAAAGGCGGCCTTTCGGCCGCCAATGATGTCAAGGAGTTAAGTAATGGCTCGTCTTCGTAGTTGACAAAAACCGCGGCTCAATTATAGCAATAAATTAGAGCAATGGTAGATATTTTGTTTATCGCGAATCATATTTTTTCACTTCAGTACCAGTGTGCTATACTCCTTCTTGATTGATTGGATGCGGAATACAAACCCGCTCTTTTGTGCAGCCTGGCTCCTTGCCAGGCTTTTTTTTACTTCATCATGGAAGCTGTTAACGCTTTGGACCTTGCTGAACTGATTGAAAGGACATTGTTAACCTTACCCAAGAGTTCGCCAAACTCAGACATCACTTTAGCAAAACCGCGCCGTGCTTCTTCCTCGGTGGCATTCATCACGAAATGTTCAGCACTACGCATACTTTTGACAGGGAACGCAACGGATATTGAGTCAATATCAGGCATCCTGTCGCTCAACTTTACAGTGACAATGACGGCTGGCGACTGAATATTAGTGCTTACAGACAGCACTACATATTTTCCGTCGATGTTGAAATCCTTTCTCATATGTCACCATAAATATCAAAGAATCAGAGCAATCCTTTGCGCGTTAATGGCTAATCGCCATCTTCCAGCAGGCGCACCATTGCCCCCGTTTCACTATCCAGGTTACGAATGTAGTTCATGACAATGTTTACGTTGGTCCAGCCACCAGCTTGCATGATCTCCGGTATTGAAACTCCGGCGCGGGCCATATCTCGCGCGGCACCGACACGGGCACTATGTCCAGACCAGGCCAGGTATCGCTGACCAGAGTCATCTTTTGCCCCGTAAATCAATCGGTGAGTTGCTTCAAAAATCCCTTCCAGGGCGCGAGTTGATAGCTGGCTGGTGGATGATGGCGCGGCAACACCATTTTTTCTGACGCGGCAAAACAGGTAGTTATTCGGATCATCAGCTACACCAGAGACAGAAATCCATCGCTCAACCAGTTTAGTTACCCCCAGGCTAAGTGCCTTCTCTACACCAGCGGTGCTAACCAGCGTTTTCGTTCTGCCAATATGGATTAACATTCTCCCACCGTCAGTACGTGAGATATCTTTAACCCTGATCCTGGAAATTTCGGCTATACGTAACAGGGTGTTATAAGCAATCCCCAGAAATGCCAGATTACGTATATCCTGGCAGCGATCGCTATTTTCCATGAGTGAACGAACCTGGTCGAAATCAGTGCGTTCGAACGCCAGTGCCTGTTTTGCACGTTCACCGGCATCAACGTTTTCTTTTCGGATCCGCCGCATGACCAGTGAAACAGCATTGCTGTCACTTGGTCGTGGCAGCCCGGACCGACGATGAAGCATGTTTAGCTGGCCCAAATGTTGCTGGATAGTTTTTACTGCCAGACCGCGCGCCTGAAGATATAGAAGATAATCGCGAACATCTTCAGGTTCTGCGGGAAACCATTTCCGGTTATTCAACTTGCACCATGCCGCCCACGACCGGCAAACGGACAGAAGCATTTTCCAGGTATGCTCAGAAAACGCCTGGCGATCCCTGAACATGTCCATCAGGTTCTTGCGAACCTCATCACTCGTTGCATCGACCGGTAATGCAGGCAAATTTTGGTGTACGGTCAGTAAATTGGACATTTAACACTCAGATAATGGTTTTAAGTAAAGTGTACAGGATTGGCTCTGCCTTTACCTGTTTATGGTTCTCGTCATAGAAACGCCAGCGACCGCGCGTGCGTTCTATTTTCTCTTCACCGCGCGATAATGACAGTTGGCAACTATCACGATCAAACCATTTTGCCCGCCAGTAACCACGGTTTTTCTCAAGCTCAAGATGAGTGGACACTTTAGCAGCTGAATATCCCAGTTTTCACCTCTGATTGATTGGTGGTGCTAAGTGCGCTACGCGAAATCTGGAGCACTAACACTGCCAACATTTCGCAGATTTTACGTAGCGCAACCTTGATCAAATGATCAAGTGATCACTATTTGACCTGATAAGGCATTGAACTGTATGGATTTACAGGTAAATTAATCATGTTCAATAACCCTTAAGATAACTTCGTATAATGT